TATTGCTACCAATATAACTAACATAGCCGATGTTGCAGCTTCCACAACTCAGCTTAGTTCAGCTATTGCTACCAATATAACCAATATAGCCGATGTTGCAGCTTCCACAACTCAGCTTAGTTCAGCTATTGCTACCAATATAACTAACATAGCCGATGTTGCAGCTTCCACAACTCAGCTTAGTTCAGCTATTGCTACCAATATAACCAATATAGCCGATGTTGCAGCTTCAACTGTAAGTCTATCCTCCTATGTTGGAGATAATGAAACGGCTTGGGCATTAAACACAAATACCACAGATCACACAGCATTATCAAATATAGGAACAAGTTCACACGATCAGTTGGAAACTTTTGCTGATGACATATCAGCTTCCACAACTCAGCTTAGTTCAGCTATTGCTACCAATATAACCAATATAGCCGCAAAGTTTAATACCTCAGGGTATTCCCAAGGGGACATTATTCACGCCAAATTAGGGGGGGATCTAACCTTATTGCGTATTGGATATGTGGGACACCATTTAACCTCAAATGGATCACTCCCTGAATGGACGGCACCTGATACCACAACTATTGATAACCACATAGCATCTTCTACTGTCCACTTTACCGAGGCATCTCTCAATTTAGGTGCTCTTGCAACTCTTGATACTGTTGCCTCAGATCAAATCGATGCAGATGCTATCGGCGCAGATGCACTAGATAACTCTACAGAAGCATCCCTTGTGGCAATAAGAAATCTGCTAAAAATCCCTTACATGGTTTATTCACAGACAGGGGATCCAATTATTCAAACTGGATCTAGCACAACTAGCTGGGTAGATTTATTTGAGTTTACTATTCCAGCAGATGCTATGGGACTTAGTGGTGCCTGCGTAGTGAAATGGACTGCCAAGGCATTTCAAAACTCATCATCAAATACCGGAATGAGAATTCTCCTTAATGGAGGAGTCTCTTGGGGATCTACTAGTAACCAGCTTTCCAATGATACTGATGAATATCCTCTAAAGGGTGAGATTGTAATTTCTCCTAGGAACTCCACAAGTAAGCAAAGGGTAACCCACTGGGTGGATATTGGTAGCGCAACTGGGAGTGATACAACTGGAGGTTGGGGACATGGTAAGAGTAGAGGTAGTGCCCAGGCTAATGATGCAGAGGATTCGACTTCAGATATTACGGTAACTGTTCAAATCATATACACTGTATCCAACGCTACTAATCTTTTCTCCCTTTACAGTGCTCACGCAGTAATTTACCCAGAGGTATAATGGTTGTATCCCCATTCACATCAAATAACAAACCTGTTGGAATTGGCTACGATTCTAAATTGAGGGCTAAGGCTCTAACAGAGCTAGCCGACATTGAAGCCACTACTATTACAGTAACTGATGTAAACACCGTTAGAGTTTTTGCTGAATGTTTGGAAACCTCTTCGGGGGGGACATTGATTATTAATGGTGCTGTCAGTGCCACAAGCTTTATTGGGACAGGAGGAACAGCCGCAACAAAACTTACTGACCTTACTGATGTTGATATCGCCACACTAGCAGGACATATTAACAGAGCCCTTGTAATCACTCCAGCAGGAGTTGTATCCGCAGTTTCAGCGGTAGATGAATTCTTCAATAGTATCTACGAGGGAGCTAGCCAGAATCTAACAGATTTAGGGGTTATCACTCCAGTAGCCAATAGTGTTTACTTTGTTGATTCTGCGGGTAACATTGCGTTAGCACCCTACAGCACTTTTTCCCAATCTCAGGCGGTTTTAACCACTGCTATAGCAACCAGATTAGGTCTGGGGTTAGGGGCATTATCAACATCGGATTCCCTTAGTTTCTCTGGCTTATCAGATGTTGATGCCTACTCTGTGGGTGATGCCAATTACCTAGTTCTAGTTAACCCGGATGGAAATGGGGTTACCTATACTCCATCGAGTCTTCTAGCTGGAAACTCACCGTCTGCTCACGGGTCACTATCAGAACTTAGTGCTCTTTCCGCTCACGATCAATATATGGATATCTCTGCGACACGAGGATTCATCAATGCGGTAAATGCATCAGCAATTCCATCAGCAGGAAATCATTTAACCAACGTCACTTATGTTGCCACACAAACAGCACTACGACAACTTTTAAACGGAAATTTAACAGAGCTATCAAACCTTACTGTTTCTCCTGGGGGAGTGATATACTGGGATACGGATGGAGCACTACTAAACGAGCCTTCCCAAACTTATGGAAGAAGTCTGCTAAACTCTGTGGACTCAGCGGCGGCTAGAACTCTACTTTCTCTTGGATCCCTAGCATTATCAAGTAATTTATCAGCTACTCAATTAGATGACTTCCAAGACTTTGAGAATGTTGGTGCTGCTGATGGGGATCTATTATATGTTTCTGGGGGATCCCCAAGAACAATTGGATACCAAAGTCCCGGAGCTATCCCTCACGCTAGTCTAGGAACTCTCACAGCAGATGACCATCTTCAATACGCAAGGACTGACGGAACAAGAACTTTTGTCCTGGCTCCGTCAGCTAGCACTGATCCCATAACTGGACCCCAGTTAGCTCGTAAGAGTTGGGTTGATACTCAAATTGGAACTAGAGAAGAGGCTAGCACACTTCTAACAGATATTGCAAACCTTAAAGATACCATTACGGCTGGGGATCTACTTTACTACGATGGTGTGGATATTATTAGACTACCGATTGGGTCAAACGGAGATGTGCTTACTGTAGCTGGTGGAATCCCCTCGTGGGGCGCACCCTAACGATTAAGGATATCACCACGTTTTAGGGAGTTAAGGATTCTCAGGAAGAACAATTCTCTAAGGGAATCCAACTCTCTCCAAATGTTTGTGAGTTGCCTGAAAGACGCTTCAGTAATACGCTTACTCTTTTTGATCTCACTCAGGGTATCTGTGCAGAATTCAATCATTGATTGCTGCTCTTTCGTGATTAAGTTAAGGGAGTCTACTTGGGCTTCCCTTGTAAAGACATCGTTAGATTTTGACATAGTTAATTTCTAGGTTTAGGTTTTTGTAGTGCTTGAGTCTACTCTTTGAGTGCTTATTTAGGTATTTCACGGTGTCATAGAAGTCGTAGTAATAAACTACTGCGACTCCCTTCTCTTTTCTCACCCCTCTACCAAGCCCTTGGATAACGGGAATCTCTCCCTTCATACACCGAGCGTCGATCATGTGGGTAATCTCATCAATGCTAATACCAGTTTGCATAACCTTGGTTCCAATAATTGTTGCGTTGCCCTTTGCTTCAATGAATTTGTTAATTACCCTATAGCGATCTTCGAGAGAGGTATCCCCCTCAACAACAGCAACACCCTTAATTAAGGCTTCAAGGTTTCTAATATGTTGAATGTTCTTTACAAGGATTAGGACCTTAGCACTCTTGTTAGTTGAATACACCTGATTAACGATGCTTAGAACCTTGTTATTACGGCTTTCAGAATTAACAATCGCCTGATCGTAGATTTCAAGGTAGGTTTGATCTTCATCCACAAAGTCCTCGTGGTGAACAATCTGGATAATAGGCCGAGCAAGACTGCCATCATCAATAAGCTCCTCCATAGTTCTCGTAGTGAAGACAGAACCGAAAGCTCCCTCAAGTGTCATCCTCGCATTGACGCTCTCAGACTTTTCCTGAGGGACTGTAGCTGTGAAGCCAAACCTATACACTGCGTTAGGAAAAGACTCAATGGCGGCTATCGTTGTCTCTCCTGAGCCAAACTGGTGGACCTCATCGACCATAAGCACGGTTGCATCATCCAGGTGAGTATCCAGAATCCTATCAATGCTTTGGACAGTGGAAAGCATGATGTTCCCCTCTGTGTATCCTTCGCCAGAGTTTACCCCAACGTTCTTAACAGCACATCCCTTGAAGAAGTCGTAAGTTTGCTTTAAGACTCCTTTCTCCTTAAACAGGATAATCACTTTTAGGTCTGGGTCTATAGTCTGTAGGGAATGGATGATCCCAGCCATGATTAGGGTTTTTCCTGATCCAGTTGGGGAGCTAACCAGACATCTAAGATTTTCAAGGCAGTAGGTAATTGCATCCTTTTGGTATTTGCGGTAGGTAAATCCCTTTATCCTTTTTGCCTTAGCATCTAAACCCTTAATGTCAGTTGTGATAAGAGTATCTTTGCAACCTATGGTATCAAGATCTTTTAGAATTCTTTTTAATAATCCTGTCTTGAAAGTGCCACTTAACTTGAAGTATCTTTTCTTACCATCCCACCTTCTTTTCCTGTAAGAAGTAGCATACTGATACCCTGGCACAAAGAAGCCATACTTATTATGAAGCCCTTTTAGGATATCCGGGTTATCCGTTTTTACTACGGAAGTTAAATTGCCTACTTGAATCTCCATTGTCTACTATAATAGACATCATAGGACCACAATGGACAAAATAACAGACATTACGCCAAAAAACTCAACCCCAATTAGCAGAGAAGATGCTATTGAAGCTCTATTCGCTAACGTGCCAAAGGAAGTTGAAGTTGAAGTTCAGCTACCTTCAAAAGGTAAATTTTATGAAAACTTCAATGGGGTTAGAGTGAAGCCACTTCTGTTTGAGGATGAGCAACGGATCTTATCCACTAGCAACCGTGGAGTCGATGCGGTCAATGGCATCCTTAGAAAGTGTGTAGATGGTATCCCAATTGAGTCAGTTGTCCTATTCGACAAGATCTTCCTGCTGATGAAGGTTAGGGAGATTAGCTATGGGGCTGAGTATAACTTCCCAATCTCGTGCCCAAAGTGTGGAGCGGGTGTTACCACCACAATTGATATCGCAAAGCACCTGGATATCACATATGTTGAAGATGAGCTAGAAGACCCAAGAATCATTAGACTCCCAACTCTAGATGTGGATGTGAAGGTAAGGTTCCCAAGAGTAATTGAAGAAAACTACCTTTCGGATGTTGACACCATAATTAAGAATCTTCATAGATTTGTGGTGAGTATTGCTGATACTACGGACCCTGTGTTCATAAATGCGGTGCTAAAGAGGCTTGCTATCCGAGATATGAAAACAATCTCAAATGCTATTCTAAAGAATGATTATGGTGTAGATCCCAGGTTCAACTTTGAGTGCCCTACCTGTAAGCACATTGAGGTTCTAAACGTTCCGCTTGATGCACATTTTTTTTCAGTGAGTTAGAAGAAAGTTTAACCTTAGATGAGTTGCTTCTCGAAGCCTACATATTAGTAAATAAGATCAAATTTGCATACTCGGATGTTAAGAAAATGACGAAGATCGAAAGGATGAGCTTCATGAAATTCTACTCCGATGATATCAAACAATCTCAGGACGAATAATGATTATTAACACCACCTCAGTTGATACCAGACACAACAGACCCTCTGTTCTAGGGAAGACTGCGCTCGTTACTTACTTCATTAATGATGGGCAGTATACCGATCCCTATGAAATTAGTGGTGTGAGTATTTTTGCAGCAGAGAGTAACTGGGCTCCTAGCTCAGTAGTAACCAATGATGGGGAGATCGACAGTGATTTCTCCAGTGTGGTTCTAATGCACTTTGCTCCCTCGGGATCCGCTGACATTAATGACATTGGTTTCAATGCCTCAAACTACAGTGCGGGAGCCTCTGGTATCTACAGAATCTCTGAAGGCGTCTATGCCACAGTTCTGGATACGGCTGCTGCTTCAGCGGTGTTTAATCTATCTGCGGATAATCCAATCGAGAATAGGGTTTCAGCAATTGGAAACTACCTCGATGTTTGGACTGTTAGACGAAAAGCTGGGTCAGACCTTGATACACTCATTAATGAGTTTTCTCTTACTGAGGACAGGTTCTTCACAGTAACCGAACCACTCCTATTCCATGTTAGCACTAAACTAGCGAACAACCACATCGTTCTTGGATCTAAGGTGGATATTAGACTAACCAATGAGGTTACTCTGGAGAATGCAAACATTGATAGAAGCATCACCAACCTCTTCAAGCAGTCCCTGGTGATTGATCCTGCTATTGAGATCATCAAACTTAACGACGATCGCAACCTAGCATCACGAGTAACTGTATCAGGATTCGCTGCAACGTCATCACTATGTAACGTTACTGCCGGAAACACTGTTATCTACAACTTTGATACAAGTCTTCTTGCAACCCATCCAAGTATGCTGGACGGAACATTCGGTTCCCAAAGAGGGTCTTACATTGTGAGGCTGAAGTTTAACGCTCTAGACCAAATCATATATTCTAATGATCTTGGATTTGTAATTCGTTAATCTCTAGCATCATTGCATCAAGAGTGCTAACGTTCCGGGTGATACTAATAAGTTCATCCGGTCCTTCCTTCAACAGGATCTCATTCCAATCCTTAAATGATCCCGGAGGATGAATGAACTTGAGATCAGTTCGATTGTAGTTGTGGGCAATCGTCATGAACTTTCTAGTTCCCCTTCTTCCTGCCTCATCATTATCAAAGGCGTTTACTAGTGGACCTTGATAATGCCTCAACTGCTCCATCTGTTCCTTGGAGGTTTCGCAGGATAGAGTAGTAGTCGCATTTAGGCCAACTGCACGCAAACTTAGGCAGTCGAACACTCCTTCAGTGATATACAGGGGTTCATAGGACTCGTAATTGAACGGGTAGAGCACCTGAGAACTTTTTAGAGACCGGCAATTGAGATATTTGGGCTGTCGGCCATTGATACTCCTTGCTTGGAAGTAGAAAAGTTTCCCTGCGGAATTGAAGAACGGGATAATCAGCCTTCCCGCATAAAATCCTTCGTCCGAGATATAGAACCTAGATCCCTCCAACATCCTTGATACAATGAACGGATGATTCTCCTCAAGCAGGGTGAACTTAGTTGTGTCCTCAATATCTGTGGTTGCGATTACCTTTTCAGGTTCATCTGGAACATTCTCAATGAGAAGGTTCTCAAATACAAATCTCTCGTAGGCAGTTCTGTAGCTGCACTTCTCAAGGATTGAAATGAGTTTTGGAAAGTTTCCCACATTTCCAGTCTTAAAGCATCTCCACAATCCATTCTCCAAATTGATGGACATGTGCCGATTGTAGTCGTCATCGAGGAAAATAGATGGAATTACTAACTCCATCTCACAGTTGGAGAGCCTATAATTATCAGTAAACCTACCTAAACAGTAAGTCCTAATAAAAGAAGAGTTCACAATAGACATAGATATTTATATGGTAGTAGTGTGTAGGAAGTGTTGTTGCATGATTAAGTCAGGATTTAAGTATTGTTCTACCTGCAAAAAAGATATTGTAAGAACTAGGAACCAAAAGTTCTATACTGAAAATCACAATTCTGTAAAAAAGCAACAAAAGTCGTATAGGGAAAATAACAAGGAGTCTATATCCTCTACCCAGAAAACCTGGGTTTGAGGGAACAGAGAGAAGTATACTGCCTACCAAAAAAATTACCAGAGGGATTATTGCTCTTCCCTAGAAGGTAAGAAGGTTAGGCTCTCCGCTTCCAGAGATCGTAGAGCTAGAAAGTTGGAAGCACCTGGATTTTTTAACTGGGATATGGCCCTTGAAGTCTATAATCACGAGTGCGCGTATTGCGGAACAAAGGATGATTTGGTCGCCGATCATATACATCCTTTATCAAAAGGAGGTTCAAATTGGCAGTTCAATATACAACCTTTATGTGGTTCCTGTAATAGAATAAAAAGCGCCAAAATGATTATCCATGTTTATAAATAGTATTAGCGCATCGAAGAGCGATGTAATCGATCAGTGCCTATGGAAGTATTATCTTAGATATGTCCTGCGTTACCCAGGATTTGGATCCAAGAATGAGGACGCCTTGAATTTCGGCTCGTTTATCCACAAAGTATTCGAAGAAGGCTACAAGCTTAAAGACTTTAAGTCTCTGCTAAAGGTAGCAGAAGCTGAAAGGCCGACCTACAGAGTTCCCTTCCGGGAGAATGATAGGATGAAGGCTTGCCTAGAAAACTTTCTTTCTTGGAATCAAAAACTGGGCGAGACGGTGGCCACTGAAGGAGCCTACAAAATCCCACTAGATGTTGAGCGCGACATTGGGTTCATCGGGATTATTGACCGGGTTATTAAGGGGACTGATGGAAGTTACCTCGTAATCGACTACAAGACTTCTAAGAGAGAAAAGAAGAAAAAAGATCTGCTTAATGATAAGCAACTTATGGGTTACGCCTTTGCAATCCACAGGACGTATAACGTCCCCTATGACAAGATCTATTGCTCCCACTACTACCCTCTTTCAAACAACTTCGTATCCGTAAGGTTCTCGAAGTTCCAAATCTTTCAATGGGAGAAGAAGGAGATTGATAAGGTGTGGAAGATTCGTAAGAAGAAGAAGGACGAGTTCTACTCACAAAGGAACATCTTCTGTGATTGGTGCGAATACCAGCCAGCATGTGATAAGTTCAACTGTAATTCCGAGGTTGCTCTTCGAATGGATGAGCAGAAGAAGTTGAAGGTAATCAAGGACGCAGAGCTTAAGGCTAAGAAACTATTGGAAGATGAAAAGATAGAAAAGCCCAAAGAAAAAGACCCAACCAATAAAGACCCCAAGGGGGTCTAGGTCTGGACCCATGCCGTTATGGTTGGCTCTGTAGTTTCCCCGAAATACGGCGTCTTCAATATCGCTTCTCATACAGGTAGTCTACCTAATGCTGGGTGGCTCACAAGGACTTACTCGATTTCGGGTAGGTCTTTTTTTCTGCCTAGAATCATCGGATAGTAGATTTCGTAATCAATATCGTCTAGGAAGGATAGGACCAAATCAGGATTGAACCCTGAATCAACGACAAGAAACTTATAAACTGTTGTAATCTTCAAGGGCTTTCTAGCCTCTAAAGACTTTAACATCCTTACTTGAAACAACCTCAGAAGTCGTATCCCGTATTTAAACTTCCACTTATCAACGAAGGAGGTAGAAAAGGTAAAGCTTAGTAAATCAATCGTTTCAATCAGTTGTTCTTCTAGAGTAGACATAAAGGAGGAATCATCAAGGATCACTTAGTAACCCTTTTAAATACTATTAAAGTCTTTCGAGGTCTGAGATAATAAATAGAAATGAGGAAATTTGAAAAAACATGGAACCTAGCCAATATCTGCACCAATACAGCGGGAAATTCTCCCTAAGACAAGTTTCTCCTCTGTCCGTTAGGCCAGGAGACATAATTCACTTCGAGTATCCAATGCCTCCAGAGACAAAGGCTACTTACCCGTGGAATAGATTTGGTCTAGTGGTTCGGTCTAAAAGAACCTCTTCTGGGCACTTTCTCTCTACCCAGAATAATACCTTGCTGAATGTGGTCGTTCTGGAGACAGTAACAGAACAAATGTTTGCCTCTATGGTAAATACACTGTATAAGAACAGGAAGGCTTGCGACTACTATTCCCCAGCTATTATTGGCTCCTTCCTAGGTAAAGAAAACTTTAGAACATTTGATATTGCCTTCACCTCAAGGGTTGTCTCCGTTGAGATTAAACTAAACTTGATAAGAAGATTTATGAAATGGATTGGTATTTAATAGATGGTTAGCACTCCCACTCCCGGTATGGATCCCAGAACAGAGAGGCTACTTAAGGATCTACTTAGGAATATTGCTCTTCTTAACCAGGGAAACACCCAAGGAAACAGATATCTTCGTGATAACACGGATATCATTTCAAACAACATCCTGTCGCTTAGAGGACTGAATGAGTCCATCATCCAGTTTGGAACCGTAGGGAACCAGATGAGAGAATCCTTCAAGAGGGCAGATGCTGTCCAAATGAAGAGTTTAGCTCAGGGAACCTCAATGAACAGGTTCCTCTCTGAGAACACAAAGGTGCTTGCTGAACTGAATGGTGGATTCTTCGAGAATGCTGCTGAACTGCTCAAGAACTTTTCTGCGGGCATCAGGGACAACTCGACTGATGTTAATCGATTAACCAACCGAATGCGCCTTACAGGGCAGGATACGGGCGAGCTACGCGAGTCTGTGGTCAGTCTTCTAGAGATGACGGGGAACAATATTGATTCAGCGACACTGCTAATCAAATCTAATGAGAGTCTTTCCCGTAATTACCTAATATCAAGTGAGACCTTACTAGAGGCAGTAAACAGCGTGAAGGGTCTGATGCAGAGAACTTCGCTTACTGGTGGTGCAGAAAACACTGGTAACATGATGAAAGCCCTAACCACTATGACTGGTGGTAGGAACAACTCTGCTAATCAGGCTATCGCTAGCTTACTTGTTGGTCCTGAAGCTTGGGGCAAGAGGTTCCAACTTGGTATTGAAGGTGCTGAGGATACCTTCCTAAACGCTAACAAGCCTGCCGAAGAGTTGATGGGCGACATCAAGATGTTCCTTGGCCAAGCTAACACCAGACTGGATAGCATCGTGGGAACGGGTTACGAGGCTAACAACAACTCGATGAAGTATTTCAGAGCCGATGGATTCATTGGAGGTGACCTTGCTGTTGCTCTGAGAAATGTTAATGCATCGATCCTTAACCAAACAAAGATTAATGAGGACATGAAAGCTGACTCAGATGAGATTCTTGATTCAGCTAAGGCTGTTAAAGAATCAGCGAAGCTTTACTACGATCGTTTCAACCGGACTATCTACCAACTTCTAATAAAGGCTCTTCCCGCCATAGCTATGGGATCTGTTTTGGGTAATGCAGGAGCTATGGGAGCAGGTATAATGGGAGGCAGAGGAAGAGGTGGCAGAGCAGGAGTGGGGGGTATGCTGTCCATCCTAGGCCCAATTGGAATTGCTGCTGGCCTTGGATACACCTTCTGGCCTGAGATTACTAAGGCATTCTCTAGTATCAGTAAAGAATCAATGAAGCAAACTAAATACCAGGAAGAGATCAAGATCAACACCAAAAAGACTATTGATAAGCCAAAGGATATGAAGACCAACCTCCTGGGAACTGTCCTTGAGCAATATTTAATGGAAGTTAGAGCTAACTCTAGACGAATGAACCTTCAACATGGGGAACTGCAAAAGCAGACTAGACACCTTCAGAAGATGAGCGATAGAATTGACGTTACCGGATCTATACCATCTGGTTCTGTTGGGACTCCACGATAATGGCAAACTTTTACAAAAAGATGAATAAGAGGAAGATTGAGGAGAGATCACATCTCACCTTAGAATTTCCTCAGACAGATAATAGAGTTATCAGAACTTATATTCCTATGCTGGAGAATCCCACCATCACCGAAACTGGGAAAGCCAATCTAGCTACCTACAAGCTACTTGGGAGAGCAAATGCGCTACATGCTTACATGGGTGCGGAATCAAGAAAGTTCAACCTAACCTTTAGAATAACATTCCTACACTTACTAGAGCATCTTGGCACTGAGGGATTAGCAGATCACTTCCAAAGACAATTCAGCCTATTCTATACAGGAAAGGATGCTGCGATCAAGTCATTCTTTGCCTATGCGGGTGAAGGTGGTTACGGGCCATTCCATAACAATGAGTTAACTCCAAACGTCGATCCTGGGAAAAGTGTCGAGCATGGAAGAACTCACAGAGCCTACTACCAAGAAATAGCCAGACTAAAGACAGGGGGAAGAAACTTCTTCGATAACGCTGTTGATGGTCTTCTAGATGTTCTTGGGGAGTTTGAAGATCCAAAGGACGATATGAAGGATATGAACACTCTAATTGACATTGTTCTCTCCTGGGTTAACCTAATTAGATCCACAACCCTTAACAATGCTAGAGATACTACCCAAGGTCCACCAATTGTAAGAGTTACCCATGGACCCTTGTATAACAATATTCCATGTGTTACAGAAGGCTACGATATTAAGATCGTTGAAGAGGCAGGCTATGATATTAATACCCTGCTTCCAAAACAACTTGAAATTAGCCTTAATCTAGCGGAGAATAGAACTGGAGACTTTGGAGCATTTAAAGCAGGGGAGGTTACTGAAGGTGACAACCTAGCTGGATGGGAAGGAATCTTAGGGGACAACAACACTGATCCTTACAACGGATTGATTACGTTAAGAGGTGGAGATGAAGTATAATAATCATTTAAAGATTGGTTTCGTTCAAGTAATACACAAGGATAAGAATGTTACCACCACTTTAAACTCCGAGGACTTTGAACAGTTTCAAAGAAGAATGGCAGATTTCTCCTTTGATGTTGGGTATGTTCCTCCTGGGTTTGAGCACAGAGCAGATCTTATTTCAAATCTATTTTACAGCACTCCCACCTTAGACTGGCTTATTTGCTGGTTTAACAACATTAAGGATCCTTTCCAAGAGCTAAATGTAAGGGATCAAATTAAGATTCCCAAACTATCATAGTGACAAGAGTATTCACAGGCAATGTTTTCATTACAACATCTAGGGAAGCTATCGAAAAGATATTCTTCGCTAAGGAAAAGGCTAACTCGTATCGTAGTATTCTCTTAACTCTAACTGAGGAAGAGATTGCTAATAGTTATATTGTGTCGCCCGGAAACAATGGGAACCTTATGGAGTTTGATTACTCCCACTCGGTCTCCCGACCATCCAACTTAAGACTTAAATTCCTTGAGACCGATGACTTGTTTGAGAACTTCTTTATTGGAAGATCATCAGCGTCTAACCTCCTGGTGCAAATTGCTAAGGAATTATACACTGAAGCGAAGCTTAAGGATAATAATCTAACCTCAAAGGAAATCAGCCGAGTGGAAAGCACCTTTGTAAACGAACAAGGTGTTCAGGCTAACTTCAACGAGGTTTACTTTGCTTTTGGAGTAGGAGATGATCTTGATAACTGGGGTGGGCCATTCACTACAACTCTACAAAAGGCTAGCCTCCTGACCACTGCTGAAGGAGTGAAAGAGATTGAAATGGTATTCACAGCGGCTACCTCATTCCTCCAGGCTAACTCGCTAGCGTTCGGTAGAAGCACAGGGTTGTATGGAGCAGTTAATAAGTTCAGTAGGGTTATTGCCGATAGGAATCTTAAAAGCTACAGAGCTACTACAAGTTTTACAGGAGAACAGCTAATCAACAAGGAGCATAGTGTGATGACTTCCCTTGTTACAGACTATATTGCTAATGCGGCAAGCAACCCTAATGTTATAGTTCTACTTCCTGATCTCAACAGTATAGTCAATCCCTATTTTAGTGTGTTACTCACAAAGAAGAGGTCTTTCAAATCCTCTGGGCGAAGAGGGCTAGATGCAATTAAGGAATCCGTTTCAAAGCCAGTAGCAGGAGCTTACATTGGCTTAATAAATCTTGTCAACACTGGCAACACTCTCATGAAGGACTTGAGCAAGAACTCTCCCAGCAAGGTATCCAGATTTAGAAAGGAGATCAAGGAATACATACAATTCTTTAGGGAGTTTGGTATTAATCTGCTAGAGGATTTAGAGGATGTTGATATTAACACTAAGATCATGTTTGATGAGATTCAAGAAGGTAAGGATAAGTTCCCTGATGATAAGGGACTACTGGAGATGAGGGTCACCAATGAAAATAATGATAGCATCTACGATACCCTTCCTGATTTTTATATCCCACTTAGAAGAATAATTGAGGGATACAAATCCTTATACGGAAAATTCAAGAACACAACTGGCTTTGATATTGATTTCTTAGAGGAGTCGGATATGAAGGTTCTTAAGATGTGGAAGAAAGAGGGATTTATTAAGGATGAAACAAAGCCTGCTCTTATCTTTGGATCTAGACTAATCATTGATAATCTTCTATACCTCCGAAGCGTAGTTAACTTTGAACAACTTACTAGGAGACTACCCGTAGATTATATAAACAAGGAAGACCTTGCTAAGTATTTCGTTTCGTTCTATAGAAATGCCTACTACAAAGAGTATATCGAACTACCAAGAAACTCTTCATTTGGAGAAGAGGTTGTTAGCGTTGATAAGCTATCCCTTGATGGTGCTCCAGACGACTCTGCACTCCTATCCCAAGGTAGGGTGGTATTCAGGTATAACTTGGATAATCCTAATGTAATGGGATTATCAGTAAAGTATAACCAAGCATACACAGGAGTATACAATATGGGCATTAAGCAGAAAGCTCTAGTTCCTTTTGTTAACTCCATTAAACAAGATACAATTAAAAAGGTATTTGGTAAGCTACCTAAAAGAATTCTTAACAGAATTTGGGATGTAGTCCCTTATGAGGGAGAATCCCAGGGAGTTGAGAGTGATATTAATATCATTGTTAAGATGTTAGAACGGGAAGGCTCGTTCACAGACCCTGATAGGAATATACTACTTGGGTTAAATAAAAGCATCGACAATATTGAAGCTCTAAGCGTCAAGGAACTAGCTGCATTACTCTACCTTTTAGTGGAACACAGCACCCGAAAGAAGGGTGCCACCATTGAAGTTGACACCCTTGAAGAGGTTGTTACGACCCAAGAGAATATTTTGCGCGAGCTTGCAAAGTTAGCTATTGAAGTTGATATGAAAACTATTCCCTTCTTTAAGCTTACACAACCTGCTGGAACACAATGTATCCTATTAGCCAGAAATAATTCCATAATGGGCTATGATAAGGTGGCTAAAGTTGCTCCTTACACAGGAGCTTACTCCATCGAAGGGTTTAGGCATTTCATGGATGGAACAGAGATGTATTCTGAATTCCATCTGAAAGCTACAGGAAGGCAACTTGGGGTTAATGATATTCCTTCATCTGAAGGAGTCGTTAAGGTTGGTAAGCTTATGGAAGATATGAAAGCTAATTTTAAGAGAAATTACCTCAATGCATATAAAGATAGGGGTCTTTCAAAAGAGTATCTAGAGAATGATTTTGAGAGAGCTTACGCCAAGGAACTTAGGTAATGAAGATAATCAAAGGAACAGTAGTATCCAACGTTGACGATGATAAGCAAGGGACTTTAAAGGTAATTTTTCCTGCACTATCCCAAGGAGCTTTTGATGTAACTTACACATCCCCAATGTATATGCTCAATAATGGAGGAATGCTCGCGATCCCTGAAGAAGGATCCAGAATTCTTGCGGCATTGGATGAGGATGGAGATGGGAAGATTTACTATATGTCAACTATTGTGGATACTCCTGACACGCCACAGGCAGGGGGACTAAAGGATTGGAAGGTAGTAGGAGATACTAGGGTCTACTCAGATAGAAAGAAGCCTCAAAAAGTTTCCTACGCCAACCAAGTAGGTGCTGGAGTCCATATCACTAGAAAGTTCCTCCCTTCACAGATTGTAGCTAAGACAGACCTCACCAGCGAAAAGGGAAAGATGTTGAGCTTAAACGACTCCCCTAAATCGGATGCTGTCATCTTAAGAAACGAGCATGGAGACGGACTACTTATATTCTCAGAAGGGGATGAAATTCACTCTGAGAGATCCATTGAGATGAAATCTAAGGGGTCTCAGAAGTTTGTGGTATACCAGTCAGATCTAGGAATGTATGTTATTGACGGAAGAGACATTAATATTGAAAACCATTCTACTGGAGCTTTCGCAGGCCCAGGCAACAATAGATTTGGAAATGTTAATCTAAGGAGCGAGAACGCTGATGTAACCTTGGTTTCCAAAGCGGAAGATGGCAGGATATTCCTAGTAACTCCCAAAGCTAGAATCCAAATCGCTGCTGATGGCTCTGTCCAGATTCATGGAACAGGAGATGTTCAGATTACCTCAGACGCCAATATCAACCTTACTGCTGCACAAGATGTAAACATTAAGGGAACTAACGTAAATATAAAAGCTGATGCTAATATCGCCACAGATGGTGGATCAGTAAATAGTATGCAGGGAACTCAAATTCACTTCAACTCTGGATACCCAGCTAATGAAGCACCAACGACTCCCCTAGAACCAACATCCTACGAAGAATAACCAATGGCCACATTTGATAGTAAAACATTTTTTGAATTAACCGGAAAAGGAGGTGGACCTGTAGGAGCCTTAGGGACCGCATTTGGTATGCCATCATGTATGGTAAACCTTACCACAGATGTTTTAACACTTCTACCCTCTCCTGTTTTAAATGGGATTAGAGGATCTGCTGCAAACGGTTCTGCTAGAGCCAACGATGTAACTAAAGCATTGTTCGGTAAACTTAGATACCTGACCGGAGGCATTGAGTATGATACTGAGGACGGTATTTTCCGCTTCGTATCTGACTCCTCAAAGAATGGGTTGGATTCAGATGAAGGCGGGTTCCTTGGGGCTCTTGGTGGAGTTCTAGGTGCTGCTGGTGCCGCTGCTGGATTTGCAGGCCAACTCTACAACAACTATCAAAACACCCAAGCTCAAATTGATTCAATCTCTGACTGCCTTGGTTCCTTCAAGGATTACCTGGATTATTCTGGAGGTAACGCAGGAGCTAAGAAGGAAGAGTTATCAAGGCTTAATCCAGAAGCCTATAGTGCCATGCTCAACTCACAATTTGGTATTGAGCTACAGGACGCAAAGGACGCACAAACTTTCGCAGACAAGGCAGACTCCCTTCTAGCTAATGTTGATGCGATCATTACTGCTAGACTTCAAGACCCTTCCCTAGAGCCTGAGTTTAGGGATGACTATGCTTCTATTTTATCTGGCACTAACTCTAATCTTGGCCAACCAGAGGAAACCCTATCAGAAGAGGTATTTAGATTAAATTTTGGTCCTCCTGTCTCAAAGAATGGTAGATTTGTTCTTTCAATTGACGGGCTATACTATGACTCACAAACTAGTGGTATCATTCCTGCCCTTATGGATATTGAGCAGAGAAGGCTTGAACTCCCATCAGAGAGTAACTGGAAACTTGAATACGATCCAAACCTTGGAGGAAGAGGTGTTCCAACAAGCACTGAGAGTTTAAGGCAATACTTTGATACTATCTTAGATCCTAACGTAGTTGACGATTCTGATTTCCTAACCAACTACTACACCCAGGATAACCTCCTACTAGACCTTATTGGTAATAAGAATAGAAAAATCTATGATGTTTCAGCTTACATTGGAGCACTAGAGGCATCAGGATCCTCACAGATTCTAATTGCCAACATGCGTCAAGTGATGCTGTCAGAGACCTCCCACTTCATCGATAAGATTAATAAGAGGAAGAAGCAGATTGAACTTGCTGTCAAGCTCCCTGCACTGTATAGAAACGAGTTCTACTTCCAACCGGGAGAAATTCCTATTAACGACTTCTCCTATCTTGAGGGTATTAACTTTTTAGTTGATGTGGAGAAGCAGAGAAGCATCGTCCTAAATCAGTCTGACGTTTCTGGAGTTGTTCTACCCCTGGAGGTTAAGTTTACACAACAGCTAGATGTTACAGATCCAATCGTATTCGAACATTTATTAATCAATAACATTGCATCTGGAACTATCATCAGCACAGATCCAAATGCCGTATCAGCACCCAGCCTATCAGTTAACCAGACGGTTATCGGAGATGAGTTATTCGCTATGTATAACTACCTAACCGCACAGGTTGATAGGCCAGAGAGTGTTGAGTTCCAGTTACACAATAGCAATAGTAATGGAATTGAATACAACGCTCAATTAGTAGCCTCAACTGCTTCCTCTGTATTTGATAGAGGATTGGGTATTGCATATCTTGATGGAGTTATGAAGCTATCATCAGAGGATCTAACCTATAGCTCAACTGGCAACTTCATTAGACTTCCCCCAAAGCCGGAGTTTCAAGATTTCCTTTATAGCTCTGAAGGAGCTACCTTTGAAACCTGGGTGCACGTGCCAGAGTTAGACGGAGTAAACTATGGTTTTGGTGAGAATGGTGTTTCTGGACTTTACAGACTTATTCTATCAAATGAAAACACTGGGTTTGGAACTACTGTAAGCTCCCAAAGTGATATCAACTACATGAGGGCCGATGAAGGTAGTAATGTAGTTAGAGGACTTATTTTAGGATTTACTAGGGATAGAAGATTTACCACTGGGGAACTACCTTCCAACTTGACCGAGGATAACCCTGTAACCAACGCAGTATTGGTTCTAGCACCAACTCAGTCTTTTGACTCAAGCTCCGTAGGGTTTATTAATAAGTCGTTTGCACTTGGGGGAAATTGTGATGAAACATTAGGATGGCATGGTATGACTGCTCCTATTTGGGGAACCCAGGAGGGCGTATCCCTATCCTCATGCGGAAGAGAATTCTGTCAGATCACAGTATCCCTGGATCCCGTAAAAGATGAAGTTCGAATGTATCTTGATGGGGTTAAACTTTCTGTATCAAGTTATACAACAGTGTTTGGTAAGAGTGCTAGAGAGGGTATGCCTAGGATCCCTTCTATCAAGAAAGAAAACTCTTTATCTTACCCAGGCGTGGGACTTACCTTGGATACATACTTTAGCCCTTGGATTCTAGGAGGGGGTTGGACTGATGGTAATCCCAATGGAAATTTTATGGGAGGAACTTATGGAGGAACTATTAGTGGCCTTAAAGGTTATCTTGGAAACACCAAGTTCTACTCAAGAGCATTAACAACCAGTCAAATTAAGCACAACTTTGAAGCAACAAGAACGTTCTTTAAAAACATTGAAGTCCCAAATCTCATGTGGGAACCTATTGATATTCAATAATGTCAAAACAAGCCATCATCACCAAACAACCTCAAAATCCAATTATCTCGGCTGGGGCTTTATCCTACTATTCCAACTGTAGGGGGGTAAACTACTACCCCATCCCTCACTCTGAGTGGGAGAAATCAGGGTTTACGCCACGATACTCTCATGAAACAGCCGCGCTAGCGGGACTCGTGGGGCACGATGGCGATAAAGTTTTCATGGGGGCCAACAAGACTACTCAATGGTGGTATTACAGTCGTGAGGATAATGAGCATTGCCTAAATCTACTTCGTAATATTGGCATAAACACTATTAGGGTGTTTACAGACATGTATGTGTGGGATAGGGATAAAGAAACTCACCTAGCCAATGTCGCTGACTTTATGGATTTATGCGATAAGGTTAAGATACGTGTTCAGTTAGTTATTTGGGATGGTATTCAACTTGGCACTGCTGACGAGACAGGGGCCCCTTCGGTTTATGGCGCTGCTGCACCTCAAAACAGATTGGAAGCCGCTTCTGCTCTTGAACACGGCCTTACCGCATCTTGGCACAGAGTTCCAATGAAGTTTGAGGTTTCCTCGGAAGCTCAACAATTGGATTTTTATACCACCTGTGGCGCACCCTTTATAACTGATATTATTGAAACTGTTTCAGCCTACCAATCATTCTGGTCTGTGGATCTAGCTAATGAGTTTGGTCTAGAGGATAAGGTTGGAGTCCCAACCTCCGCTCTCACCTACTCATCCTGCCTTCTAGTGAGCGCACTTGCATCCTCCTTAAATATTGCAATCACTGTAGGGAATGGTGCGGGGTATGAGCCTTACCCTGACCAATTATCAAATGGTAATGGGGATCACCCAGGGTATCCAAATGGGTTTCATTTACTTTCCGCAGTTATAAATGTAGCGTCTATGCACCCTTATAATAACAGTAAGTTTATGGTATCTAACTTTGTTACTGCGGCTATCTCGGGGGCTCAAGAGATTGGAGTCCCTGGAATGTATAATGAGGCATCCTTTAGTAATAATGGATCCTTCCCATTCTTCGAAGTTGCCAATTGGCATGAAGCTGGGTATGGAGGGATGATCTTTGATGGTATGATTGATTATGGTATGTCGGAAGAACCGTTCCGGGATTCCCAAGGTTTGCTATTTTGGGATGGTGAATTCCGTCAATCGAGGGATGGTGAAGTTTACGCGGGTATTGCTTTATCCTCTGGGTGGTTCCCCCCAAGCCAACTCCAAAGTTCCTTTGTTCAAAAGGGGGTATCAGTCGATGGTGGAGCAGATGGTGGTTACTGGTCGGGTGTTCCGGCTATCCAAAAGGAGTATAACCCTATTACTACAGTATCCGCAACAGAAACCCAGTGGAATCACTCTAAGGCTGCGGAGATTATCCTTAACGCTCTAAGCCAGCAGACTAGGAGTAGGTTATACACACCTACAATGGGATCAGAATTTTCCGTATCTAAGAAATGGTCGTCATCCGTTAGTGGGTTAACAATTGAAAACTATATTAACAATCTTTACAGTGTTAGCTCTGATTACCCAGTAGAGCTAGCCTCTTACCCAGATACTGCGACTGGATGGATAAGTAGGAACAGTCATATCCTAGCATGGAATGAGATGTTACACAATATTATTTATACTCTTACGAAGACTAACATTTATTTGGGTTACATCACAGAGGTTGTAGGCTCCCAGTATGATCGTAGCCCCCTACTTCCAGCACATACGTTAGCATTCTCTTCCACCTACTTTGCGCTGAGTAACGCATCAGCCACTATTAATCCCACCAAGGACCAAAAGTTTGGATTAACCTCCCTAGGAAAGACTGACTTGTTATGTGATGCTGATTCAAACTGTTACTACTTGGGAGATAATCCCTCAAACGACATTGATTGGGCTGCGTATGATACATACTATGATGGATTAATGACGGACCTAAGAGATATCATTGACATATTTAATGCTAGCGCACTTGTTGATACCAGATTTGAAATATATTAATGGCAATTCCCACATCCACAACAACCTATGGTAAGATAGTTCCTTCTTATGCAGAAAAGGATATGACCCTAAAAACCAGCAAGTCTGTGGGTATGAGGTATCCTTTAGTAGATAACCCCGGAAAGGGCTACTTCTCCAAATCATCTGGATTGGAGTTAGTTAAAGCTGCCATTAAGGCGGTTATTAGGACAGAGAGAGGTGAAAGGTTTATGCTACCAGACTTTGGATGTAGCCTTAGAAGGTTTCTTATGGAGCCTGTTGATGAAGCAACATTCCATGCGATTAGAGACGAGGTTAGAGTGTCGTTTAATAGATATCTAAGGAGTGTTAAGGTTACTAAGCTTAGAGTTTTAGAAACCAGAACAGGAGGCATCAAAGTTAGTTTATTTTGTGCCCTAAAAGAGAATGAGTTAGTCAATTTCAAAATTGACCTAGAGGTATAATGGTATTTACAGGAACAGTCCAATCTGATTTTTTAAAGTTTCTTCCTTCTAATCTAGACAACAAGGAGAAATTAATTGATTTTTCTGCTTCCGACTTTGCGTCTATTCGGACTTCATTAATCAAGTATGTTAAGGCTACTTACCCCCTAGATTACAACAACTTCTCTGAGTCTGATTTTGGTATCATGCTGATTGAGTTGATGGCTGCTGTAGGGCATATCCAGGCTAACAAGGCCGACTACCTAGCAAATGAGAACTATCTCAAAACCGCTAGAAGTAGAAGCAGTGTTAAGAAGCTTCTGGAGCTAGTTGGTGTAAGGATGAAAGGCCCGATCTCAGCCGCCGCAAATGCCTCGATCACTATTACTCCTCCCTCAATCGCTTCCCCATCATCCTTCACTGTTACCCCCGCAAACAGAGTCACAAGTATTACTTCCCCAGAGGATGGAGGATCACTATCCTTCACATTGTATAAGGTGAAAACTGATGGAACTATCGACCTAGATCAAAACAGTAATGACCTTGTATTCGGAGCTAGTGCTTCTAATGGAACTGTAATCATCACAGATGCAGTTCTACTAGAGGGAGCACTAGTTGTTGAGTCTGGCGTGTTCCAGTCACCAGACACGATTAAGAGCATTTCCCTATCTCAGTTCCCTTACGTCGAAAGGAGTGCTCAGATCTTTATCACGGGATCTGAGGCGACCACTGGAGTCTACTCCGAAGAGGACAATATCTACTTCGCTTCAGGAGCGAGTGATAAGGTGTTCCAGGTAACCACAAACGATAACTTTACTGCATCTATCCTATTCGGAGATTCCACTGTTGGACTATCCCCTGCCGTTGGTGATACCTACACAGTATCCTATAGAGTTGGTGGTGGGTCCAGAGGAAACATTGCTACAAGCTTCCTGAACGCTCCCATTGAGGGAACGCTTGATAGCGAAGTATCCCCCGATATAGGAGTCCTAGAAAACATAAGTATTGGAACTGGTGGGTCGGATGCTGAATCAGTTGCCCATGCCAAGAGATATGCCCCAATCACATTCAGACGACAGGACAGACTTGTTACCCTTGTTGATTACAAGGGATTCATCAATACCTTTGTTTCCAATTACGGATCAACCGGGAAGGCTAATGCAGTTGTGCGAAGAGCTTACTCCTCAGCTAACATTATCGACCTTTTTGTTCTTGAAAAGTCATCGAACACTCAACTCCGTAAAGCCACTCCAGAATACAAGAGACAGTTAATTGTCGCTCTATCGGAGAAAAAGATGCTCACAGACGAGCCTGTAGTAGTGGATGGCCTTATCAGAACCATGGATGTTATCCTAACGATTACCATTGATTCCAAGTATAAGAATAATGAATCCCAGATTGTTGGGCGAACGAAAGCAAGAATCCTAGAGTATTTCAATGTGGATAACACAGACTTTGGGGAATCATTTATTCCTCAGGATCTAGTGAAATTCCTCCTCGACATTAATGAGATTAGGTATGCTGAAGTAGACAATATTGATAGGACTATTAAAGTAGCCTACAACGAGGTTATTCAGCTAAATAACCTAACCATCAACTCCGCATACCTATAATGTCAGGAAAGACTTACTTAAACAGCCAAACTTACTTCAAACCTAATTACTTTGAGGCTCTGGACTATATTGTCCCTAACCTCTACAAGGAAGAAGATTTAGCAACTTTTGGAAAAGAAGATGACCTAGTAGATGTTCTAATTAATGAACATATTGATTTTGCTAGTAGTGTATCCTCTGTGCTATTCATTAGTGCAGTTGAGTATACATCCTACAGCAGTATGGATACCCTTGAAGGAATCGCCCCATACTTCGTTAAGCAGAATAATCTATCTTTCCTTACCACAGAGAGATTTGAAACCAAGATTCTGAATAGAGTTGGAAAGTCATTCTCAGACTTCAAAACTAGCGGATCCTTCGCAGATTACCTTGAAGACGAGCTACTGCCCTCAATAGCAATAAACGCTCCAACCTCATCATTCCACCTTACAGATGCTCCTTCAGCTACTCACAACTACCTGATTGAGAATCTTTCATGGTTGTATTTCCTGAACACATCAGCAGCTACCTACGATCCCTCATCTTTTGTAAAGAACATACTGGTAGAGAAAACATATGCAGGAGAGCCAATTGCCCTTAACGACTGCATGAAAGGTTTGTCAGAATTCATCTGGCGTAATGACCTTGCCTACTACCCCTCTGCTACCTTTGCAAGTGCTGGGGGGGAGTTCACAAGTGGAACGCAGCAATTAGATAATCTCCAAACTTGGATGGATGTTATCTACTCTCCATTATACGCAGATCGTTCGGACTTCACTGTTAGAGACAAGTTTGATACCTTTATCACCGCTGACCTACAAACTACGGACAAGATCCCGGCTGGACCCTTCTCCAGACTACTAAGAGCTATCTCGTTCGCTGCATTTGATATGAGTAGTGACACTGATCTCCTAGAGACAGTGTATGATATCGATGACTGCCCAGACGAGTTCCTACCTCTTCTAGCGGATCTGATCGGATGGGATCTGTTTGGATCTAACCCAGAAAGATGGAGATTACAACTTAAGAATGCTGTAGAAGTTTACAAGAAGGTTGGAACTAAGCAGTCTGTTCAATTCGCACTTAATACTGTGTTCCCCAAGGATATCTTCAGTATTGAGTCTCGTATCACAGAGTTATGGGAATCCTACATTCCATTCCTGATTCACTACTCACTAGCTACAGAATCAGTCTACTTTGAATCCTTCCAGAACTGGTATCCAGATATTGCAGCATATATGAATGTGGTTGGCTACTCTGCATCCAGCATGGATGATAATGTTAAGCACGCTACGGATAGAATCCTTTACGAGACTTTCCTGAAGTTCCCGGAAGCATTCAATATCCCTAACCAAGAAGACGGTTTCCGCTACAGAGGAAAGGTTTATCCTATCCCTCCCTTCGAAGAATATCCATACTACGTCAATGTTGAAATGACGAAGGAGATGCTTGATTTCATCACAGATAGACTTGTATGTTTTGGAGTCAACCAATTGTTTGCTTTTCAGTTTAAAGATTTCGTAACAACCAATGCTTTGGAGGTTGATGAAGAACCCCGAACTTCAAGTTGGTTGCTATTCACTTCTGGGTATAACAGTCCACCAAACCTAAACAACCTTATCCTAAACCTTAATAACAAGAACTTTGAGTATGCTTCCCTATGGTCGGGTAAGTCGTCTCACTTCAAGTTAGTATTTGATGCTTCCGAGTTTGATTTCACCAAGAAGAACTCAGACGATATTGATTCTGGGGATGCAGTCGTGCTGGCTTCCAAGGTATTAAATTCCTTTGTTCCGGCTCACTCAATTCCCTTAGTTAGTCTAACCCTATCAACAGTAGACTACATTAATTTCCAATCTTCGGCCATGCCCATGGTTATGCCATCAGTTGACGAAGCTGACGGTGGATCTTACTGTAGGAACTGGATCACTTCTGGAATTAGTATTTCCTCATTCAAAAGAGGTTTAGGTGGGGCAGCAGGATCCTTCTCCCGTAAGGACTTGGTTAGCCGTATGGATCCTCTATACACCAACGCCTCAAATAATGCTTCAAACCTAAGTAGATATTCCCTAAGAAGAAGATCCTATGAGAAGCTAGCTCCCAAGAATGGCTATTACGATAGGACAGGGTTTAACATGCCTACATCCCACTACATGCTTTCAGGCTTGAGTGGGATTCCTTTGGGATTCATTCCTAGCTCACTAAGCTTTGAAAGCATTCCAGACCATGTTAACTTACCTGCGGTATACTCAGTGTGCCAGGGTATCAACTCTAGCTCAACCTTCTACGGCTACACAGTTAGCGATGCTCTTATAGGAAGAGGGCACACAGGTTTAGGTCTTGTTGATTGGCACAATGATAGATGCCAGCTACCAGAATTCTATGCTATCATTCACTCTCTAAAGGAAGACATAAAGTATTGGGAAGCTTCTGCTGCTTATGGATCAGCAACAACTGAAGCCCTAGAGGTTAGAAATGTGTATCAAGCATACGCAAACTCTGCTACAGAGTCTGACGGATGGTTCCCGGAAAGCGTCAACGATTTCTATAACTTTGGGTTTGGGAAGGAATTCCATCTCTTCTACAAGGACTACACAACCCATTTTGCTAGGCATCAATTATCCGATCATATGCACTACCAGGATGGTGCTAACATTTACTCTCACACCTTTGGGCCTCTCCTGTATAACAGTGAGTTTGATACTCTAGGTGCGGCAGGGTTTGTAACTGCATCTCTATCTGCCTTGGATAATCTAAATAATAAAAATGGATTCCAAGCTAGTAGTGCCGGAGTGTATATTGCTAGTAGTAGCGATGACATGTATGTTGACACCTTTGAGTATGTTAACTCAGGTATTATTGATGCTGTTGAGCTTATCCAAACTTCCGGTATCTCGGAGGATAATGGATTCCAAGTGTTTAAGATTGATCCTGTAGGAAAGTCCTCAACCGATGACGACTACATGTATAATCGAACCTTCATCCAGAATAGATCACTAGATGGGTTTGGTAGAATTAGAATGGACATGAAGAAGCACTCTTCCCCTGCTTCTTACCCAATCACTGAGAACTTCCTACTGCCCGAACATAAGTTTGAGGTTGATGCTAAGTTACTAGTTACAGAACTCAAGGGCCAGAAGTTTGGGGATAGAACCATTGGAGTCTGGGTTCACACTAAGCCTGAACTGGGTAGGATGTGGAGTCTCAACCAAGATGGATTTTGGGTCCAACACCCTGCAATTATAAAGCAGGATGAAGTAGTAAGCTACTCAACTCTATTCCACCTTCCACTAAGAGAGAAGACCCAAGAAGAGCTTGAGGAGGAAGCAACTACATTTGAATGTATTTACCTTGCTAACAATACTGTTCTATCCTCTTCCCCAATTGTGGGAATCAAGGAAGCTGACTTCCAAAATCTAAAGTTTACTTTCACTACAGATAATAGACAACAAATCTTAAACAACGAATATCTTAAAGCCTTTGGGCAACTACACAGGAAGGATCAAAGCTATGTTGTAGAATTGTTCATGATTCCGAACTCAGCTAAACCAAAACAGTTTATGCTTCTTGATTCAATCAAAATGCAGGACTTAACCCTCAAGCAACGCTCAGAGGTTATTGCAGTTGACGATTGTTACCCTATACGTGTTCCAACTTCAAAATCCCAAGTTCAAGGAATATTCAAGTTCTGGAATAAAATCGTTGGAGGAGCAGGAGCCCTTAGAGGGCAAGCATCGAGAGTTGCAAATGATTCAGATCATCCCTACCTAATCGCTGATACTAATGGCTCAAGAGCAGACTACAGACAATTTATAGAATCATATAGTAGAGTTCAAATAGCATTCGCATCCGTTGGCTACCCAGCCGCCCTTGATGAAGTTGAGGTATTAGTCTAATGTTCACTAAAGGTTTTGGAGAAGTTATAGCCGACTTCCTTACAGTCAATCCAGCAATCGCAGATATTCCATCTGCTAGTGCAATCTTGGATACATCGAACTTTACTTTTTATAGTTTTACCTTAGGAAAGGACGCTGACGGATTCAATTATCACGCTCATACTATTAGCTCCACAGAAGGCTCAACCTACAACCAAGAGAGAATTCTGTTTAACGCCTATAACACGAACTCCCCCTCATCATACCATGCCTCGGCAACTTGGGCTCAATTCCCATCGTATAGTTCCGTCCCCCAAGCTCCTTCCCCCTATGATACCCGATTAGAGGATGGAGATACAACCACTAATGCGTCTACAGTAGGATTACCCAATTTAGGTCACTACTCTAATATTACCATCGTGTCTTCTCTAAGTTCTGTATGGAATGTGGTTAGCCCCTACCCACCTTCTGGTGCAGCGTCCCACTATAACTTCTATGACGGAGATGGAGTATTTCAATTCTCTGGAACCTTAAGTGGAGTATTCAATGAGTTTGGGATCATGGATAGAGATGGCTACTTGAAAATGAGTGATGTAATTAATTCAACTGATGTTAAAGGGGATACAAGGGGTGGGGCAGTGCAGTCATTTTCTCCCACCTACCAACCTTCAAGTGGAGGATTTAAGGTAGCTATTGTGCCCAAACTTGGGGATGCTGCTGCATTAGCTGCGTTTGGGGGAGTAACACAGGTAGGAGTTTACTGCCTAGATATTAAAGCTATGTTAGCGTCTGGATTAACCCCTCCATATACGTGGGACGCTCTAAATACTAACAGGCAATACAAGATGGTAGCAAAGATCACTTCATGGGATAGTTTTTTAAACCATGATGACCTGGATCTTACGGCTATTAACCCTGGACTTGGGGTTGCAGGGGACAACTCAGGCTTTGAGCACCTACTAAATACTAATACTGAAAAGGTTTATGGAGTAGGATTCTTCACTAATCAGGGGCCGACAATATCACTAGTCTTTAGATTTACTTAACATGCAACAATCATTTACAGATAAATTGGAAATCAATGGGCATCTAACGATCCATAAAATCGCCAATGGAGTGGAAGAGCTTATCTTTGATGATAAGAATGTGATTGTTTCCGGGTTTGGATGGGGTCTAGCCTACATGTATAGCCGGAACGGATCCACATCAATCACCGACTACCAGATTGACAGATTCCAGCTTGGTGTCAGTGGGAACTCTTCTGTTCAGGTGAGCGCAACCAACTCCCTTTCAGGGGCATTAAGTTCCATCGCAGAATATACTGGGGCTGGGGACAGTAACCTTTACTCCTTCTCGGCCAACCAGTATAAGAATGGAACCGTTATAACAACTCCAACCCCAATCTATGGTAAGATCCCTTTTAGTAAGGTCACCAAGATTGACGACACAAGTGTTAGATATACTATCTTCCTAGATGAGGATACAGCTAACAGCATAGCTAGAGATGGCAACGATGCGCCATTAAATGAAATTGGATTGTTTCTTACAAACCCAAGAGATGCGACTCCAGAGGCTTCTGTCCTTGGAGCGTATAAATACTTTAGTAACATCGTAAAGACTTCAGATTTTGGATTAGTCTTTAGATGGACTATAACTTTTGGTTAGAGCTATGAGAGATCCTGATAAGAGAAAGAAAGCTTGCCACTATACTAACTTTCAGCCTTTATGGGCTGAAGATAATTTAAGAAAGGGATCTAATTACTAATGCTAAACACAAGCGACATATACGTATCAGGAGGAGCCAACGATCACTACTCGTGCTGGACGGACCCTGTAACCAAGTTTGACCCAAGCTCCTTCTACCAGTGGGAGCAGGATAATCTTCCTGTTCTTGACCTAGAAGAGCGAACAACAGCACTATGGGCAAGAGCTGGATACGCTACGTCTGCTATCACGGGGATGAGCTTTATTGTCTCTTCCACTGCACCTTCTACTTGTGGTAACTTCTACACTTCCCTAAGCTCCTGCTTAGAAGCTGTTCCAGAAGTGATTAACTACCCACTCCTAGTTGAGGTAATGAACTTTGGAAATCTTGGAGAACTCAACCTTTCCAACAAGATCTTTGGGCCAAAGGGTAGTCTTGAGATTGTAAACCGTGGATTCGCTATTGGAACTGGTGGATCAAACTCTGAGATTTGGAATAGGGAAATCGCAGATGCTAATAGCGATTACTCAATTGCATCTGCTATCTCTCTAGGAACGCATTCGGATCACCTAGGAGTAGCTTCAGCTAAGTTTAATAACATGGTGATGCCCTCATTACTCACCGGAATAAACGGAGCACATTCATTCTCTCTTGGGGGCTTACAGCTTATGCTGAGTTCCCCAACTACTGTGGACACCAGACTTGCCGGAAATCTTACTGTATTCACAAGGAAGATCATTGAGGGAAACAATAATAGACTTGGAGCAGCTTTAGCTGATAATAATCCCACAACTCCTTGGGTTACTGCTTTTAATAGTAGTGGTCTAGTTGCATTTACAAACTATGAGTCCAATCCCCAAACAGAAGATTTAATTGATACGTATGATGCTTCCTGTATTAATGAGATTACTGATGCAGAAATTGTATGGGAAACGCCAGGGGATGCAATCCATCTTACTGTGTCAATTGGGTATGTCAATAAACTTGCAAGCATCAATATTACGAACTGCCATGGGCCAGTATACATCAGAAATTTCACCGTAGATGGTGGAGCCTGGAGTGGGACTGTGGACCATGGTATCAATATTGAAAACTCTAATGTATTCCTTGAGAATTGCTCCGTATCCAGATGCCACAAGTCTGGGCTGAGAGCATTCAACTCTAAGGTTTTAATATCAAAGACGTTCGTTGCATATCGTAACTACCCATTCGATTCCACTGGAACTCGTATTGGTGAGGCTTGGACTACAAAGCTTAAGAATGAGAATCCCCAAGATAGCTATGGGGCCGGTATCCTTGCAGTTAATTCGGAAATCAATTTCCATACTGACGATGATAGGCAGTTAGGCTTATACCACTCTACCTCGGGTATTCAATACGGCAATTTCTTTAGCGGAATTCCAGGAATCTTCTACGATGGAACGCAGAATATTCCAATTCCTGGTATGGGAAGCCTATTCTGTATCTCAAGGAATGATATTGGTATTAAGGCGGTTAACTCAAGAATTACTGGAGGAAAGACTGAGCTAGATGGTTCAGCAACTGTCGCATACTTCGATGCTCATCAACTCATTACAGAGTTAAATAAACATGCGGGAATCCAACTAGAAAACTCCGTCCTTGAACACAGTGGTAGACTATTTAACTACGGAAACTTTAGAGGTATCGATGCTGTAAACTCTAAGTTAGCGTTAGATTGTGTTAAGGCTCAGTATTCGCAGAAGGAAGGTATTAGACTAAAAGATTCTTCCTTAACTTACAACAAGGATACCTACTCCTTATTCGTCAACAACTCAACCGCCCTTGATGGTGCTCACGTTCATCAAACTTCCCTTGTTGAGAACGGAACTCACCTTAAGTTAATCAACTCATCATTCCTTCCCACAGTAACAAGTGGTATGCCTGAAATGTATGATCAGTTCCTAGCTTCTGGATCATTTGGAATTAAGCAGAATACTACAGGCCAGAAGTGTGTTCTACCCTCTATTATCCTAGAGCAAGGTTCCAACCTGGACGCTGTTCACCCTATCATCTTCAATCCAGACTCCTACTTATTAGATGACGCTGCGATTTATGGTGCTGCTATTTCTGCAAAGGGAGGATCGGAAGTTATTCTTAGAGGATCATCTAAGTATGCAACTAGGATTGCAGGGCCATCAACCTTTGAACTCCAAGAGAAGAAGGTTGCATTGTTTGCCGATGAAGGATCAACTATCAGGATACATGGCCCAACGGTCATTGGTAGATATGCTATTAATATTCTCGCAGACAATAACTCAAAGATTGATATTACTCCCCAGAGAGATTACAATGGTAGTTTACAAGTAAGCTCCTACGACTTAACTAATCCTGCAAACCACACCATGGTGGAGCTTCACTCTACTAGAGCTTGTATTGTTGTGGATCATGGATCCCAGTTGACGTTGGAAGATTTAGGAGACTACGCTCAATTCTGGGGTGACGGGACATATGGAGCACTTCAAATTGCAAGTGGTCTTGATTATGTAACTTCAGCAGATCTAAACTATCCTCTCTACACGAGTGCCGGGTCCGTCCAGTTTTACCCTAACCCTAATGATTCCCTTTACTATGAGGCTTCGCCAGCTACTGCAAATATTTCGCTAGCCTATGGGGGTGCAGATGCATTCTCAGTTAATGGACAAGGCAAGCATTACTACCTGGAAGACGCCATTGGAGATACAGTAAACAGCTTAGACTTCAGTTCCGTAACCCTTGGGGGAATGTGTGTAAGAGCAGTTAACCAAAGCAATGTTGAAGTAAACAATGTCCACTTTCCATGTGGCTTTTGGAATGCCTCTGGACTTGTTTATGACGCTGTTGATGGAGTTTCTGAAGGAGATAACTGTAATAGATTATTTATCTGGAACATCGCAGACAACTCAATGTTGAATGCTAAATACATCACCGTAAGCAGCTTACACCCAGTTGACGCTGGATACGTTGGCCCTTCAGGAGTGTATGGAGCAGCATCAGGAGCACCTTCGGGAACTCATGATACAAGAACTGTCAGTATCTTGGACTATTATGGAGAGTCGAACAATCACGCATATAGCAGATCGTCTGCTGGCAACTTAGGCCCATTCAGGTTGTTCTTCTCAACTGACCCAGCAGCTAACTGGCTATTAAATAATGAAAGCTCTCTTAGTGGACTTATTCCACAAGTATTTTCCCAAGGATATAACTTCTCTGCAAATTGTATTGCACCAGGAGATGTTAGTGCTAATCACATGTCTCTAATAAAGAATAACAACGGAGTTCTTGAAGCTTCTGGATTTTACTACGCATCATCTATGGTGTTTAGTCCGGGAACTATTAAGGCTGTTCTGGATGATTCTGCTGCTAACAGCTTCGCAAACGCGAAACATAACTCAGTGGGTAAGTCTGGATTAGCAAAGGTTGTTTCGATTTATTATCCCTACCGAGGAGCGCATGGTGGAGACTCTACTGATAGTTCGCTTAAAACGCATGGTAAGGGTGTGAGATCAGTAAATACCTTCGATCTAGAAAAGGATAATTAATGACAAGTGGTATTGTAAGTTACTTTGATTCACCATACAGGTTTACCAATCCGATTAGGTATTTTAAGGCTAATGACCCTTATTTCTATGAGGTTGATAATATTCCTATTAAGCAGCAAGAGGAAAACTCAAAGTTTCTCAAAGACCAAGTAGAAGGACTGCTTGGTAAGACTGCGAACCTACAAGTTGACAGAAGTGGATTCACTGAACTTCGTCCAAGCGTAGACGAATTCTCCGCTAGGGTTATTGTTCAGCCTGGGCAGTTCACGGCACGTATTAATGATGCTTACGCTATTAATCCACTTCAATTCATCACCCAAGCTCTTGGAGTTGAAAGCAACCTAGAGCCCAACGAATGGGGGAGCCAAACTAATGTTGGCCCCTTGGTGAGTGGAACTATCGCTAAATTTAGAAGCACACTAACCGCAGATGCTTTGAATATGAATGGTCTTGCAGAAAGAGCCTTCACATTCCCAATGAGGTCCAATGATCTTCCTTCTGAGTATGTAACTTCATCCTACCCTGGCTACGCAGTTAACATTGGTGCTGCTGCAACCCGACCAACTTACCCAAACTTCATTGGACAGATCTGGACACATGGGACTCCTTTCCCTACTAGGAAATTTCCACAAGCTGAAAGTCTTTCCTTAGGATCCTTTTATCATACAGGCAAGCTTGAGAGTGAGTTTATTAAGAGGTGGAGAGGAGTTGCTAGAACTGCTATCGTGGATGTGCCATCAGCATTGAGTATGGAGATCCCTTCCTTTGATGAGGATGAACACTTCTACTACGATGAGACTGGAACTAAGATTCTAACTGATGCAACCCAAAGAATTGACCTTCTGTTTATTTACAGCAAGGCAATTGACCAACAAAGCACAACTATTCCAGCCTTTGCCGGTGTGGCTCCCACAACCATAACAGAGCCTACCTTAGGTATTGTTAAAGGTGCAGGAATTGGTGTATCCTTTCAAACGGGGGTAACACAGTCTAATAGCCAGGATGTTGTATCTCTACAAACACAAGGGGGAACTCCCTTGATGTTGTCTCACGCTGCCGACGAGAATGGAACTGCCGGGTTCTCAACGGTGAAGGGTTCATTCCCATCACCTGATGATTTAATGAACCTTGCGCCGTTGCTGTCTGAGAATGTGGAACAAGAGAACTTCTCTCTAATTGGACAGTCCATCCTTCCTATAGCTTACATTGTTGTTAAGAAGTCTGCTTCCCTAACGGAGACAGGTGCTAGCATTATTGCAGCAGCAGATGTTATTGATATTAGACCATTCTTTAGAACCACAGAGCTTGCCTATAATGAGAGAGGGGGTATTGCTGCCGCAACTCCACAAATCTCACTAGCCAATCCAGTAGCTTCCGAAGGATATGTTGATACCACTGTAAAGGATCTTCAGAGTAACTTTAACTCTAAAATTGGAACAATCTACACTACACTTGCTACAGATGCCAGACCAAGAGTTATTGGCTCTGGGTATGTTAAGGGAGGATTCAACTACGGGGTTGAGTCAGTTCTTGGCCACTACATCGCAGTTAAGCAAGGGACCACTAACGCTGAAACCGCTAAACAACAAGTTATCTCAAGATATGGATACCCAGCAGGGACAGTAATTCCTGATCGCCCAGACTGGGATATTGCCGAGTGGCTTAAAAGGGGAACAGGATTGCAAAAGGGTGAATACCCTAACGACCATATTAACTATCATGCCTACGGTCCAGGTTTTGCTAACAATGCTAATCCATCAGTAGAGTTTGCTGCATTTAGTAGATTTGGAGCAGCTTCAGAGTTTGCCTCTAGAGCAAGAATTGCTAGCCTAGGAACAGACCAAATTAGAAACACGGGACAATCAGCCTCAACAAAAGGTAACGTGATGATGCACTTTGTGAAGAAACGAATCTTCCTAGATAGATCACAAGTTCAATGGGCATCCGACTACCATGTTGATGCACAACTTTGGAACTGTGCTCCACTATCTTGCAGAACTCACAAGGACGGTAACAACCTAACTGTAGCAGGTAATGCCTCTGTATGGATTGATAAGAAGCCTAATGAGTTTACAATCTTTGTTTCATGGGTTGCAAACGATCAATACAACGCTGAAATCTCAGGTGGATCTACTGAGCCTGGAACCAGCACTCCTTACCCATTCCAAAACAGAGATGCGGGTGAGATGTTTGCAGGATTCTCTGTTATCAACCATGATATCCTTGAACACAGTTATGTAAATGGTGTTGTAGAAGGAGAGTCTAGTGCTGGGGTTGCAATCTACCCTACAGTATCATTCCAAATTATTGGTATTCCAAATGGGTTTTCAGCTAACGCTATCAACCTAAACGGTACTAATCCTTCTATCAACCTAATGTAATGGGTGGAGGTCTTCGGTTCAATTGTGGGGAGTTCGTTCCTGGGGGTCAGCCTGTAACTATTCCAGGTCTCCCGCCACCTACAACTGTAATCATTATTCCAAAACCTCCTCAGAGTGATCCCCCATTCGAGATTATAAAACCACCTAAATTTCCTAGGGATCCTCGTCGTCCTGGTGGAGGAAGACCTCCTGGACCCGGCTTTGGTGGAACTAGTGTCAATCCAAGTGCTGGTGGTAGTGGAATCGTAGTAAACCCTAGTGGGCCTTCAACAGGGGGTCCTTCAGTTGGAACCACAACAGGTGGAACAACTGGTTCCCCTCAGAGATACCGCTGTAAAGAGGTTGAATTTTTCTGTCCTGATGGAACACTGAGAATTATTAAAAGGTTCTGCTCGGTGTGCACCCAGATACTCGACCCGGAACTTCTAACTCTTTTCTGGCCAGTAGGATGTATACATCTAACCAAACCGGCATGTGAATTAGTGTGTAAGGATTCTAATATCCTAAGTGATTGTATCTCTCTTACTCAAGTAGTAAATCAAATTCCTGAGCAAGTTCAAGAGCCAAATCTAACAACAACTGTGATTCCACCTAGTGTGGTTCAAGAGCCAGGATCAATCGGTGCAACAACAGTAGTCCAGACTGAGCCTCCAATCATAGTTGTAAACGTATCCAGAGAAATATTCTCTCAACCCTTACCTCCATCTTCAATTGCAAGTGAGCCTCGTCTGTTTGACCCAGAGCTAAACTTTTTCAATGTTGAGCCAGATCCGGTAACTGTTTTAGTTCCTAACCTCAGTTACCCTAATATCTTTGCCCCCTCAATTACAATTGAGGTTAGCCAACTAATACAATCCCAAAACTCATCTCAACCGTGGTCTGAGAGCACAGTATTTGGGCTCACTTTGGACAAGGTTAAAGCTAGTTTAAACCCACAGTTGCTAGCCGCATTCAACTCTTTCCACTATCCTGGGGGACAACTTATTGGCCTACCATCGTTCTTAGAAATGGTGAGAAAACACATTCTTACAGGAACTCTTGACGAGCTTGATGCAGCTTACTACATTGGCATCAGCCAGAAGCAGAGAAACGATGTTAGGATTAGATATGAGGGCATTACAACTCCTGAGCATGGTGAAAGAGCAGGCTTAGGTATCCTGGCATCACAGGCCATTCTGATCGACACAGATGGCAAGGAAGAGAACCACCAAACAAGACAGTTGCGTAGACAGAGAAGATTGAATGAAGATGTTAGAGTAAAACTAACTCTTGAGAACGGAAGTATCCCACTAACCAACGCAGGATTAATAGTGCAAGACATTAGTGGCAACTGTGAGAATATGACAACTGGGGATGGGGATGGTTACTACATTAACTACTCAACCATCGATTCGGGTGTTGTCCCCCTCTTAACCCAGAATGAGGCTTCCAGCACTTACTATGTTTCTCCTGAAGCAAGATACAATGCATTAACGCTGTTTGGAGTTTCACCGGATCCTACCCTCGGAGTAACCTCACAGAGTGGTAGCCATGAGTTCGTATCAGGTGATACAGGAGCTTCGTCTCTTGAGCCATTATACTTTGAGCTTGTATTGTCATCCATTAGCTCTTTGGATAATAACAATCCCTTAGTGGATACCTTATTTGCGACCTATCAGTTGCTAACGGATCAGACACTAATTGATGAGCACTCTAAGAATAACGGATTCGCAGTAACGAGAGCCAATCTTGATTACAGAGATCCAATGTATCGTTATGCACAGGAGTCTTCAGCTATAACCATACAGCAAAATGATATCACATTCAGAGCACTAAAGGATAGTAGATCCCCAGAGGATAGAGCTATCTTTGCAAGGAATGTTCCCTTTGGAATTGTTGTTACCCCCGTGATGGGATCCAAGTTCAATCCATTTAACGGATTCTCTAGAGTCACTTCCTTTGGCGATACTGTTTCCCGTAGCCTAGAATTCAGTCCCTCATTCCAATTCAGTGATGACGAAGAGCGTAGTTCAGAGCTTCAAGAGGTTAACCTTTACAACGAATCAGGAGATATTAAAGTTGGTGTGTTTGAGCCTGTTGATACCCAGAATTACACATACAAGTTTGATCCCTTAGCAACAAATATGGCTAACACGTATTTCGTTGATGGAGCATATGGTTCCGCTGCTCCGGCAGTTTCAGCTAATGGTATTGGATATCTAACGCAAGTTGTGGATACTCTCTACTCTACATATGAACCCGAAGAAGTAACTTGGTTCGATGTGTTTAGACGCTTGACTGTGAATAAACTTGGAGAGTTATTTTACAACACAAGTAAATCATTCTTAAAAGACCTCGAAAAGGGTAATAGAAATGAAATGAAAATCAACCATGTCATCGGAGGTAAACTAGATAGATTAGATCAAATTCTAGTTGATGACGACAATGTGGTTATCACCGTAGCAGGAAGGAAAAATGCCGTTAATCGTTAAAGCAGGAGATCTCACTAATGGGCATAATGGATACCCACCAATCCCTGCTGTCGCTGGTAATGCCCTTGGAACAGTGTTTATTAACAACATCCCAGTTGTTTGCACTAATGATTTCTTTGGGATCCACAACCTTTTAACAGATATCCATTATGTGAAGGCAGGAGTTGGAAGTCCAACGGTTTTCATTAATAACATTGCTGTTTGGCGGTCTGGAGACCCCACATTGTGTGGAGATACCGGAAATGTGATAGCTGGGTCCGTTTATGCAGACGGAAACTAGATTTTATCTTGAAAAAAAGATAAGGGAAAATAGATATAAGTAGCAATAGTTGCTGCCAGGAGTTTTTACTATGAAAGGAATTGAAATTACAGACGAGTTCGTGAAGATGATTGTTGAATCAGATCCGACTCGTAAAGTCACCGAAAGTGCAGAGGCTGTTGTCGAAGAGGCAACTGATGAAGCTGAGCACGCTTGCCCACTATGTGAGTCCCAACTAGAGGAACCACTATCCGAAGAAACTCTAGCAGAACATGTTGATTACATCCTTGATGCAATTAATGAGTCTGTGAGTTACGAAGATGGTGAGAGCCTTTTGGAAGATGACGAACTAGAGGATGACGAATACGATGACGAATACGATGACTAATCTGAATCATAATGACTTGCTATCCGCCACTGAAGATATCTTCGCTGGCATGAGCAATGAAACAGTGCCCACAGGAGCGAGAGCTATTCCTGTGCAAATGGATGATATTAGAGGAGTAGTGCTATCTGACGCACTTGTCGAGAATTTTGTGAACTTTGCTTTGGCTAATGATCCTGTTAATGAGGGCATAGAGCCAGCACTAAAGGAAGTCCCCAGAGCAAATCCTAAGGGGGACCCTAAAAAGGTTATGGAAGCCAAGGTTAATTCTTTAATTGTAAAGCTGACAGCACTCCTTAAGGAAGCAAGAGAAACTATTGCTGAGATGACAACAGTTGGAATGATTGGAGTCAATACAGCACCAGTTCGGAAGAAAAAGAGAATAAAGAAACGTGGATCTACTTAAGCTAATCTCGGAAACAAGAGCATCCTCTGGACAAGGTTCACAGGCTGGTCGAAGTAAAATGAAGACTACTGGAAAGGGGCATTCAAACGCTAGTAAGGCTAGGGTTCATATTTACAAGTCCATTATGGATGCACTGAAAAATGGATTCGTAGGTCAAATCTTTTCAACCAAGTCGTCAGATCGTCTATATGTAATCACTAAGAGAAAGTGGGGCAAGGATGACGCTCAATCAGTTTCGGGCAGAGTTGCTAAGGGATTCAGTTCGGGAACAATCCCATCGGACTTTGGAGACGTTAAGAAGTTTTCTGTAAGAACCATGGTAAGACATGGGAAGAGTAAGTCTAAGAAGTTCTCCAGTGACCAATTCTGGAAGAAAGGTAAAAAACAATAATGCTATTAGTTGAGTATTCCGTATTAGAAGCTAGAGTTACCGAGAGCAAGTCTGGGCAGAAGAAGATGATTCTTTCCGGTAAGTTCCAAAAGTGTGACGAGGCTAACAATAACAACCGAGTCTACCCAAGAAAGGTATTGGAATCTCAAGTAAAGAACCTCAACGAGAAGATTAAATCACGCTCGTTAGTAGGTGCATTGGATCATCCACTAAATGATGAGATCCAACTCTCCCAAGCATCCCACCTTATCACTAACCTAGAAGTTAAGTCTAATGGTGACGTTATTGGAGAGTGTGAGATCCTTTCTACACCTAGTGGAAAGATCGTTCAAGCTCTTATCAATGATGGAGTTAAAATTGGTATTTCAAGTAGAGGTTTGGGAACCCTATCAGAAGGTGCAAAGTATAAGACCGTTAATGAAGACTTTAAGCTTCTAACGTTTGACCTTGTATCAGACCCATCAACTCACGGAGCCTACCCCAGCCTAACAGAATCTGTTAAGTTAAACAGTCAGAAGGCCCAAGCTATCGTATCGAGAATGCGAAGAGAGCAAATCGCAATGACGATGCTTAAGCAAAAGATCAATGAAGCACTAGGGGAAGACCTTGATGAGGGTGCCTTTGGTGATATGGCTAAAAAGGGTGCAAGAGGCGTTGGAAAAGCTATCGGAAAGGCTGCTAGTTGGGCGGGTAAAAGAGCCGGAAAGAATCTAAAGGATTTTGGCAACTTCGCTGCACCTAAAGTAAAGTCTGGGCTTGGAAAGGCGGCTAAGTGGGCTGCACATTCCGCAGGAAAAACAATTGGTGCTGCTCGTTCTGGAATGCAAAAGTCTGGAACTACCAAACCAAATAGTGATGGTGGAATTGCTAGAAAACTAGGAAGAGCCGCTGGAGCAGCAGGATCTGGAATTAAGAAGGGTATCACAACAACTAGTGATTTCATCCAAAAGCGTGCAGCTTCCAAGGCGGATGTTAAGCAATCAGCACCTAAGCCATCTGTAAAGAAGGTTAGGAGAACTCCTCCTGCAAGTGCTAGTGATAGACGAACAGGGAGAGCTAGAAAGGCTGCTAATATCTATGCGGAAAAGCGTCATGCCGCAAAGCAAGCTCAAGCAAAGGCTAACAGCCACTTTGGAGCAGGCGTTAATGCCAAACCAAAATACATCAAGCCAAAACCCAATAAGAATAATGCATTCGGCGCAGGCGTCAACGAAGCCTTTGTAACCTCTCTAATAGCCCTTTATGAAGCAGGTAGAGTAAAAACTACCAATAAGTTTCTAAAGAATTATAACACCAGAGATTCAGCAACTAGAGCACCCGGAACTAAAACATCTAACATTGCAAGGGCAAAGGCTGAAGCACACTCTACCGAAAAGAGCGCAGTTGGAAGAAGGCGTGATGGACAGAGAGCAGAACAACTTAATAAAGGTCGTGCGTTAAGCAAGGCTCATGAATCCCTATTACAAGTAATTGAAGGAGCTACCAAAGCTGCTAATAAGATTAAGAAAAGTGGATGGGAATCACGCCAGGGAGCAAAGCAAGCCGCTAAAGGGACGATAGGTTCAGGGAAACATCCTGGGAGTAGAGTCGGGGACGCTGAAACAGCACAAAAGAAGCATAACAAGGGATCTGGGCTGTCAGCAATGCTTAGAGCAGGTAATAAAGCTGCTTCCAGGCAGGGTAGAGCTAACCGAGATTCAATGGAAAAGTCAGCAGCTTCCCTAATGAAAGCTAACAAACGTAAGAAAAAGAAGTTTATTCCTACCTAATCGTTACAAAAAACAAAAAGAATAGCCTTTTCGATAAGAGGCTATATAGATAATCATACAACAGAGGTCAATATGGGCAAAAAGAAAGATGTAATCGAGAGTATCGCAGATCATTTACCTGAGGGGATGGATGAGTCAACCCTTGAAAAGATTGCGGAATTACTGTCGGTCACTATTAAGCAGAAAGTGCAGGAAGCCAAAGCTGACCTCACGAACAAGGTATCATACTTCATTAGAGGTAACATCGATAAGTTGAAGGAGCAAGCCATTAAGGAGCTTGAGCTAGAGAATCCAGTCTACAGAAACGCTCAAATGTTTGAAACAGTAAGATCAATGTTTGCAGTAGAGAACACAACTGAAGATGAAATCACTGGGATGGGAATCCTTGCTTCACTAGGTGAGTCACTTGAGCATAAGAACGACGTTCTTTTAGAGCAAGTTAACAAGCTACTGAAGGATAACGTTAAGTTGAAGAGCCAAGTTAAGGTTGCTGTAGATAAGAGCACCCGTTTGGAAGAACAACTAGAAGACACAAATGAGGATCTGGAAAGACTCTCAGAATCGAAAGGTCGAAACTTTTCGGATACGGCACTTGTTATTAGCCAAGAAAACTTCGTCGTTGATGAAGAGGAAAGTAACAAATTGAATGAGAATCACGCAGGCGATAACCCTTGGGTTGACCAACGTGTATTAGATAAACTTAAAGGTTTAAAGAACTAATATGACTGATAGAGCAGGATTAATGAAGCGTTGGGAAAAGCTACTGGAAGGGATTACCGACCAAAGCGTAGCTTACCAAACCGCTCGTCTGATGGATAATCAGGCAAAAGAATTTGTCAACCAGAACTCGAAGCTAAACGAAGAAGCTATCGGTGCTGGGGCAACGACTGTGGGTAAGATTGGAACATTCCAAAAGTGGGCATTCCCCATGATTCGTAGAATGTATCCAGAATTGATCTTTAATAAGATTGGTGCTACTCAAGCAATGGATGGACCTGTTTCACAGATCTTCTACATGGGTAACTCCCGTGCATACGGAGACAATGTTGAGACGATGTATTCTCAGTTCAAGATCACGCCACTCGGCCTTGCCGCTGGTCCTATCGGATCAGTGTCTGGACCTGGAGCACAAGGAACGTTTGGTGCGGGAACGAACGACTCCCTTGCATACTCTGATTTCTCTGGAACACAAGGTTTCGACCTTTCCAACGTTATCAGTGACACTCATGGTTCACCTTCGACTACTTATGGTGGTAAACTAGCATCGTGGCCTGATAGCACGACTACTCTTGGATGGAATGTATCTGCTGCTGAACGCCTTGCAACTACTGGTATTCCAGAAGTTACAATGCACATTCAGAAGCAGACTGTGCAAGCTCGTGAGCGTAAGATGAGAGCCCTTTGGACTCTTGAAGCTGCTCAAGACTTGAAGGCATATCATAACCTAGACATGGAAGCCGAGCTAACGGATCTTCTGTCGAAGGAAATGAACCTAGAAATCGACCGTGAGCTTATCGAAGACATTCGAATGATTGCTTATGGATTCGAAACGCAACACGGTAACCCCCTTGGTGGATGGTATCTCCGTTCACTCTTCAATGGTGGTGCTGATGCATTCCCAGAGATCGGTGGTAGAGGTCCAAGTCAAACTTCCGAAGGATTCGTTCCCGGAGCATTCAACTACGATTTCCACTCTGACCTAGCTGGAGAATCCGCTAACACTAGTGGCTCCAATGTATACGTTATGGATCTTGGCCGGTTCGCAAGCACTGCCACAAACTTTGCTCCACAACACCTTGGCCACCTATACTCGAATGTCCTGGCACTGATTAACTTCGCTAGCCAAGATATCTACAGAACTACGCTGCGTGGTCCTGGTTGCGTAATCATCACCTCACCGTTGATCGCTACGCTGCTAGAATCTGCTGCCAAGCTTGAAGGTGGTATTCCAAGAGATTGGAGTCCAACGACAAACAACGGCCAGCAAATCAGCTACACTGGTAAGTTCATGGGCAAGTATGATCTCATTGTGGATCCGATGTTCCCTGAAGACGAAATCATTGTTGGATACAAGGGCAACGGCCCAATGGATGCAGGACTGTTCTACTGCCCATACGTTCCAATCATGCCACTAGATAAGGTTGTTGACCCTGAGTCGTTCCAACCGAGAAAGGGTATCCTGACTCGTTACGGAAAGGTTGCCATTCAACCGGCATCACGATTCTACAGAGTCATTCGACTTGTTGGAGCCGGATCGGACTTCATCACGAAGGAAGTGTTCAGGAACACCAAGTATTACGGCGGAAATGCTGGATACTAATCCTTAGCCTAGAAGCTAAAATGGAAAATGGAGATCAGATTAATCTGATCTCCATTTTCATTTCTATAGTAGATACTACTACACTAAAGGTTACAAATGTCTGATATCGGAATACCCACAATCACTCGCTATGGCTCGTCTTACGGAACATTTGGAGGAGAGAAGCTAAATGATTACACCCCTCCTGAGCCAAATGGTCTAGGTCTCAATGATAAAGACTTAAATGAGGGAGATGAATGGAAGCCCTTTGAAAGATCTGTAAAGGACTTTATCCTAGGAAGGTTAGGTGCTCCTACCATTGATGTGGAATTAACTCCTTTCCAACTGGAGACATGTATTGATGAAGCTATCTCGAATCTTGAATACCGTGCTCCTAACTGGATGACACAGTATGCAGTATTTTACACCTCTGCAAACATCAATATGTATGAGCTTCCTCCAGAAGTTGCAAATGGCTTGAATGACGTTTGGTATAGAAACCAACTTTTCAACTTAGGAGCTTCCCCAGGATCACTAGAATATGATTTCGCCATCATGTTCTTCACCAATACAGGATTGTTTAATAACTACAATGTTAGTGAGTATCTCCTGACACAGCAATACTTGAAACAGATTAGTAGAGTGTTGGGACAAGGTTCCTCATGGCAGATAGTAAACGGTAAGTATCTGCAAATCTGGCCGATGCCTAGTAATAATGAAGGTGTCATCCTAGAATTCCGTGCCTTAGACGCTGAAACCATACATCCACTGTATAAGAATTGGATCCAAAGATACGCTCTATGCCTATCGAAGGAAATCCTAGGAAGAGTTAGATCCAAGTATGCTGTCCTTCCAGGCCCATCAGGAGGATCAAAGCTAGATGGTGAACTCCTACTAGCTGAATCAAGAGAAGAGAAGGCTCTACTTAAAGAAGAACTATCGGATGCTCTTGAAGGTCCACCTCTATTCATCGTTGGCTAATTATGGCAAGATTCAAGGTTAACAGTTCGTTAGATCCACTAAAAGACTCTGCTAAGGAGTCTATCTTATCCCTATACAACAAGAAGGATGATAAGAATCTATTTAATAGAATTGATAACGAGAATATTAAGCTGTCTGGATCCAAGATCAAAGTATACAAGTTCATGAAATCTAATGATGTGGATGATGTTTACATGGAGTCTAGACAGAAGACCATAGCCCCTCAAGCAATTTCCCTATGGGCTCACTACGACCCAAGACCAATTGAAGAGAACCTTACCCAATTTGGTGTGGAGGTTCAGAACGACCAACTATTTATATTCAACAAGACCTATGTGGAACAGAATCTAGGTAGAGAGATCATCATTGGAGATGTATTGGAGCCTGAGTTCCAAGATATCAAATACCAAGTTCACGAAGTCCAAGAAGATAGCTTTGAAGCTTACGGCGTATATCACCTAATGGTTCACGCAACCGTGCTAAGAGATACCCAGGATATTCATAATGAAGCCTACTTCGATACGTCTGATAAGGTTGGAGGCAAAATCTAATGCAAGCTCCCCAAGACTTTCAGGTTAAGAATCAGATCATTGAGATGTCAACTAACAAGTTGCAACCAACTATCCATAATATCTACAGAGAGACACTAAGAGAACTTCTTAGTGTCTTTGGAAACATATTTTATATCGACGGTAACGGAAACAGACTACAGATTACTTGTGTGCATGGAGATCAGGAGAGAATGGTTGGCAAGCTAAAGCAAGACAACACTCTTATCTTACCCATCGTATCAGTATCAGAGAAAGCTACAACTATCGCTGAAGACAGACAACGTGACCATAATGTTCTAATCAACGAATCCTACTGGGATCCCGTCGCACAAAAGGCAGTTAGAATCCTAAGCCTTTCCCCAAGAGCAGTGAACCTTACCTACGAGATCAGTATCTGGTCGAAGTATAAGGCAGACATGGATATGATTAGATCAACCATCTTCACCATGTTCAACCCAGCCTTAAATCTAAGAACTAAATTCTCTGATTACACTAAGGTATTCATTGAGAGCGGGGATAGTGATATGGGATCTATGTCAGCCAATGATAAAGAAGACAGAATCATTCAGAAATCCTTTACTCTAAGTGTTGAGACTTACATTCCAATGCCCAAGTTCAGATACACCAGCACAGGTAAGATTGAGAGATTTGTGCATAGTGTTACTATTGACAGTGGAGAGGTGGAATACCCTGTGGATGAAGCACCTGTGGAAGATATTAGTGTAGCAGATACTCTTGGCCCTGAGATGGTGGTAAATGGTGATTTTGCTACTGCAACCAATAATTGGGTTAGTAATAATGGTAATTCAAATCTAACCATTATTGGAAATGAGGGAAGCTTCGCCAATCAAGTGGATTGGTCCTACATGCGTTACCCACTCACTATTGATGATTCAAAGACTTATTATGTAAGTTTTGATGTAGTTTCAATCTCAGACACTCTCCATATAGGCTTAGGATCCGGTGGTAATAGTGTCTCGACTGCGGGATCTTATTCCCAAACCTTTACAGGCACAGCTTTAGACTTACAAATTAGACCCCTCTCCACAGGACTTAAAGCCTGTGTTATTGATAATGTCTCTGTTAAAGAAATTCTCTAGCAATACCAACTATGTTTTTAACTTACAATCGTCTGTGTTGAATGTAAATACAGTAGGAGCTATTTATATGAGATTAATCCAAAACACTAGTTTACAGAGCCACAGTGTGTATTTTGATACGCCAACTGGGCAAGTATCGATCTTTCTGAGGGCAAAAGCTTCAGTAAGCATCCCAGATAACTACTCAAGTAGGATTTTAAACAACCTAATAGCTAGAAGGATTGTAAGGGTTATTAAGGTCACTCCTGACATTAAACCAGTTAACGTGACCCCACCATCAACTTTCCTAAAGAAAGACACTAACACCAAGAAATAATTATGGCATTACCTGCAAGCCCATCTGTAGTCGTATTAGAGAATGACCAATCAATCTATACTCCTAATGTGGAGTCTAGCGTGGTTGGAATCGTCGGCTTTGCTGACAAGGGACCACTTAATGTCGCAACTCTATCTACTTCCCAAGAAAACTTACTTAAGAAGTTTGGACAACCTAAGACCGCAATCCCTGGACAAGGGCTTGAAGGTGCATTAGAAGTTCTAGAAGCAACTAACCAAGTATACTTCGTTAGAGTTGGAACGGCATCTTCACTTTCATCTGCTGTTGCAAACGGACCTGTGGGAGCTTGCCCAACCTTATCAGTCGCATCTTACGATCCAGTTTTACCTAGCTCATTCGCATACACTGTCGTAAACAACGCAGGGGTAACTAAGGTCACTTCCCAGGTTATTACACTAACTTCCTCAACAGGAATCACTACATCTGCTGCAATCATTGCTGCTAGCTTAGGAACTGATCTTCTTGGGACCCAGGATATCTTCTCCTACACAGACCCCTCTGGAATGACCTTTATTGCTAGCAAGTATGCTGGCTCTGGTGCTACCTTAACTTTATCGGGAGCTTCCCCATGGTTATTTGGTTCTGTGGATGTTAGCTCCATAGTAAGTGGTGGAGCAAGCGAAGCAACTGCATCTGGATCTTCAGCATCTTCTATGGTCGTAAAGTTCTCGTCAGTATACCCTGGGGAAGGATACAACCTAAGCTCTCTAAGAGATGGCTCCGTCCAAGGTATGTCAGTGGAAGTTACCAACAATTCAAGTAGAGATAAGCTGTCTATTAACAGTGAGGGATCAGCTAAGGAAACATTTAGTGTTGAGCTTAGTCCTTCTAGTCCTGCATCCATTGAGTTCCTTCTTGTTAATCACGATACTAACAATAAGTCTGATTACCTATACTCGGAAATATTTAATGAGGGGGTATCATTCACATCGGGTGTTCCCGATCAGTTTGGTGAGTCACTTCTAGCAGATGCAACATTCGTAGATGCAGCAGGTGTTGCTCATCCGTTTGCAACCCCTAGATTTGTTAGGATGTTGGAAGGCACCTTCTCATTCGCTGGGGGAGAAAGTGGTTACTCAACTACGGAAACAAGTGATTCAGACGACAGAGCGGCCCTAATTGGAACTGCTGCTGCTAAGAGTGGTCTTTACGCTCTTGATGATGATTCCCTTAATGTCTCACTAGCATTGATTCCTGGTATTAGCCATCAGGATGTTCAGAACGCGCTTATTACTCTTGCTGAAAGCTCAAAGAACTTTGTAGCTATTGTCTCACCTCCTTACGGATACAGTGAGGTTCAAGAGGCTGTGAACTGGATGAATGGTAGACAGGACAGAACTGCTGCAATCAACAATTCCTACGCTGCTGTATACTGGCCATGGTTGCAGGTATTTAACCCTTACTCGGCTGCTGATGAGTGGTTTGACCCAACGATCTTTGCTGCAAGACAGTTTGTATTCACTGACAATGTATCTGAGCCATGGTTTGCTCCTGCTGGAACACGCAGAGGTAGACTCACCAAGCCGAGTGATGTTGAAGTAGTGCTAAACCAAGGGGATAAGGATGTTCTTTACACCAACAACATCAACTTTATTGAAAAAGAAACTCAGCTAGGGATTATCATTGGTGGCCAGAAGACTGCTCAGAGAAACCCAACTGCCTTGGATAGAGTTAACGTTCGTAGACTTATGATTTACCTAAGAAAGGTTCTCCTTAGACTTGGTAAGCCATTCCAGCATGAACCTAACGATCAGTTTACGTGGGAACAAGTTGAAGAAGCACTTAGACCATTCCTTAATGACCTTCTAGCCCGAAGAGCTATTGTCCAAGGGGATGTGAAGTGTGATAGCACTACAAATACCGGACTGAGAGTAGATAGAAGTGAGCTTTGGTGCTCAGTAACAATTAAGCCAACAAAGGCTGCTGAATCTATTGTGTTCGAAGTTAATCTAACGAATCAGTCAGCAACAATTAACGGATAATCACTATGGTAGAAAGTATTCTAAAAAATGATTTCAGAGCAAACTTCACTCCTGGTAAGACTCTACCTAAGGTTTCCACTCAACTGGACTCCGTAAGAGCTTTCCAGTTTGAATGTCGATTCTATGGTCTTCCCCCTGAATTTGCTGGGGTAACAACCGATATGGTTGCTGCTGCAAAGCAAGTTTCTCCTGTGGGAGGAACAATTGATGACATTGTTGTGGATAGAGGAAATGACAGACTCTACTACCCTGGCAAGTTTACGCAAGATGAGGTTACGATCACATTCGATAACCAATATTTAAGTCGTGTTTCCCCTGCACTATGGGGATGGTTCAAATCCATGTATGACCCTACCACTGGAGACATGACAAAGCTGTCTTCTCCTGGTGGACCTGGAAATAGAGGATTCAAGGCCAATAAGATGACTATTATTGAGTTAGACAATACTTTGGAGCCTCACGCTTATGTGGAACTATACGGCGTCTACCCCAAGGCAACAAGGTTTTCTGAGAAGAATTACTCGACAAACGAGTTCTCAACGATTGAGGTAACATTTAGATGGGACTTCATGGACTATGGGAAGTATTCTGATCAGAATCAGTAAGACATCTAACCTAAATAAAGATAGCTTATTCCCTTAGTCTAGGGATAAGCTATTTGTCTATTGAACCAACATGGATTTCTTTACCTCTCTACTCGAAAGCTACTCAAAGCAAAAGAAAAGGACACTTAAACTTCTCATTGAGGAAGAGGTTGTAGGAGATCCTCAAGCACAACAAGACCCAATGGGACAAGATCCCATGATGGGAGAAATGTCCCTGACTCCTGAGCAGGAAGTATTTCAAGATATCTTAACTTCTATCCCACGAGTATACGAAGGTATTGATAAGAAGTTACTAATGGGCAAACCTTGGGAGGAATACCAAATGTTTACGCAGTTCGTAACAGGTGGTGCCGCTTCCATCGAGAACCAGATCGTAGCACCGAAGGTGAAGATCCAGTATAATCCCATGACGAAGGAGTATGATACTCTCCCTCAAATGACCAACCCAAGGGTTTCTCTGATTGTTTCTCAGAACGTAAGGGATATCATGGAAGCGTTAGCGAAGGACAATATTGGGGAAAATGAGAAAAACAAGATCACTTCAATGCTAGTGGTTAACTCAGACGGAACAGTTTCCATCCTTGAGGATGTGACCAACTCAGGATTAGTATTCAAAGATAGTATTGGATTCCTGAAGATGATAGCCAGAGCTATTACTCTCAAATTTCAAATCAAGATTAAGAGAATCAATGTTGGGCTCAGAACAAGTCCAGGGATTGACGAGGCAATTAGAGCCCTCTCCCTTCAGGATACACTAACAGTCTTCAATCTAATTGACACTCAAAAGAGATTAGCACAGATTGCTCATCCAGGTGCAGAAGCCATTGGATCAAGTGCCGGAACCCTTTATTCAGGCATCAAACAGAAGCTTGCTTTGGTAAATCAGTCCTACGTGCAATGGCAGACCACATTTGAGAGCGCAGCACTTGAACCAGAGGACGCACAAGCCATCAGGAACTTCTCAGTGCTCCTAGATCCTATTGGAGGACGCGAGACAGTGGGTAAGGTCATCAAGACCTCAAAACGCCATATAGAAGCTCGCAAACCCTCCTTCATTATCACTAGAAAGTCTGGTGCTGGTGAGGGATTCATGGCAGACACGTATGAGGTATATCAGAACTTTGAAGTGGCCAAGCAAGCTCTTGTAACTATGGGATTCTCAGAGGAAGACATCTCTACGAACTCAATGGTTAAGTCTGCTCCACTAGAACTCATATTCAAAGATAGACCTGAACTATTAACACTGGCGACACACTCAGAAGCTCTTCTAGCAGGGCATCCTGCCTTTTACACTCAGTCCAACATCAAGCACTATCTTGGAATTCAGAAACCAATCCTAGGTGTAGCAACTCTAGACAACGTATCTAAGTTTGTAGCTGGAGTAACCACTGATCCAACTAACAGGTTCATGCTCAAGTATCAAGAGATTACTGGAGTAAAGGACATCAACACGGTTAAAGCTTACTCCGATTCACTTCAGAAGATCGGAGCAGATATTGGAGCACTAGCAAGCAGAGTGAAGACAAGGAATGCTTCAACTGGGAATATGCAGAATGTATCCCCATTTACAAACTTCATTGGATCTATGCTGGATAACCTCATCGCTAACTCATCCTACAATGAAGTTGGAGATCCACTGAATGCTAATAATGACAAGTATGAACTTGTTCAACTTCTAAAGCGATACCAGCATAATCATGATGAGGATGATAGAAAGCTTCTAGAAGACAAGATCAAACAATACTGTTCAGTCTACTTAAAGAACAAGAAGATCATTTCTGATATCAAGAAGAATGTTCCAGAAGCCAAGCAATATCTTGCAATGAAGCTCTTTGTAGCTGCTGGGTCTGCTGACGACTCTACGATCTCCGAGTTCAGAGATATCCAGACTACAGAATCCTACTCGATCGGTTACAATACCATATTGAAAGATATTATAAGTTCTTTTCTGTTTAACTCAGGTGAATGGGATATCAGAGCTACAGGAAACACTTTTATATTCTTCAATGTTCAGGATACAAGCTTGAAGGTTTATTTAAAAGATGAAATATGTAATAATAGCCTCGAAGGGGCTAGAATTTACTTTACAAAAATCTTTTGTATTACCGACCTTAAGACGCTCCAAAAGCTGAGTCTAGATACCGGAATGGAGACAATGATGGAATCCTACTTGTCATCCCAAAAAGCTTTCTTACAAAGACTTTTCATTAAAGAAGTGGCTGTCGGTAAGACTCAAAAAGTCGTTTAGAGTTACGATTGAAACTTTTCCCCATGAGAAGGACGCATTGATTTGTTCCATTTCTATAAATCTCTCTAGGCACTCATCGGTGATAACTAGTGGATCTTTACGGTCTTGAGAAAGAATTAATAAAAAAGATTGAGAAACCTTCATCGAATCTCGCCTTGCCTGAGCTATCATAGAGATAAGTTTGGACTTGCTATTAAATAACTCACATAAACCTTCCTTGTTATACCCCTTCTTGCACTCAATCGTATATTTAAAGTTTATTGGAGTGATTAAATCACCATGAATCTGCAAGTATGTTGGAAGAGTGTGGGTAGTTGCAAATGCACCACTTCCTGGGGTTCTACAGAAGTCCTTGGTATCGAATCTTTCATTCAAGATCTTTGCGATCTTCCTTTCGAAAGTATTCCCCTTGGTCCTTGAGTTGATCCGCTTCTTAGGTTTGTCCTTTTCTAGAGCTTTAACGTCAAAATTATCGTTCATATGGGTATCGTCACGACTATGATAGCCTGCCGATGGAAAGCACAAACCTAAAACTGGACGATTCAAGAGTTTCAGTATCCGAACGCGCAAGAGGAAGAATGAAGATTACAATCAAGTTGAGTGCTGAAGAAGCACAGTCATTTAAGAATTTCAGTGGCATCAGACCACCGGATCTACCAGAGCCAACCTTTTGGAAGCAAATCTTCCTAGCTGGTTGCCAAACAATGCATGAACGTGTTGTAGCTCTGATGCAAAGTGCTGAAGCACAGCAAGCTTTGGAAGCCCAGCAGCAAGCTCAGAAGGAAGCGCCACCTGTTGATTTCATTCCCCTTAGTGACCTCCCAACTCCAGACGCTACTCAAGAGAGTAAGCTAAGTATTGTCACTGACGAAGCAACACCCGAAACACCAAATGAGTAACCCAATGTCCGCAAAGTTCTTTGCGAACGATATGTTGTCCTCGAAGCATTTAGATGCAACGATTAAGGACAACATTGAGCAGAAGAACAAATCCTACTACTTAATTGTAAATGAGTGGGACGACCCTTGCAAGGTCTTTAAAGGTCTCCTTTCAACTCACCCGGAACTTACTAAGTCTGCGGTTAACGTGATTGATACTTTCAACATCCCAAATGCTTTGGGTGTGATTCGTTCCTCAATCAAGGAATATAAGGAGACCATTTCTACTTCCTGCCTATCAGGCTACTCCAGTCTCCCGATGCTGGTAGTCTTGCACAAGGCTTTCCCTAGAATTGTAACATACAATGGTGGGATCAGTGCGGAACTCGGAGTTTAACAAAACTTTCCACTACAGGGACTGGCATGAAGACTGTGGAAATGTGTTGTGGTTTGATACTCCCATTGTGGAACCTCCATGGTGTGGAAGTCCCTTGGATGATGATTGGCCATTTCGCGTAGGAGGTTCACATCTTCACTGGTGTTATCTGCCTAAACTATTCTACTCATCCATTGAAGAAGATGAATAGCCACCTTGTTTAATGTTCCTGTAAGCCTCAATCTTCTCAGCATACTTTCTATTCTTCGTATAGAGGAGTCGGAAGTTGTTTAGTATTACTGTAGTGAAGTAGTTGAATGCTGCCCCTGATTCTTTCTTAAAGTTGTTTAGCACCTTTAGGATTAGAAGAAAGCATTCCTGCTTCGCTTCTTCATGATCTACCTTAAATTTGTAGGTCACCATTAGTCGGTCGATGAGCATATCAAACAATTGGAAAAGCTCCTCTTCGTTTGTATTATCCCCTGCCTTGCGCTCTTGGATAAGCTCCTCGAATCTCTTGTTATTAATGTAGTTACTCATTGGGTCTATTATAGTCTTCCTTCTTAAGTCCATAACCTTTTTTACTACATTATATACTCAGTGTAATTGGGTATAGACAATCAAATAGGAAAGTTAAGGATTTGGTGGGTAAAATTGTTAATGGAATCACTTTTATTAAGTATTTAGTCGTAGACGATTCTTCCTTTAAAGGGAAGAGTCTAGCTGTGTGGGAGTGCAAGTGTCACTGTGGGGATTCCTTCAAATCCATTGGCTCCCATATAACCACAGGTAATAAGAAATCTTGTGGGTGCTTTAAACTTCGCAAGGGAATTACCCATCCAAACTTTGGTAAGGGTAAGCATCTAACTGGTGCTGGGTATGTTAGATTTTCTGTTAATGACAATGGTAAGGTAAAAAATATGCTTGAGCATAGATTTATTATGGAACAGCATCTTGGAAGAAAATTACTTCCAAATGAAAATGTTCACCATAAAAATGGTATTAGGGATGATAATACCTTATCCAATCTTGAGTTATGGTCTACTTCCCAACCTTCTGGGAAAAGAGTAGAGGATTTATTGGAATGGGCAAGAGATTTAATAAACGTGTATGGATCTAGATAAGTTATTTAACGAAGAGAATCCTAAGTGTGAGGGTTGCCCTATACTTAAGAAGCCTCTCCCCCGTAGAACAATTTTAGACTACGAATTCGAGGAACCAAAAGAGATCTTATTTGTCTCCGATGCTCCCAAAATGCATGAGGGTTCTTACACAGCCTTCAGGCCAAATGAGTATCGAGCCATCAAGCTTGAGCTTAGGAGGCTTGGCATTTCAACAGATAGGGTTGGATTCACAACTGCAATGAAGTGCCCAGGAATGACCATGGACACTAGTGACCCAATTTCTAGAAAGAAATGCATGGCTCACTTGGAAGACACCATTGCACAGTTTAAGCCTACTTTAGTATTTGCATGTGGTAAACTAGCTACTACTATTTTCTACGGTAAGAATAAGAAGGATACTACTGTCAGAGGCAAAGCTAAGGAGATGCAACTAGAGGATGGCTTCACCTTTAGTCTGGTATCCGTCATGCATCCATGGCAGGTAGTATCTGAACCAAAGAATGCTTACCTCTTCTCCAAGGATGTTGAGAATGCTGTAAACAGCATCATCAATGAGAAGGATGTTCTAGTTCCGATTGATTTTGATATTATTCAAAGCGAAGAGGATATTAAGAAGCATGTGGAGTTCTATACCACAAAAGCTCCCATTGCTGTTGATGTGGAGACTGAAGGGTTGAACTTCCTAGAGCATAGACTTCATACCATCTCTTTCTCAATGTTGGATTTGGATGAGTTTAAGCGTGGGAACATCATTGTTGCAAAGACAGTAGCAATGCCTATCGATCATAGGGAAGCTAAGTTCTCATATAAGACTAAGGCAAAGATTATGGAGTTCGTTTCCTTAGTCCTGGCAAACGACAATAATAGAAAGATCTTCCAACATGCAACGTTCGATTTGAAGTTCCTGCTACGGTATGGAGTGGTAGACGTTAAACATGTGTGGGATACAAAGCTTATGCAACATCTTTACCTTGAAGGTATTCCCAAGGGTCTGAGAGACCTAGTTTACTACTACTTCCCCCTGGATAAGATCAAGTAATGCTAACCGTTGAAAACAACACCAAGTTCGACTGGGCAAACATTGAGATGATGCCTTGCCTTCGGGGTAACGCTATGGACACTTACTACACAGTAAAGGTCTATGCGAAGCTCATCGAAGAGATTCAGAAAAAGAACCTGGAGAATCTATACCTAAACTTGATCTCACCTCTCTCGGTAGTCTTCCGTGATATTGAGTTTGAGGGAATGCTTATTGATACGGATAAGCTGGCAGAGATTAAGGATCAACTGGCACAGAAGATTCAAGAGGTAGAGAGTTACCTAATGTCCTCACCCAGAATCCCTGAGGGGACGAACCTTGCCTCAAACCAGCAACTGTGCCAAGTTCTATTCTCTTTAAGGAAGAACAAGGATAAGGAGTGGGAAGTTAATGACGAGTCTGGATTTGGGCTGTATCCATTCGCCTACACTACAAAGGATCAGCCTGCAACTAATGATGAAACTTTAATGAAGATGAAAGAGCTTGTTGATAAGGAATATGTAAAGAGAGGTTTCAGTGGCAGCGAAAAAGTATAATAAGCAAGAAGAGCTTGATATCGCCAATAGTGTTTTGGGAACTATCTCTGATGATAAGTTGAAAGATGCTAAACTATTCTTTGATAGGTTTTCTGAGTTTAAGAAACTCTCAAAGCTTTACAACACTTATATTGTTGGAGTGGAGCAATCCCTAGAGAATACTAAAAATGGTAGGATTTACGCCAACTACAACATTGATGGAACGGTAACAGGTAGATTATCAAACTCTGGTGCCAACATTAGAAAGGGTGGAGGAAAGGCTTCCAAGATTGGAGTATCTTTCCACACTCTTCCTAGAGAGAAGAAAGACCTTGCTGTAAACATCCGAGACTTTATCGTAGCTCCAACTGGATGGGATTTCATTACGGTTGACATGAAGGCAATGGAACTTAGAGTTCTAGCCCATGTAGCTAATGAAAGGAATATGATTAAAGCCTTTGAGTCTGGAGTGGACCTTCATACCTACTCTGCTGCTCTTACGTTTAAGAAAGATCCTGAGGATATTACCCCTGAAGAACGGCAGATCGCAAAGGAAGTTTCATTCCTTACGGTATACGGTGGAACAGCATACACTCTAGCTGCTAAGAGAAACATCTCAGAAGCTGCTGCTGAAGAGATCATCAATAGTTGGATGGAAGCTTTCCCTGGTGTTCCAATCTATATGAACACGGTTAAGGAGTATGTTGAGCAGTTTGCTTATGCTAAGACGATCTTTGGTAGATACCGTAATCTTCCAAACATTAATTCTCCTTTCAAGAAGATTAGGGGGGAAGCCTACCGGCAGGGACTGAACTTTACCATCCAATCTCCTGCTAATGATATCCTACTTTGTGGTCTACTATCCATTGTGAAGACTTTTAAGGATAGAGGATTTAGAGGAAAGGTAGTAGGGACGGTTCACGACTCCATTGAAATTGTGTGTCCCAAGGAAGAAACTAGGGAAGCAGTTCAAATCATGTCTGATGAACTTAGGAATTATACCTACATGCGAAAAAACTTCAATATCGAACTAAAGGCTCCCCTTGAAGTTGATATTGAAGTCGGCAGTTCCTTCGGTAATGGAGTTAGGTTTGAACTCTAGCGTTTGTTCTTGCTAAGGTTACCCACTAGGTCACTGAAAGCGTCTGCATTAGCATCAGCCTTACGACCTTCTTCTCCGGTTGAACGTGAGGTGTTCACAGTCTTTCCTCTAACGTCAGCTTTGTCTCCTCTTGATCTTCCCTTTTTAGGCTTACCCTTTGGATTAAGTGGAATACCTGAAGTCTTCTTGGTATCATCCGAGAAGTTCTTTTCTCCACCTGACTTAGTATGCTTGTCAGCTTGAGTTCCATCTTTCTTATATCTTCCTCCCATCTTACCTAAAGCATCCTTACGGGAAATGTGCTTAGACTTACGAACACCTCTTTGAGCGAGCTTGGCCTTTCTGGTGGCTCTGAAAACCTCAGGGCTACCTCCGGCTTGTTCAATGTCATCTGCTTGCTCTTCGGTAATCATGTTATGGATTGTTCCAAATAGTGATTCGCGAGCTTTTTGTCTGTGAACAGCCCTTCTTCCTGCCTCATGATGGATTCTATTTTTAGTCCCTCCCCCCTTAGCATCGGATTTAATCATGCCATCAAATGCTCTTTTTTTTGTTCCAGCAGGCAAGGAATGAATTCCTAATTTCTCCTTGGACATAATATCGGCACCCGACTTACCCTCATAGTTTCTTTTCTTAGCTTTGTTAGCCTTATTAGCCTCACTAACAGCTTGTTGGATAAAGTTCAAAAGAGATTCCTGAGCCTTTTTCACACCTCTTTTACGTCTATGTTCTGACCTTCGTTTGGTAGTCCCACCAAATCCGGGCTTAGGATTTCTATTAATCTCCTTTTGGCCTTGGCTTACCATATCTCCCATCTTTGGGTCCCCGAAGTTTTGGGCTCCTGCTTTCTTAATTTTATTAAGCTTCTTTGTAATTCCCTCAAGAAGTTCCAGGGATTCGTCTACGGTTAGTTCATCAATGTCAATCATCAGTCAGTAATTCCTCACCCCTATTTACATCAAATACTATGCAAGAACCCAATAAAATTGATTTTCTCCTAGATGAGAAGAGTTCATTATCCCTCGTAGACAAAATGGTCCACGATCACGCCCTAAAAGTAGCAAATGCTGCAAGAGCCTCCTACGACAAGAAAAAGGACAAGTTTGAGGATAAGGATAAGAAGCTCACCGGATATCTCTGGGAGCATGAGCATACTAGCCCATTCCGTCACTCATACTACACCTTTGAGGTTGAATTGCCCATTTATGTGGCTCGACAGTTGATGAAATATCAGGTTGGCTCTGGATTCAGGAGCTACGAGATCAACGGTGAGGAAGTTTCTGTGGAGGCTCTGGACCACCTCTATGACAACGACAAGGGTTGCTCTTGGAATGAGACCTCTGGACGGTATACCCAGACCTCAGATAATTACTATATTCCAAGATACCTGAGATCCAATCCTGGGCATGGCAACAAGCAAAGCTCAGGGGAATATGAGAATATGCTGAGTAGATACGATATTGCCTATCTGTCAGAATCTGGTGCTGTCAACGCAATGGAGGAACACTGTAAGGCTAGTTTAAAGCTCTATCACAGTCTAATTAAGAACGGTGTTGCTAAGGAAGTAGCGAGGATGATCCTCCCCCAGACTATGTATACAAAGGCTTATTGGACCCTCTCCCTGCAATCAGTAATTTGGTTCCTACACCAAAGATTGAAGCCAGACGCTCAATTCGAAATTAGAAAGATGGCAGAAGCTCTTTGGCTTTTAGTCGCAGATGATCTTGAAAAAATGGGAATCACTAAAGAGAACATTTAATTGTTTTCTAGCGAAATTTAAGGGAATGGAACGTCAGTCCGGCATCGGGCTGGCTATAATACCTCCACTGCCCAAGTTAGACTTGGTGACAGTTTCACTGATCGGTTTCCAATCATTTGGAAACACAACTAGGTTTCAAAAAGGACTACCTACTATGACAATGCGTAAGATTATCAAGAAGAAATGGCTGAATGCCCTCCGCTCTAAGAAATTTGACCAAACGGAAGGAAGCATGTGCAGCTACGATGGGGGAGCCTTTTGTTGCTTGGGTGTTCTTAAGAGCATCACTGGGCAATTAAGGGAAGAACACTGGCATGATGGCTATCCTATGTCGGTTACTAAGGGGGAAGCGTTAGAAACCACTATGCCTTATGCCGGGCTATCTGTTGAAATGCAAGAAAAGCTCATTCATTTGAATGACGAAAAAAAATACTCCTTTGAGAAGATTGCATCCTACATCTCACGTAATGTTAAGGTGGTAGACTAATGGCCCAAGCACCTGATTTTGGAGTTACAATCCTAGACTATAAGTCTGGGGATGAACTATTCTCACTTAACCTAAAGGTTAAGCATCTTAGACAATTCGAACAGAATGGGCGTAAGATGAAGCAGCATGGTGGGCATACAGTAATCTTTGATACTGTATCTTCAACGATGTTTTCGGCAAAGTGTCGCATGAATGAGCAGTTCTCCCGTCGTAAGGGTGTTCTTACTTGCATTCAAAAGATGTTGGATAACCTTCCCTTCCGTGGTCTAGAGGCCAATCCAAATGGGAAGAACATCCTTTCATTCCATTCCGGTCCCGAAGGCATGGAAGTTTACATTGGACTTGATGGGGATGCTGAAAAGCACTGGTGGTTGAAGTGAGTAGCACTGTTAAGGTAGAAAGCGTTGGACCCATGTTCCTGCTTTTCATTGTGTTCCTGGTGCTCAAGCTTACTGAGTTCATCACCTGGAGTTGGTGGTGGATTACTGCACCTCTTTGGGGACCATTAGTTATTATCCTCACTATTCTTCTTATCACCATCCTGTGTATCTGGATCGGGTCTGCAAATAACAATCGCCGTCGCCGATGAGTAACTCCAAATGCCTCATTATTGGGGATACCCATTTTGATAGCCCTTTTAAGGGGTATTTGGATAACCAAGTAGAAACCTGCTTGAAGCTAATCGATAGCAGCAAGCCAAAATACGTCGTATTCTTAGGGGACATCTACCACCATAGGAAACCTCACCCGGAGGTTATTGTAAAGGTGGCAAGACTCTTCAAGAAAATTTCACTTACTCCCGGACTAACAAAGGTTTTCATCTTGCGGGGGAACCATGATTCCGCAAATAAATCTGATGACGGGCTAACCGCATTGGAAACCCTAGAGTGGTCCGGGAGTAAAGTGTCTCTCATCAGCCAGACCCAGTTTGATGAAGACCTTAACTTCCTCTTTATTCCTCACTATGAGAATGAGGCTACAATCAAGGAAAGTCTTTGTTACATAAAGGATAAGGACACAGTAGTCTTTGGACACTTTGGATACCAAGGTTGCATGAACTCAGGTGGGTTTATGGATTTTGGATTTGAGAAAGGTGTGTTTAAGAATAGAACGATTCTGGGCCACATTCACCGATATAAGGATGATGGTAATGTCCTAGTTCTAGGGACACCATGGTCAACTAATTTTGGTGAGTGTGATTACGATCACTTCACTGGAACAATTACACAAGAATCCCCAGGGGTTTGGTCACCTCTGGTAAAGAAGGCTGTAGAGTTCGGACCAAGATACTATGTTTGTCCCTTTGAATCTTTAGAACAGATGAAAGAGGAGATCCAAGATCCAAGATACTTCACTATCCTGCGAGTCCTCATGGATAAGTTCACTGAGGAAGGCTCAACTGACACTAGAAACAATATTCTAGAAGAATACAAGGTGAAGCATGTGGATATTAAATTCCAACCCATCTTTGATAAGAAGCTGGATAACCGCATTTCAAATTTCGACCCAAATATCCCGGTTCAATCCATACATGGTGATATGATTCGCCAATACTTGGAAGAGCAAGCCTCCACAATTCCGCAGGAAGATTTAGAGAAGGGGCTAGATATTATCTCAGACCATGAGAATAAAACGAGTGAAGGCTAGGAATATTTATTCCTTTAAGAACTTAGATCTTGATCTAACAAAGTATAATGGTATTGTAAGAATCCTTGGAAACAACCTGGATTCTGGTGCATCAAACGGTGCTGGTAAGTCTGCTATCCTAGAGGTTATCACCCTAGGGATTTTTGGCAAGACTATTCGCAAGAGTAACGAAGACTCAATCGTAAACACTCAGTTCGGGAGTGGATTGTCCGTTACTCTTCTCCTAGATAAAGAGGGTGTTGGTGATATTGAGATCACTAGAACCAAGAGACCAACTTCTTTAAACTTTATTGTTAATGGTGTAAACCAAAACAAGGAAAATGCTCCCGAGACCCAAAAATATATCGAAGAGGTTTTAGAGACTGACTACAAGTCGTTTATGGCGTCTGTAGTATTTGGTCAGCACAGTAGTTTCTCCTTCCTAGATTCAAACCCTGAGGATAAGAGAAAGATCATCAGAAACTGCTTCAACCTGGATGACATGTTTGGTAAGCGTTCCGCTGTCAAGCAACTTAGATCGGGCTACAATGCAGAGATGAAGACTACACAAGTTTTCCTAGACAAGCTCCTGGTAGAGAGGGAGCGGCTAGGTGACCAGATTCCAAGTCCGAAGTATTCCCTTGTAGAGTTACCCAGCCTAGAAGATATCCTTGAGGCTGAACGTCAAATAGTTGAATCCAGGTCTAGGATAAGTGAGGCTCAAACATCGTTAAGAAAATATAGAGAGAAGATTAAGAAGCTTCAAGAATCAAAGGATGCTGGGGTATTCACAGAAGATAAGGAGTGTCCTGTTTGCAAAAACTCCTATCTTAAGTGTCAGACCCATGAAGACCTTGAGAGGATCACCGAAGGATTAGGAGAGTTTCAAGCAATTTCAATCATCGATCAAGGGACTGTTGACTTCAATGAAAAGAAAATCTTATCTCTTAAGCCTGAGTATTCTTCATCTGAGTGGGCAAAGTATAACGAGAAGAATAAGTTAATTGAAACTTCCCAAGTAAGTAGGGATCGACTTACTGAGGTAACCACTCAGATAGATGAATACTCAAGTAGAGTTAATGAGTTAGAGACGCTTATAGAGGTTATGAAGTTCTGGGAATTAGCCTTTTCAGAGAAGGGGCTCATTAAATACGTCATTCGTAACATCCTTGAGTATTTTAACTCAAAGTGCAACGAATACATCTCGATTTTAACTAGTAGCCAATTTACGATCGAGTTCACAGATGGACTAGAAGAAACGATAAAAAATAATGGCTTGGTTACTAAATACATCTCACTGTCCGGTGGTGAGAAGAGAAGAGTGAATCTTGCCATCATGTTAGCACTTCAAGATTTGAGTGCTAAGATTTCTAGAACCAACTGTAACGTAATCTTCTTTGACGAAGTTTGTGATAATATCGATGATTCAGGGATCAGCGCAGTAAATAATCTACTCGATGCGTTGAGATTGCAATACCCTGATAAGGTGCTATTGTTAATTACGCACAATACACACTTACAAGAGCTATTGAGCGAATCTCAATACATACTGGTTACAAAGAAAGAAGGATTGAGCACAATAGGATGACGATAAAGCAACTGGACGGATTAGGGCAGAAGATTTTTGAGCAACGATACGCATACCCTGGCGAGACAAAGTATAGTGAAAGATGCAAAGTAATGTCGAAGCACGTTGCATCTGTTGAGAAAGAAGGTGACGTAAAAACAGTTGAAACAAGATTCTTTGAAATCCTAAGTTCAGGCGACTTCGTTCCAGGTGGGAGGATCATTTATGGTGCAGGAAGGAATAAACAGAACCTTCTTAATTGCTATTCCATCGAACCAGAAGACACTGTGGAATCAATTGGAAAGTTGATTCAAGATATGTATCGCATCTCCTGTGGTGGAGGGGGTATTGGGTTTAATTTCTCCAAGATCCGACCCAAGGGTGACGATATTGGAAACATCAAGAATTCTGCACCTGGATCTGTTTCAGTGATGCAGATGATTAATGAGGTTGGTAATCATGTTAAGGCAGGAAAAAATAGACGAACGGCTCTTATGGCCCAACTTAACGTTACTCATCCTGATCTACTGGAGTTTCTGCATGTTAAACTGGATCTTTCTCAGCTAACAAACTTCAATATCTCAGTAGCAATCACTGACAGGTTTATTGAAGCTTGTGAGAATGATGAGGACTGGTATTTCAGATACAATAACAAGAACTATTATGTTTACTCAACCAACAGAGTTTCGCCCGATGGGCATTCCGAGACGATCAACATTGTCGCGCTAGATGAAGACGATGCGCTCTCTCGCGCTGTCAATCTTCATCTACGCCATCCCGATGATAAGTTTGAAGACACCCAAAAAGTAATCTTTAAAGCTATTGATCTCTGGGATAGAATTTGGAAGAACGCAGTTGAGTCTGGAGATCCTGGTATCTTCAACATCTCACTAACTAATCGCTACACTAATCTGTCGTATTTCCTAGAGATGAATGCGACCAACCCCTGTGGGGAAATTCCACTTGACTCTTACGCAAATTGCTGTCTTGGTCATGTTAACCTATCCAATATGCTTACTGATGATTGCAAGGATGTTGATTGGAAGAGACTGGCTAGAACCATCAGATCAGGGATTAGATTCCTAGACAATGTTCTCACGGCAAACCACTACCCAATTGAAGAGTGCAGAACAGCAGGAGAGAGGTCGCGTAGAATTGGTCTTGGCACTATGGGGCTCCATCACATGCTTATCAAAATGGGCCACAAGTATGGTTCAGATAAGTGTATCGAGTTCCTTGAGAGACTATACGCAACCATTCGTGACGAATCCTACTTGGCTTCCATGTATCTCGGAAGAGATAAGGGCTCTTTCCCAGAATTCGAATCCAAGAAGTTCCTTGCTGAAGAATTTGCCAAGACGCTTCCAGCCAGAATTCGAATGCTCATTAAAGAGAATGGAATCAGGAACGGTGTAATGCTAACTGCTGCTCCTACGGGAACTATTTCTATGGTTCATGGAGCCTCAACTGGTATTGAGCCAATCTTTGCTCCGATGTATAAGAGACGCTACAGAGAAGGTAATGTTTGGAGAGATACTGTTGTTCTTGATCCAATGTTTAAGGAAGCTCTTGAGCAGGGTAAGGACCATTCACACATTGTTGGAGCCTACGATGTTGATCCTGAGGAACACATGATGGTTCAAGCTACACTTCAACGTTACATTGATAATGCTATCAGTAAGACAATCAATCTACCAAATGATGCAACACCTGAAGAGATTTCCAAGATCGCTTTGCGGTATGCTCCTTACTTGAAGGGAATGACTGTTTACCGTGCGGGAAGTAAGGGAACTCCTGAGATGCCTGAGCCTCTTGAAGCTATCCCAACTACTCCTGCTAACATTCTCAAGTATGCAGTTCCCCTTATGAATGATGGAATCGAATCAGAACAAGCTCCTGCCGCTTGTAGAGTTGATGGTGGTGGCTGTGGCGACTAAGGTAGACTACTTTAAATCAAGAACTGTGTATCTACTTGAGTTAGCTAAATACACAGATATGAGTCTTACTCGTCTCATGGAATTCATTGAGGCTCCCGACCCTTCTAAATACTGTTATGACTCGGTTGGGGATACCCATACTGTGATGGATTGGATTTGTCAGCATGTTTCCCCCAGGATGGACGATCATGCTGACAAGGGTATTGAACCTCCTACCCCTGCTTACCTAACACATGTGTCCCTTCATTGGGAAAGAGGTAGATTTAGATACTGGCTTTGGAATAAGGAAAAGAATGGAACAAGATAAAGATAGAGGAGTTGACTACGAAGTTGTAGACGCTGAATTAGAAAGAATGAAACGCATGAGTGCAAGAATTTCAGTTATGGATCCAAAGAAGATGGAAGAGATGTATGAGAAGATTAGAACTATGTCTCAAAAGGTGTTTGAAGAGTATGGAATCTCTGTAGAGTAATGTTTATTAACTATAAGTGTAATTCATGTGAGAATATAGATATTAGGTATATCTGGAAAGAGGATGACGGAACCTATACTGAAGAGGTTCTTACTAAGTCTGCAACCAAAGCTCAATTGGAAGCAATGGATGACTCAGATGACCCAAGGGATTACGATGTATACAAAACCATTGTGTATAAGACTGAGAATCCACCAGAAAAAGTCAAATGTCTAAAGTGTAAGAAAGTAGCTATTAGGGTAGTTGTTGATGCTCCTAGTGCCTTTGTAAAGGGATCCACTCACACCAAGAAGAAACAGATCGAGCAACGTATCATGAACGGTATGGGTAAGGCTGAAGCCGAGAAATTCTATGCTGACTCCATCACAAACTCCAAAGAACGAATGAAGTCTGGTGGAGATGCTCACTACAAGAAGGTTGATCCAAACATGGAAGTGTTTAGAAAGGCTGGATTAGCTAAGAAGAATACTGATAAGGAAACGGCTCATAAGAAAGAGTTCCTCCAAGCTGCTAATGCTAAAATGATCAAAAATAAAGATACGAAGTAATAACAAGATTTCCTACACACACAAAGCTCTATAAACACCGTATGCCCTATAATCTGTCAGACAACACTCAACGCGGTTGTCTTTACCTCCTGAAGCACGATATTGAGTTCTTCTCTCAAGTCGTCGCCATCGTCAAGCCTGAATACTTTGAATCCACAGGTTACCAAAACATCTATATTGGGATAAGGGACTTCTACGATAAGTATCGCACCCTCCCTACCGACTCGGCCTTAGTAGACTTCATTAAAAACAACTCTACTGAGAAGGATGATTATGACTACGAGGATGAGATCCTTTTAATCAACAGTATTGATAAGTCTATCTTTGATACCCGAGAGTTTATCATGGATACTGTTGAGGACTTTGCAAAGAAGAGTGCTATCAAATCAGCAATTACTATCTCAGCCAACATGCTAAACAAAGGGGATCATGATTATGGACTGATTGAATCTCTTATTAAAGATGCACTTCTAGTAAACCGTAATGTTGATGTTGGGCAGGATTACTTCTCAGATGTAAACAATCGTCTGAAGAGAATGTATGAGGATAAGGATAGGGATCGGTTCAAGACGATTCTTCCAACTCATAACAGAAACCTGGAAGGTGGGCTCTGCCGTAAGGAACTTGCTATTGTTGTAGCTCCTCCTGGTGTTGGAAAGTCTCTGTATCTGGTTAACCAAGGTGCCAAGGCTGTAATTGAGGGTAGAAATGTTCTCTACGTTTCCCTGGAAATGAGTGAGGATAAGATTGGCAACAGATTCGACTCTGTGATGACCAAGCTTAAGAACTCAAAGCTGAAGGAGCCTGTGGTTCAACTACAGCTTCATTCTCGCCTTGAGTATGTCCAGAAAGAATGCTCAGGGCGTCTAATCATTAAGGAGTTCCCAACGGGTGGGTCTAATGTTAATCAGCTTAGGGCTCTTCTGGTGCAGTTGAGGCTACACTCAGATTTCATCCCCGATCTGATTATTGTTGACTACTTGGAACTTCTCCGTCCTAACCGTATCATTGATTCGGAATACATGGCTCAACAGCGGATTGCAGAAGAGTTGAGAGGTTTGGCAGTAGAGCAGAATGTTCTCCTTTGGACTGCATCCCAGACTAATAGAGAGGCTCGTAAGGTTGATATTATTACGGATGCTCACCTGGGTGATTCCTACGGAAAGATTCGTCCTGCTGACTGGGTTATCTCCTTGAACCAAAAACAGGAAGAGTATGATAAGGGCCAGATGAGAATCTATGTATTAAAGGCTAGAGACTCCAAGCAGCACTATCTAACTCCAGTGATTGTTGATTACTCAACATTACGGATCGAGGAACCTGAGCATGAAGAAGAGCAACCCGTCGAATGATAACTTCCCTTTTATAAAAGATAAGAAACACATCTACAATTTACTGGATGAACAAGGATTTCAGACAGTAGATATTGGATGGTCAGTTCTTACTTTTGAACTTCTACCTGAGATTAGATCAGAAGGTGACGACTGTGATGGGCTCACAGATTTCTCTGGAAAATCGATAAAATTGAGCATGAATCTAGACGATCTGGAGGCCCGAGAGACTATCATACACGAGCTAATGCACTGTATGCTAGAGACCCTAGGTATGCACGAGAGTCATTTTAATTCTGACCTCCTTAGGACAACTAATGAGGTTTTAGCCTTAACCTTATCAAAGCAACAAATTGTATTTGATAGGTTAAACCCTGGTTTATACACATTACTTAATGATCTTCCAACCAAAAATAAAAGTAAGCGATCTTGATAACCTGACACAGGTTTTATACCAAGAGGCTAGCGATGAAATTTCAATAATTGTTGATAATTGCATTGAGCCTGAGATGGGTAAACTGCCTGCATACTTCTACTACTATTACGGGCTTATGGTCACTTCAAAGTATAGGTTTCAGAGAGCACAAACTGAATACGAAGAAGCCAAATCTGAGTTCCTAAACTCAAAACGAGCAGGTAGTGTGAAGCTATCTGTTGCTGCTGGAGATGATTTAGCTAACGCACAATCCTCCCTGCAAGAGCTACATAAGCTAGCAACAAATCGTGAACTAATTTACGCTTTTATGAAGGGTATTTGTAACACGCTTGAGCACAAAAAAGATATGCTTGTCCAACTCTCGGCTAACAAGAGACAGGAAATCAAGATTAACCAGTAAACCGTTAGAAACACTCAAACACAATAGCAAAATAGGAAATTAATATGACCTCACTAGCAGAACTCAGAGAACGTCACAAGAAAATGGTCGATGACCAGGAGAATAAAGGTGGAGCAAAGGGACCAAGCGATTACGCATCCTTTGCAAAGGGAAGCAATATGGTTCGCTTCCTGCCTGGAGTAGAAAACCCGCTGGAATTCTACAAGGAAGCCCACCTCCATAAGTATAAGGATTCCGAAGGGAATTGGAAGAGCTACCGTTGCCGTAAGGCTTCAGGTGAAGAATGCCCAGTATGTGAAGTCTACTGGGATCTTTGGAAGCGTCACAAGGCACTTGATCTTGGAAAGGATGCACAAGGCAGAAACAATAAGTCAAAGTATGGAAACATGGCAACGCTCATTAAGGGCAAGCCACGTTACTTCGCTCTGGCAGTCGTTCGTGGCCTACAAGAAGCTGGGGAAGATCCAGTTAAGTATGTTGCAATGAGCCAGCAACTCTTTGACAGAGTTATGGGAACCATTGTGGATGAGGATTATCAGTTGGAAAAGGATCCTGATAACACGACGATCCTTTCGATTGAGGATGGAAACGACTTTGATGTCAAGCTGACAGATCAAGGTGAGTTTGTTTCCTTCTCGGAATCGAAGGCTAAGGTTAAGAAGACCCGTGCAGGAACTCCTGCCGAAGTGGCAGAATGGATGGAGACCAAGCTTAATCTCGCAACTCTTACTACCCCTGGAACCTATGAGGAAGGAAGAGAAATTGTGCAAATGCTTGAAGCATCACTAAATACAGTAGTAACCGATGCGGAGTCCGAGGCTAAGAAGCCCGTTTCCGCCGAAGTAGATGATGCTACTTTCGAAAAAGGACTTAAAACATAATGAACAAATGGAATAAGCTTTTACTAGGACTTATGGTCGCTATGGTAATGATCTTGCCATCTTGCGAAGTTTGGAGAAGTATGACGGAAGATCGTGTTTTAACCACGTATTCCAATGTCAAAGAAGAATTCAAGGAAACGGCTGTTCCATTTGACCTTAATCTTTTAAAGAATATCCTACCAAAGGATGTTGCTGAAAGATTTAAGGACGCTGGTAACGAACTAGTTTTTGTGGATAAGGATTCTGTAAAGGAATCCGATCCTGAAAAGGTGATTGATGTTTCAGACCCTGAAAGCTCTATTGAGGGCATTATAGGTGTGGGACTTTCTCTCGCAAAGACTGCATGGCCCGGAGTTGCTGCATTAGAAGTTATATGGCTACTATTCTCAACTCGTAAGAGAAAGCACTACACAGATGCTATTAAGAAAGCTGCACCATTCAATGGCAAAGTCGAGCTACTAGACGCTGTTATGTCCCTTGGTCGTGGGTTAGGTCTAGCCCATAGTTCTAAAGATTCGAAAGCCGCATTCGAGGAAGGTGATCTAAAAAATGCTAAGTCGGCCTAGAACTGAGTAATCTATAAAATCTGCCTCCTGTGGTTTAATGCCATGGGAGGCAGATTTTTTCATTTCGCATGGACTATAATCATAGCCTATGCGTAAACTTAGAATCCTTGTAGTATTTGCTAATCACGGGGGATGTAGTTACTATCGTCAGCTATCTCCTATGAAGATGATGTCTGAGGAACTTCCTGATAAAGTTGAGGTTCGCTACACTGACAATCCTTTGATGCTGGACCCAAAGACTGGGAAGACGGCACCTACTGAAACCTTAGTAGATATGAATTGGGCAGACGTAGTGTTCGTAGCCAACATGCTAAAGTATGGTGGGCCTTACACTGCTAGAGTTGGTGGTATAGCGAAGCAGCTTGGTAAGTTCTTCCACTTTGACACTGATGATCTTCTAACAGATTTATATGAGGAACACCACTTGTTTGATGTCTATAAGGATAACAAGCTTGGGGATGTTACGAAATACCTTTACAGCATCTCCGATCTGACCACTGTTACCCAGCCTAAGTTCGCTCAGAGAATTAGACCATTTTGTGGTAAGGTATTGGCGGTTGTCCGAAACACCCTCGACTACACGCTTCCAGCCTGGAATCACCCAAAGAAGAAGACCAAGTTTGCCAAGGTAGGGTATGCAGCAGGCATCCATCACAGAGGCGATGTTAAAGTGTTTTCTTCCATTCCCCACATCACTAACCAAAAAGTGGGTAAAGAGAATGTGAGATGGGACTTCTACGGGCATCCACCACCTGACCCTAACAAACCCAAGGATGGATGGGAAGCAAAGGTCTGGCCAGAATACCTTGCAAGCCTCCTGAAGGGTTTCAAGGGGCACAAAAACTACATGGTCCACTATGCGTTGCCCCCAGATGCTTACGGTGTCTACTGTGCGAATATGGACATTGCAATCGCTCCGCTGGAGATGAATAACTTTAACGATTCAAAGTCAGATATCAAAGTAGCTGAATGCTCCCGCTATAAAATTCCTTTGGTTGCAAGTAATGTAGGATGCTATAGTGATACTATCATCAATGGGGAGACTGGCTATCTGCTGGATCCCGAGGCTCCTAAGGGCGAGTGGGTAAAAGTTCTCACAAAGCTTATTAAAGACAAGAAGCATAGAGAAGAGTTGGGTAATAATTTACACGATAGAACAAAAGATCTATTTAACGGAAGAAAGAGTGCTGCAATGAGATACGATCTATACATTAAGGCATTCAAAGATACAGGTTTCAAATATGATTAAGGTAATGACTGGTTACTCTGGCCCAGGTGGAAGCACGGTAGCTTTCAACAACCTTGTGAACTTATTTAACAAGAGTGGTTTAGAGGCTAGATTGTATGGTCCCCAACTTTGGGAAGGGATAAACTGCAAGTTTATGCAGGGGTTTGTGGAGCCTAAACTTGAAGATACGGTAATCTACCACTTCATGATGACTCCAAATAAGCCTTGTAAAAAGCTAATCCTCTCCTGTCATGAGACTAACCTTTACCCAATAGCAAAAATTCCTGATTTGAGGTATGACAACATTCACTTTGTGTCTAAGTTTCAAGAGGATTGGCATGGGGTTTCAGGAACAGTAATTCCTAATATTATCACTCCCTTAACGTGTGATGTATTGGTTAATGGTGAGGTAGTAGGTATTATTGGTAGTGTGGATAGGAATAAGAGAATTCCGTTGTCCATTAAGAGAGCATTGGATGATGACTTTACGGATATCAGAATCTATGGAGGAATATCTGACCCTAAACACTTCCTACAGGATATTGTTCCTCTTTTAGGTGAGAAGGTTAGGTATTGTGGGGTTTCCCATGATATGCAGAAGGTTTACGATACCTTGACTCACGTTTACCATTCCCCCCTACTAGAGACCTATAATATGATTAAAGCCGAGTGTGCGGCTGCTGGAGTGGTTTACCGAGGGGAAGAGGGAAACGACACAAAGGCGGAAGTTTGGGGTTCAGAGAGAATTATGATGGCATGGGCGGAACTACTCAATGATTAACAAAATTGCATTTATCGGTGGCTTTGACAGATTGTATGATGAGGAAGGAAAGGCTAAGTCCTTTGAGGCAATTGGATATGAGGTTGGTAGGTTTGATGAGGTAGGATTCAACGAACATAGCTTTAAGGACTTGATTGCCTTTAAGCCTGATATGGTGATGTCCCCAAAGTATGGAATTCACCCGGAACTACTTGTTCAGCTATTCCAATACTGTAAGGAAGAGGGAGTAGTCACCACCGCATGGCACCCAGATTTATACCACTATGGTCCCCACATTGCTGGAGAGAACCGCATGGATATGGTTGCTAACCGGATCGGGCTTTGGGGATGTGACTATGTGTTCTCCCCTGATGGAGGATCAGATAGTAAAAGGTTCTACGATAGTTGTAATGTCAACCACCACCTAATCCGCCAAGCACCCTACCATGAAACTGTGGGGCGTAACACCTCAGCAGATATCTCTCATATTACTACTAAGGAAGTGGTTCCTATACTATTTGTAGGATCAACCTACAACATTCCCGACCACTTTAGGCTTCACATGCTGAATAATCTGAAGGTAAAGTATGGGGATGATTTCCTTTGGTTAGGGCAAGGAGAGCACGATGTCAGAGAGGAAGAACTAAGCACTCTAATTGGCAGGTCAAAAGTTGTAATTGGAGATTCCTTTTACTTCCCTGGATATTGGTCTAACCGTATCTATGAGACCATTGGCAGAGGAGGATTATGTATCCATCCTTATGTTCCTGGTATTGAGGATGAGTTTACTCCTAGGAAGCATTGTGAGTTCTTCCCTAGATGGAGTTTTGACGAGCTTTACAGGACTATCGATTACTACCTCAAACCAGAGAATGAGGAAGAGAGACAAAGTATTATTTCTTTAGGGATGGAGCATATTAAAAAGAACCATACTCTATTGGATAGGTGTAGAGACTTAATGTGGATTATTAACCATGACGTATAATGTAAGCAGTGTGGAGTTTTGGAAAGAACGAATTGAGATGGGTAAGAGTAGAGGTATTCTACACCACAGCATCTACGAGCTAGATATTGCTGGTTGGGAGGCGGTAGAGAAGCGTCATATGGCACTTGCCTTCGAACATATCAGCGTTACAGACGATAGCGTGCTTGATATCGCTTGCGGTTATGGTAGAATAGCGAAGTATTTCATGCCGAGATACTACACTGGAGTTGACTTCTCAGAAGACTTTATTGAGATTGCTAAAGAGCACAATCCCCACCACAAGTTCCTGCAAGCTGACATCACCAAACTTCCATTTGAGGATAACACCTTTGAGTGGGGTATTGGTGTGTCTATTAGGGCAATGATCCAACGTGAGGTAGGTGAGGATGTATGGAAAGCCATGGAAAAAGAGTTACAAAGAGTATGCAATCATCTTATCTTCTTTGAGTATTCAGATGGTAAGGGAAATCATGGGCGTGAGCCCTATGAAGTTATCCATAAAGGGTGTTTAATTAACGAGGTAAGAACAAGTGGGATCTAGTGACAATAATAGGCTGGAGCTAATTGCTCTGGAGAAGCTGAGAGAGTATTCAACCATTGTGCCAAAGACAATCCTAGAGGTAGGATCACAACATGGGCAGGATGCCGAAAGATTGCGTAAGCATTTTGATATGAGTCCAAACGATGTCTACATTGTTGAAGCTCACCCAGACTTCTACACCAACATTTGTAAGGAGTTCCCATTCTTCAATGTGTTTAACTTTGCCGCTGGTGACTGTGAGAAGATGGTGGAGTTTAATGCCGCACTAAACGCAGACGACGGTAGATCTTCCGTCCTAGGTAGAGATATCTACGACCCAAAGATCTTTAAGAAGGTTGAAGTTCCAATGATTAGACTGGATGGGTTCTTCGGTAATGTTGGGATTAGTAGTGTTGATATCTTCAAGCTTGATGTGGAAGGGTTTTCCCTAGAAGTCCTTAGAGGGTGTGGTAAGATGCTACGGAACATTAAGTGTATTCAGGTAGAAACTGAGTATGGGCAGATGTGGGATAGGCAGAGTGTGACACTAGACAACTACAAATTCCTTACAGAGAACGGTTACAGTCTAGTGTGGCACCATAATATTGCTAACCTACAAGACGATTCAATTTGGATTAGAAAGGAGTATTTACGATGAATATTAGTTGGGTAACACATGGTGATGCTGGTTGGATGGAGCCTGTAATCTTCCACATGAGATCCTTGGGGCATAATGTGGGAATAAATAAATGTGAAGGACATTATGACATTATCTTTGGAGCTTCTATTAGTGCTCAAGCATCCATTGAGAAGATCCATTTGCAATTTCCTTCTATTCCAATGGTAAATTACAACTGGGATGTTTACGAGTGGGCTTTTAATAATTGGCCTTCAAGTGTATTCCCTTACAACCTGGGTCAATACAGTAAGCTCCTCCGTGAGAGTGCTATTGTAATGTGCCCTTCCAATTCAGTGGTGTTGAGGAATGGAGAATTTTTCCAACTACCATTGGAGAAGAATGTTATTGTCAAATCCTTCGCTCGTCAATTGGATATAAATCCTGCTTCAGTAAGGGATGATAATTTCGTATACATGCCTCTAAGGCAGATCCCGGACAAGAACCTAGGATGGTTCGAAAGAGCTACCACTGAGATGGGTATCCCAACCTATATCAGTGATAAGAAACTTTCTGAGGAAGACTACAAGGACAAGCTAGCCTCCTGCACCTTCATTGTGTGCCCATGGATGGAAGCTTCCACAGGTGGCCTTTCACTCATTGAAGGAGCTTCCGCTGGCAAGCCAGTTTTGTTCTCCAACAGTCCATATATGGGAGCCAATGATTACTTCGGGGATAAGGGGTTCAAGTTCCAATGGGATAGCTACCCTGACTTCAAGGCGTCATTAGGACACCTTTGGAACCAGAGACTTAAGGTTGACTATGGACAAGAGTTCTCTGATTACTACAAGCCTGAAAGGATGGCTGATGATATGCTAAAGGAGTTTTCAAAGCTGTGATAAAGGTATACATTGCGACATCTAGACCTATTGGAGAGAAGTGTATAGCCCACGCCAAGAAGCGTATGCCTAAGGGATACCAATTAACAGATGTTATGGAAGACTGTGATATCCTAATTTCTGTGATGTATGATACACTATTAACTGAGGAGTTTATCAAATCTAGAAGGTGCTACAACTTCCATCCTGGTATTCTTCCTAGGTGGAGAGGTTGTGGAGCATTTTCTATGGCAATATTAAATGGGGATGAGAACTTTGGTATTACTCTCCACCAAATTGATGCTGGTGTGGACACAGGGTATATAATCTCCACTTTGGAGTTTCCTATACTTCCTACTGATGACGTAAACAGTCTATTTCAGAAAGGTATGGTGATGATGTATAATATGTTTACTCTAAACCTACCAAGTATTTTGGTTGGGGACTATGGGTATGCTACTCCTTCTAAAGAAGGCTATGTGAGTAACTACACCTCTAGACGAGAGTTAGAGGGTAAATTGGATATAACTAATATGGTTAGAGCTTTCTCATTTCCTGGTAAGTCTCCATTATTCTATACTGATAGAAATGGTAACAAGGTAACAATCTCATGGTAGTAGGATCCATTGTATTTGCAGCTAATACCGGATTGGGTATACTAGCTAGATCCTTCTATGATAACGGAGTGGTTAATAAGGTATTTATTGTTGCCCATCCTAAGTATGGAAAGAATGAGGATTGGTATGAGGATGAGGATGTGTGTAATTCCCTTAGGGAATTGATATCATCTGTTGATACTGTGTTGCTCTTTGAGGTAGCTGACCTACTAAATGGGACTGATTGGGCTATTATGGAGGCTATTCAGAAAGCTGGAAAGCGGGTAGTCCTTATGCCAATGTATGAGTCAACACCCACACCCGAATATATTGATCCTGACCTATGGCTATTCCCCTCAAAGCTGGACGAGTTGGCCTACCGGAAGAAGGGTATCTATGGACAGACTCTCCCAATTCCAGTAGATGTTCCCTGGAGGCTTAGGAGTAAGGCTGAAGTGTTTATTCATAACGCAGGAAGCTCAGGTAGCCAATACATGGATAGGAATGGGACAGAGGTTCTTCTAAAGGCTCTTCCTTATGTTAAATCTGATGCCAAAATTATAATAAGGGGTAGAGATATCAGGTTTAATGACCTTAATCTTCCAAATGTTACTACAGTGAGTCAAGACATTCCTTACAGTGAGCTTTGGAATGAGGGTGATGCGTTCATCTTCCCCGAAAGAATTAATGGATTATGCCTGCCCTTGCAGGAGGCCCACGCTGCTGGTATGCTGGTGATAGCTGGTAATAGGTTCCCGGTTAACTGCTGGCTTCCTAATGAACCTCTCATTCCCGTGACCGAGACTCTAGTTACTGGAAAATATTGGCAGGATGTGATGATGGCTGACTATAATGCAGAGAGCCTAGCCGCATCTATTGATAGCTGGTATGGCAGAGACATCACATGCTTCTCCGAAGTAGGACAAGCTTGGGCAAAACAAAACTCTTGGGATAAACTGAGAGGTAAGTATTTGGAACTATTATGAGGACAATTAAGAACGCAAAGGTATGTGTGATCGGTGGAGCTGGTTTTCTTGGATCTCACTTGGTAGATTATTTGGTTAATAAGAGAAACTGCGAAGTGCTGGTTCTCGACAATCTAATCACAGGTAGCAAGAAGAATATAAACTCTAAGGCTACTTTTAAGTGGTTTGATATTCGGGACAGTGAGGACGAGTTATCCAGAATCCTAGCAGATAACAATATTGAGTATGTGTTCAACTATGCAGCAGAGCCCTACATTCCTGAGTGCTTTGAGCGCCCCATGCATTTCTTTGATATTAATGCTACCTCTGTATTGAGAGTGTTGAACGCTTGTCAGAAAGCAGGAGTCAAGGCTATTCTTCAAGTATCATCTGCTGAGATTTACGGAGACATGGTTGGTAAGATTAAGGAGACTGATATGGTTGAGGCACACTCCACCTACGGAGTCTCCAAGCTTGCTGCCGATGGGTTAGTGCAAGTTCGTTGGCGTGAAGCTAAAGTTCCTGCTATTGCAATGCGCCAATTCAACTGTATTGGTGAAAGAGAATCCCATGCCTATGTTGTCCCTGAGATCATCTCACAACTGGCAAACTCACCCAATATTACCTTAGGAAACAACTCTTCAAGAGACTTTCAATATGCTGGTGATGCAGTTCGTATGGCTGTCAACCTTCTAGAAACAGGAGACTTTGGGGGTGTATACAACATGGGTAGTGAGGATACAATTAGTATCTATGATCTGGCTGAATTGATTGGTGAGATTATGGGCTATGAGGAAATTAAAATCACTGTTGATGCAGCTAAGGTTAGACCCTGGGAGATTTGGCATCTTCAATCAGACAACACCAAGTTATTTGAGACTATTGATTATCGACCTGAGTTCTCTCTAAGAGAAGGGCTTACGGCTACCATTGAATTCTTTAACAAAAACAACAAAGTATGGGACTTCCAAGCTACCAACGCCTAGAGAATAAGTTTGCTGAGTATATCGGCGTGAAAGACGCGGTAACAGCTAATACTGGAACTGCCTCTCTTCACCTAGCTATTGAGGCTAAACAATACCCAATAGGGACTGAGATTATCGTCCCTAACTTCACAATGATTGCAACAGCTTGGGCAGTCACATATGCGGGACATACTCCTGTGTTTGTTGGCTGCTCCGAATATGATTACAATATTGATCTAGCTAGTATTGAGGAGTGTATAACTGAGAAAACAAAGGCTATCATGGTGACGCACATTTATGGTAGAGTCTCTCCAATGGCATACCTACACACTCTATGTGCAAAGCATGACCTAGACCTTATTGAGGACTGTGCAGAAGCTCACGGGGCTGTATACTGGGATGGGCCATTTAGTGGAAAGATGGTTGGATCTGCCGGTATTGGATGTTTCTCTTTCTTCAAGAACAAGATCATCGCTGGAGAAGAAGGTGGAATGGTCACTGTGCGAGACGACCCAGAATATGCCAAGAGGCTTAGAAGCATGAAGAATATGGCATTCACTCCTGAGCATAACTATGTGCATGAAACCAAAGGTTTCAATTACAGGATGACTGATTCTCAAGCCCAGTTAATCTTACATTCATTAGACGATGTGGAATTCAGCATCCAAGAGAGGTTTAGAGTTGCTAAGACTTACGATGAACGGCTTCCATCCGAAGTAAAGAAAGATGCCCGTAGACATGCTGTATGGGTATACGATATTATTACTGAAGATCCCAAGGGGCTTGTGGAGTTTTTGAATAAGCATGGGATCGCCGCTAGACGCTTCTTCTCACCTATGAGTTCTCAACCCTCACTTTCCATGGGAGTTGCAGCTAAGTATCCACGAAATTGTATCAACGCCCATGAGAATGGTTGTTATCTGCCTGTGAATCCCCTTATGACTAAACATGAAATTTGGGGTATCTGTTTACTAGTAGAAGTTTTTCTACACAAGAAAAAATCTTAGTTCGTGAGTTTAAAGAGGATCTGTGATGGCTATAATGTCTCCATGTCCCGCAAACAGGACTGTGAGATGGTTAAGATCTACCTCCAAAACAATCCAGGCAGGTTCGCCCCTGTCCATCTTTTAATAAACTACGAAAACAAAATTATGCTAAAATTTAAGAAGAAAATTCTGCCACTTCACATTGGAGTGGTCCTAGATGAATCAGGTTCCATGAGTTACATCAAGGAAACTGCAATTACCTCCCTCAACGGCCAACTGGAAAGTTTCCGAAATGAGGCTGCTGCAAATGGAATTGAAACCACTATTTCGATTTCAACTTTCTCTTATGAGATTAAGGAGTTTGTAAAGAATATCCCTATTGCTGATACTGAGGATATTGATTCCGAGTCCTTCCGTCCAAGTGGGGGAACTGCCCTTAATGATGCTATTGGTAGCATGATTAACACACTTAAGGAAAAGACTGGAATGTATCTCCTGTTGGTTGTTACCGATGGTGATGAAAACTCTTCTAGGAAATACAACGCTCAAACAATCAAGGATATGGTTGTCGGTTCGATCGCTACTGATGTGTGGACCTTTGCTATGTGTGTTCCACCCGGACATAAGTCCAGCACCTCTCGTAACTATGGTATTCCCTTGGAGTGTATCTCTGAGTGGGAAGCTACGAAGTATGGGACTAAGGTGATGACACAAAACATCCGAAGTTCAAACACTGGCTTGTTTACCCGTTATGCTGCTGGCAAGACTCGTTCTTTCAGTTACTTCACGCCTGACCTGAATAACCTCGCCCAGTCTACGGTCGCTGCTAACCTGGACGAAGTTACGGATCAGTTCAAGGCTCTCTCCGTGCTTAGTAAGCAATCGATCAGAGACTTCATCCAAGGAGAGGGTTATACTTTCCAAGTTGGTGATAACTTCTACCAGTTGACTAAGAGTGAGACGATTCAGGATTACAAGGATATCATCATCCAATCCAATGGGGATGGAGCTTTGTATACTGGTGAGAATGCTAGAAGTCTACTACGTCTGCCAGAAGGATCGTCAATTGCTCTTAACCCAGCGAATACAACTGACTACACGATCTACATCCGGTCAACCTCTTGGAACCGTAATTTGATGCCCAACTCTAAGGTGTTGCTTCGAAACGCAACTCAACGTAGAGCGGTCAGAAAGATTGCAAAGAGAACCACACGGAGAATCAGAGGAACTTTTTCCTAATGAAGTTTAAGGATTTCGCGGAAGCGGTTGCCAGGACAGAAAATCCCGGACTAACAGCAGAGCAGAAAGCCAGTAACTGGGCTCTCGGCATTGCTGGAGAGTCTGGGGAAGTTGTGGAGCTTATTAAGAAACACCTCTACCATGGTAAACCTTTGGATCTCTGTGATCTAGAGAAAGAGCTAGGTGATGTATTATACTACGTGCAAGCAATGTGTAATCTATTCGGACTTGAGTTTGAAGGATGTATGGACTTTAACGTGTTGAAGCTACAAGAAAGATATCCGAATGGGTTTGTTGAGGGTGGTGGAGTAAGAAATGCCTAAGTTTCGTAAGAAGCCTGTTGTTATTGACGCGGATCAGTTTCCGTTTGACCCAAAAGATGTCTACACCAAGGATTTTCCCCAAGGTGTGTTCATTGATGAAACCTCACCAACGGGGTATAGTATTCAAACACTAGAAGGGCAATACCATGTGACTCCAGGTGATTGGATCATCACAGGAGTTTCAGGGGAAAGATATCCCTGTAATCCCGACATCTTCCTAAGAACCTATGATCCTGTGAAAGAAATTACAAACAACGATATTGAAAACGATGGTAACTAAAATGAAAAGTAATTCTGAAATGTATGGTGCAATCGTGGATTGCCTTCAAACCGCGCACACGCAACTCGTAATCGCTGATGCTATTGAAAGTAATACCCAAATTGAGGATGAAGGAAGGGATGGGTATACTCAAGGAGAGTTTGCACATCAGTTATCAGCCACTTTGGAACAGTTCATTCACCTATCTGTGAAAGCTATGGCTCTTTATACGCGAGTGCAGGATATTGAGGCAGAAGAAAACGACGAAATCTCGGAAGATTAGCGTTCAGATTCGGGCTACCTTAGCTATAATGGTAGCTCACGAGGACGAAATACAGATGAACAAGCAATCAATACTACTTAATAAGAAGCGGCTCCTGTTGCTTCCATCCGGTCAAGGAACCAGACGCCAAGCCTTCGATCAAAGAGGTATGGTTCTCCAAGCGGAAGTGATGTCATTGGGCTTTATCCTCTCACCTGAGGCAATGGAGCAGTTGACAACTTTAACGGAAAATCGCTTCAACACTGTGTTTCGTCAAACCCTGACGAACCTCAAGAAAGTTGTAGGTGCAGATGTTACCTACACTCCAATGTATCCCGGTTTCCCATCCCAAGTGATGGAAATGGGAGCGATGAGGCTTTACGGTAATGCTTTGATGCACTATTGGTCGGGTGGAGCTTGGCAACCCGATTACCATCAAGGTAACATGCAAGCACCACAATTCGAAAACTCTAAGTTCCGAGAAATCGGTCTAGGGAAAGAAGAAGATGTGCTGCTTACCCTTAGTCAAATCCTAGCATCTAATGCTTCGATCACCGACTATGACAAGAAGGTTCTAACCTATCTCTTTAACAACTACGAGGACAACCAGCTAATGCAGGTTCTCCCTCCCGCAATCCCGTTCAAAGAGAACATGGCATTCTTCGTTGGAGAGTGTTTGGATAGTGACCGTCCTTCCCTGGGCATGGCTGCACTAAAGACTGCAACCGATGTTCTAAGAGTTTGCACCCATCTATCCGGTGGAGATATTTCCCTTGCAACTAACACTAAGTTTAAGAGCTTCGGTCGTAAGTTCAGAAAGGCAGTTGTTTACCGTCTAAACGTGATAGCACGAGATGACGATATCTTCCGCCATCGGGGTAAGTGGATTCGTTTAGCACACTCTTTGCATACAGGTGAATACGCTTACGCAAAGAACCTAAATGCAATTGTTTCTCGACTACGCAGTAAGGACTACAAGCATCTCTCCTACGAGGCGAATGTTGAAAGATTTATTACCTCCGGCAACTATGGTGAAGCTTCTACTCTTCTAAAGAAGAGACCTGGAGTGTTCGCAAGAAAGTTGGATAACCTTCTACGGAAGTCTAATGTGCGTATTGGTAAGGGTATCCTAGAGAACTTTGCCTCTGTAGCAGATGAAATTGATACGAGAGTATTGATGCAACTGTTCGGGCACTTTAGAACTCGTGCAACTGGACCTGCTGAAAGACTTGTATTCCCGAAGGGTAGTGCTGCTAAGGCAATCCTCTTAAAGACAAAGCTTCCAACTTTGAATCCTTCCATTGTAGATAAGGTTATGGATACGATCCAAGCCTCCCTGCAAAATAGGTTCTCTAAGCTGGAGTCCCTTGGAAAGGTATTCTTGAGTAACGATCTTGAAGGTTGTCCGATCCCTCTCTCTCTGAGAAGCGCATCGGAAAGCCTAGAGACTGTCGCAAGAGGCACCAGATTCAACCTAACGGACAAGAATACCCTACGCCTGTTCATCTACTGGAAGGGCAGAGATATCGATCTTAGTGCTTCCTTCTTGGATGCTGAGTTTAACCACAAGTCCGACGTTGCTTACACAAACTTGAGGGATGGCACAATCTCTTGTCACTCCGGTGATATTACGAATGCTCCTGATGGTGCAGCAGAGTTCATTGACATTGATATGACTAAGGCTTTGAAGGCCGGATACAGATATGTTGCAATGCAAGTATATGTGTATTGTGGACCTAGCTTTAAGGATCACGAAATCTGCTACGCAGGTTGGATGACCCGAGACATGCCTGATTCAAGTGACAAGTATAACGCTAAGTATGTTGACCAAAAGGTTAATCTAACCCAAGGTAGTTCAAGGGCTGTTCCTGTTATCTTTGACATGCAAGCACGACAAGCAATCTGGATGGATCTTGAGGGTGGCACAGACATCTTTAGAAACTCCAACAGACGTATACCAAATAACACGATCACAAATCGTGCGACGACACTAGATATTGTGCGAGGCTCAGTGAACCTTGACAACAAACCTACCCTCTACGATCTATTCGTAATGCACGCTAATGTGCGGGGGACGGAGTATGTTGAGGATCCTCTGGAGGCTGATACCATCTTCTCTCTGACAGAAGGTATCAAGCCATCGGATACAACTGAGATCCTTTCGGAATATCTCGCTTAAAATACTGCGGCCATTCTAGGTCTTCCTTCTAAAACTTTAACAATTATTAAAAACTTAGACCTAGAAATCTCCGCTACCTTATTACGAGGCTATGGCAATCAGTTACTTCTACGCCCTTTGGGCACCAAAATATGGATTTGACAACACACTGATGCCAATCTCCTCACCTCATAACGAGGCCATAGAAGTAGGTTCCTTCTATTAAATAAAAATCAGACGGTCGCAGGTTCAATTCCTGCCTCGCAACCAACTAACAGTGTTGCTTGTAGCTCAGCGGTAGAGCATCTGACCTTAAAACTACCTACTATAATCTCCTCAACTTACATCGATCTTAGCTTTTAAGATCTTCTATCCCTCGCTATCGCTGACGAACCAACCTTGGTTCATTTTTTTCACTGTCAGAAAGCGAGGGATACATTTTTCCCATGTTACCTTATCAACGACGAGTTGCCGATGAACGAGCAGACCTTGCTTTAAAGGTCGCTAACCTAGAGGCTTTTATCAATCCAACTAATGGAGTTTTTTTGAGCCTACTAGAGACAGAACAAAACAACCTAACAACCCAACTAGGGGTTATGAAAGAGTATCTTACAATTCTAAACCGTAGAATAAATGCTTGGTTGAACTAATATTCAAGGGCCATGAAACCAGTTCCTTCTAACACCCAAGCCTTGGTATCCAGGCCAGAACACGTTGGGGTTCAATTCCCCCGAGGCTTACCAATAAAAATCATCTGGTTACAATTTCCCTTATTTACAGTCTAAAGCTGTCTGAGTCTTACCGCTCAAACCTAACAGAGTAAGCCCTAAAAAGCTTACTCTGTTTTTTTGTATCGACTATAATACCTGGGTATGAACCAAGACGTATTAGACAAGTTGAAAGGCAATAAAAACCTTACTCTAGATCAGTTAGAAGACTGGAAATTCATTTCCACAGGGTGTCACGCTCTCAACAGAATCATCTCAGGAGACTATGCCGCTGGCCTTCCTATCGGTGGAATAGTTCAATTGCAAGGAGACAGTTCAACAGGTAAGACACTGTTTGCAACCACTATACTACAAGCTGCACAGCACGCAGGTTGTTATGCCAAGCTGGATGACACAGAAAATACTTACTCCCGAGAGTTCGGTCGCAAGTTAGGCATCAACCCAGACACTCTACTCTACACCAACTCCCGGTGCCTTGAGGATGCCTTTGAGAGCATCAAGAAGACCATCGAGGACATTCGGGAGCTAGACAAAGAGACCCCTATTATCCAGGTGATTGATTCCGTATCTGTCCTGCCAACACGAGAGGAAATGAATAGAGATAATATTGGAGACATCTCCCCAACAGATGGTGCTCGTAGAGCTATTGTATTTGGTAGTCTTCTTAGAAAGATCAATCACGACCTGAAGAAGAATAAGGCCACGATTGTGGTTATCAACCAGATTAGGACCAAGATTGGCGTGATGTATGGTGACCCGAACACCACAGCAAGCGGCGGAAGGGCTCTAGAATTTTATCTGTCGGTAGATCTCAAGACGGTCTCTAATAAGACCAGCGACGTTATTAAGGACGCTAACAAGAAGCCTATGGGTATCGTGGGAAAGATCAGAGCCAAGAAGAACAAGGTTGGACTACCCTTCCAAGAATGTGAGTTCCGAGTATTGTTTGATAAGGGATTGGATCCTTATTACGGACTTGCTCCAATGTTAGTTGAAGATGGCTACATCACCAAGTCGGATTCAGGTAGGTTGTCTATTGGGGACACTAAGTTCAAAAAAGATGATTTTACTGAGGTTTTGTTAGATTTCTCCAACAAGGATACGGCTATAATTAGGGAGATGCTAGGTGTTAAGGAGGAATTGTTGAATGGGTAGTGTAGAAGATAGACTTTCCACTCTAGTGAGTGATGCTCTAAAGAATGAGTTGCGTGACAATAGCAACATGAATTTTCCATTCATGGATGCAGGCGACTACAAGAAGAAGACTGGGAAGAGATTCCGAAGGACAAAGGCCCAGATTAATGCAGGGCTAACTAAGGAACAAGCTTTTCAGGAGTTCATGGAGTCAATAGTGGAGAAGAATTAATGAGACGCTTAGGATTAATCATTTATGGTATCTTAACCGTTGTTGAATCCACTATAAATCTATTCTTCTATCTAACATTCCTTGATAAGCTAGTAGTAATGGACGGTTCACTGCCCTTTTGGACTTGGTATACCAATAAGTTCCTAAAAAAGAGCTTTATTAGACGCTTGAAGAAGGAAAATCCCGATGGGAAGAACATTTAGACGCGAGAAATCAAATAAGCATCAAGCCCCTAGGCTAAATAACCATAGAGACTTACCTGATTACGATAATCTTCGTGATGGGGATGATCCCGACTACCCAGAGGAAGACGAATATTATGGCAGACAGATACGTGCTAAAAAACAAGATGTGGGACGACATGAAAATGAACCGTCTCACAAAAAAGATTAAGGATAACGCTGAGTCGGATAGAAAAGAAGCAGAAAACCTCCTTAAATCTTGCAAAGAAGCTATGGGAGATCTCACCTCTCTCCTACAGATTGTTTCTTATGGGGACGAAGGTTCCGAAACCCAGAGTGCGGATACTCTTCACAAGCTAATTTCCGCTGCTGCTACTGCCCTTGGTCAAATGGGCAATGCTAATGAAAAGCTATTGAAACTTGCCACACTACTACAGAAGTATCGTTTGAAAGAAATGGACTCTGCCAAGGGTGGCACAAATGAACTCAAGGGTTCAATGTTCACAGCTTTATCACAACTAGCGGACAAAAAAGATGACGACCAATAAGACCAGGGAAATCAAAGCCGTATGCCGAAACCTTAATAAGATTCTTAGCTTAAAGATTCTTACTGAACACCAATCAACCTTGGTGTTCAATAAGCTGGTAAAGCTTATTAAGGACTGTAAGGCAGGAAACTTCGATCTTATCCCATATGTTGAGACTGTCATTGTTGGCACCTTAACCTCTGAGGAAAAGAAGTGCTACAAGAAGTTGATGTTAGAGTTTAAGGCAATGGATAGTCTTGCCTCTAAACAAAGTAGGAATAGAATTCTGGGTCTCTACTACGAGACTATTATCGAATACTACCCTGAATTAGGCATTGAAAACGTTTGTTACACGATTAACGAAATACTACCGGACTCCATTATGATCGATCAAGCTATTTCAGAAGAAGCTTTTCAAAAAGAAGTAAAGAAGGAAGCAGAAAATAAAGGTCCAACCCCAAAGAAGTATCAGTTCGCTACTATTAATGATGTTAATGAATTAGAGAAGCACCTTAAGAAAAACATCATCGGCCAGAACGAAGCTATTGAAGTTGTATGTAACTCAATTAAGCTAAAGGCTGCTGGATTTGCAGATCATATGAGCCTGTTCTTCCTAGGAAAAACTGGCAGAGGCAAGACACAGTTGGCTAAGAAGCTCGGAGAAAAGTTCTCTGATAACTTATGGGTTATTAACTGTGCTGAGTTCTCCAATGGCCACGAGATTGCTAGACTAATTGGTTCTCCCCCAGGATATGTGGGGCATGGTAAGGATTCCATGATTAAGGAGAAAGCCGACAAGTCTAAGAAATGGATCATTATCCTAGACGAGATTGAAAAGGCTCATTTAAAGTTCTTCAACTTCTTTCTATCACTTATGGATACCGGAACCTCCTCCGATAACATGGGTAATGAGATTGATCTATCGGAATCAATTTTCATCTTCACTTCCAACTGTGGAATGACAGATTTGAAAACTAACACTATTAGGTTCTCTGCCGAGGTCACCCAGAATAAGGAGGCTGATAGAGAGACTATCATGAAGGCTGTAGAGCTAGCTTTCTCCCCTGAGTTTCGAGGTAGAATTGATGAGTTCGTATACTTCAATGACCTAACTAAAGAGGATACAGAGAAGATTGCAAAGCTTGAGCTAAAGGGATATCCTATTAGAGCTACGCCCGAGCTTGTGAAGTTTGCTGTAGAGAAGGGTTTCTCAAAAGAGTATGGAGCAAGAAACCTTAAGAGAGCCATAAGACAACATATTGGTCTTCCGCTAGCGGACGAGCTTCTAAGATGTAGATTACCAGATGATGGTAGCTCTTACCAAGCTATGGTAAGAGCTGGCAAGGTTGAAATCATCAATACATCAGCAGATAGTAAGTAGCAACTCACATTCCAAATAAACTAATCCCTCTGATCCTGCCTAAGTGCTTGATCCAGAGGGGTTTCTCGCTATAATATACCTTGGACCGATCATATGCACATACAAGCGACAGAAACTATCACCTACCTCACTGAAGCTAATGCTCTTATCAGAGACATCAAAGGTATTGTTGACCAGCGGAATAAGACTAGTAGATTCCTGGCAATGAAATCAATGTTGCTACTTGTTGAGGCTCGCATTGAAGCTTCCATTAAGTATGCAAGGGCTGGAGGTGATATTGAGTTCACCGTTCAGGAAGGGTTGTATAGCCCAATCATCGCATGGCTAGCAAAGGAAGTGAATGTCTAATATGGATTTCACTCTAGCCTTTGCATTGACAGAGCTAGAGGGCAGAGTGAACGATGCTAAAGAAGCACAAGAGATAGCCCAGGTCCATCTATTCAATGTTTCCAAGGCTCTAGAGAAGATTAAGCTATTAGTCAAGAATGGAAACTACTATAATAGAATTGACGAAGGACAGAGTAGTCCTACAAGTGAGGAACGAAAACATGTTCCGGCACAAGTGTAATTCTGTTACTTGGCATCTGCAAGCAAACATTATACAAAAGGAAGTAGAGGGCATACAATGCCCACAGATACAGAACATTGAGGACTTCGATCCCGGATTTGCAAGATTTCTCAATAGCAACTACATTAGAGGCTTTCAATGCTCTATAAATAGTTTTTTGAGGAAAGAGTATGGAGAAGAAGTCCCTAAGTTGGATCAACAAAGATAAATGCCATTCATGTGGGGACTACACTGGTGTGTATTCCTATAATAATGCGAAAACATGTGCAACCTGTCTTGGCATGGACAGGCATGGAGTGTTTAGAGCTATCATATTTGATAGGAACTCAGGTAAAATGAATTGTCCTGAATTAAGAAGGTTTTGGAAAGATAAGAGGCAGAAATGAAAAATACAGAATTTGCAAAGATAGGAAAGGATATTGGAGAGTTGGTTCAAGAGAAGAACGCGGCATACGGCGATAGCTTCCAGCATTCAGGGGAGATTATGAAGTTCCTATTCCCCAAGGGTATCCCACCTGAGAAGTATACAGTTGCGTTAGCTTTAGTTAGGATTCTGGACAAGATCTTTCGTCTTGCTACCAACCCTAACTATAACAATGAAAACTGTTGGCAGGACATCGCTGGTTACTGTGTGTTGATGCTAGGTTACGAGTCTTTAGAAGACTTAGCTAATAAAAAAGAATGTGAAGTTGTCGTAAGACTGGACGATTAGGAATACAAAGTTTTTATCACCTAATAAAGGACTATAATACAGTATGCAGCAAGTCTCGAATGAGCAATGGGCTAGATATTTAAAACAGTATGAAGGTTTGATGTGGAAGATCTCCTCTAAGATTTCAGGGGATGCAGTCATAGCTAGCAAGGAAGATAACTTCTCTGATCTGTGTGTTGCCGCCATGGAATCAATCCATGGGTTTAAGAAGCTTACCGGAGAAGACCTTGATACAGCGCTTGAAAACAAGCTGTTCGACCAATACACCAAGACAGTTCTCTGGAACAGGAAAGCAAAGAAGGGAGTTCCTCTAACAAACAAGAGGGATTTCCGAAGACGACATGTTTCTATCTCCGGTATGGGAAAATATGGTGGTTCCTTCGATCACGACTACGACCTTCAAGACTATAGAACTTCTCTGGACCTATCCTCAATTGAGGTTGGAGACATATTCAAAGAGAAGAGTGAGAACGTTAAGAAAGTGGTGTCTGCTATCGTTAAGGATCCCTCAGTTGTAAATGATGAGGGATCTGTGTGTTTCAACGCTTTAGTCAAGCCCACAGGACTGACCCTTTGCTATGTAAGAAAGGCGGTAATTGAGATTCGAAACACTCTTACCTCAAGGCGTAACTATGTTAAGTAAACGAGAAATATTCCTAAACTCATGTGTGCAGGCAAGTCTAGGTGATGATCCTGAAGAGCATGATAAGTATGAAGTGAGCAAATACATTAAGGGAACTAGCTTAGATCCTGAATACAACCCATTTGATATGTTACAGATGGAGTTAATGACTCACAGATTAAGAAAGGAACACTTTGGAGATACTAAGAAAGAATCCTAATCTCTTAGATGAGATTGATGCCTTCTTCATTGAGAATAAGTGTAAATGCGACCTACACTGGACCTTCCAAGATTCGCTTATGGGAAAGTTCAACCTAAAGCTTGTATCCGACCAAGGATCAACACGTTGCGTATTCAAACAACCATACTCAAGAGAAGTTATCAAAGTGGGCTTTCCCGTCCACAATAAGGGAGAGGTAGCTAGTTCACTCTACCTAAGGGATACACCCTTTTCAAGCCTATTCGCACATACCACTGGAATCAGTCGTAATGGATACGTAATGGGGCAGGAGTTTATTCCGCGAAAGTTACCTGAGCAGACCTGCTTCATGAGTGACATGAATTGGATTAGGCTGAGAAATGCTTTAGAGTCTAACTTCAGCTACTTTAAGCTTTCCCACAAAGATTCAATGTGTGATTTCCATGATGAGAATATGAGGGTTTGTAGGGATGGCAATGTGAAGATAATCGATTATTCCCATCTGTGTAATGAGATGTTCATGCGGGACAATAAGCTTAAGATTACAACAGCCGTTAAGCGGCTCAGGAAACTTTCTTATCCCCATAGAGACGTAACACTGACCTTTGAGACTATCAAGGGATTGAAGCTCACTAGCAATGAGATGACGTTTGTCGTTACTAGGGATGGGTTAGAAAGTTTAGCGATTTTCGGTTAAGGACCTCCAAATCCTCACCCAGCTTGCTATAATACGGGCATGAGTTATCCCACACTTGAGAGCATCGTGAAGATTGCCACCAAAGCCCAGGAACCTTAAGGAATACCTTTAATACCCTTTCTGACCCCACAGGTGAGCTTATATCTCACTGACATTAATGAGTGGGAGGTAGTCCGGGGTTCAATTCCCACAGGAAGAACCATTACCTTTGGATATCATAAAACTAACAATTGGTATAGGTATCCTAACCCTACCAATTTTACTATTCCTAATCATACTGTATTGGGATGAACTAGATCTATAAGAATTACTCTTACGGCGTTGTAGTGAAGATAAAAGTAAAATGCTCCCAATATGCACCGTCAGCGGCCTAATTTACCTTAGAGCAGGGAGAGATGAAGGTGCAACTCCTTCCAACGCCACCACTTACTGGAAGAAATTATGAATGAAGAACTTAGACTACAGATTACCCAAGCTTGGGTAACCTTTCAGCAGCAACACACTGAACTCCTTTATTACCATGAAGGACGTTACAACTATCCCATCTAATATGGCAATACTGAGGATGTGTGATTAATGAATATCCTAGACAAAGTTGAAGTTGTTGAGCATGATGGAACCTCCCAATCCATTGCACTTGATTTATCCCTAGCTTACCATGTGCAAGCTCTATCCCCCAGACAGATTCAACACTATGAACTATTGTTTAAGAAGAATGCTAGAGAACGTGGGACCGAGATTGCAATAGACTTGGAAGGTGTTACCATGATTAAGTTGACTACAAGCTTGGTTTCAGGTAATCTTAATGGGTTTCCCCAGGAAGTAGTCTATGCTATTAATGAACCTTTTGGAACACTTCTAACTAAGGTTAACAGGGCTAAGTTGATGGCTGGTGGAATTCAATGATCGATCACTATGAGTATGACAGGGAAAAGGAAGAGGTTGTAGATTCTTATAGGTTTCCTATGAGTAATGTGGAACTTCTAAGTGTTATCAATACTCTTAAGTCTTTCATTACAGGTGAGGGTTACGTTAGGTGTGACACTGCTGCATGTAATTGTGGTAGCTATCACGCAAGAGGTGGTTTTTACGCAAGGTTTATGGAAATTGAAGAAGTTATCGAGCCTAGAAATGGGGAAACTCTCCTAACTGCTGTAAAGCGAGTCAAGGAAAGCTACTTCGAGGAAGTGAAGCACAATGACGAGTAATACGCATAAGGTTTCCACAGATGCTTTAGCAACTCTTGGAACTATCATTGATGATAAGCAAGAAAGGGATGCTATCCATCTTGCAGTCCTTCCTATGAAAGCTACTAAGAAGCTCTACCCTGGACAGGACATCGGACTAGATTGCACTGATGATACACCTGTTGGAATTGTAGATCCTTTCCTAAAGGCACCTGTTCTTGAGGGTTCTCACTTCTGGCTAATCATCTACCCAAGGAAGATCACATCTCTTCGCCATGTATGGGAGCATCCTGATTTTGATAATGTTCCAATTGATAAGACACTATCAAAAGATTGGATCTCCCTATACGCTGCTGGGATTGGAGTAGGGACTCAAGAGCTATTGGATGCTGCAATGGATTGGATCCGCAGTGAGGACTACTTTAGCAGAGGTGGGCAGTTCGAAGGGGTGACTCTTCCAGATGAGTTTTGGGATCACTACGAGGTTGTTACAAACACCGTTGTTATAGAAATGGATAGGGGATCATTCTTCTCCTGTTCATGTTAATATGAGTAAAGGATCAAAAAAACGTCCTGGGAATAAGGACAAGTTCTCTAAAAACTACGACTCCATCTTTGGAAAGAAGGTGAGAGACGTAAAGCTGACAGACAAAGACCTTGAGCCCCTAGCTACTAAGTGGGCTAGACAACAACTAGAAAAAACATTAGGACCAAATAAAGATGGGTAACGTAAGAATCGAATTCTCCTGTGACCAAACAACTGTTACTGTTGGATCTCTCCCACCGGGAACAATCTTTGAACTTCATGGTAGCACCTACATCCTCTTGGAGGATGCTTCTGGTTTCTACGGGGGATCCTCGGATGCATATCCTTGTGTAACTATCAATCCTGGTGACCTACCATTTCTTAATGGGTATGGCAGAAACACAGTTATTGAACGTAAGTGTATCAAGGGAAAGCTGTTAGCCTAATGTATATCTTTAGGAGACTATTGTTAGTTCTTACCCTTAGGAGTTGTAACAGTTTTATACCCTTTTAGGATTGTTTTAACTCTTGTAACTCTAATTGTAGCATTTTCTATCGAATGTTTACTTTGGGTAGTAATTAAAAATTACAAACTACCTGTATCGAATTTCCTTTGTAATTCAATTACATCATATGCAGAAGCTATGGATAGTATAGAAACCTATTGGGCTTGGGGAACTAAGTGATGCTACACCGAACAGAACAAAAAGCAGAGGTTGGAGTCATCATTGGAAGATTTCAAGTATCTGATCTCCATGCCGGACACATCGATCTTATCTACAGCATCTTAGAGCGCCATAGGAAAGTTTTAGTGCTCGTGGGATCTACTCCCGGTGTCCTGGTTACCCGTAATAACCCACTGGATTTCGCAACACGTAAGTTGATGCTGAAAGAAGAGTTCCACCATAAGCTAACTATTCTTCCATTACAAGATATGCCATCGGACTATGATTGGTCTGAGCAAGTCGATAATAAGATTGTGGAAACCTTTGGTGACCATGTATCGGCTAACATCTATGGTTCAAGGGATTCCTTTATCCCTCACTACCATGGAAAGTATGAAACTGTAGAGCTACAAGATAGCAATACACTTTCGGGAACAGATGTAAGGAAGGCTGTATCAGACGAGGTTCGCCAGCATTCAGAGTTCCGAAGAGGAGTAATCTATGCGGCATTTAACAAACATCCAGCGATCCTTCAAACAGTTGATATCGCGATTCTGGACAACACTGGTAAGAAGCTGGTATTGGGCAGAAAGAAAACTGACCCGCTTGACAGGTGGAGATTTCCCGGAGGGTTCGTGGATCCGAAGGCGGATACGTCACTTGAAGAAGCTGCAAAGAGGGAAGCCACTGAAGAGGTAGGAGACTTGGAATACCAAGACTTCAAGTTCATTGGATCTACCCTAATTAATGATTGGCGCTACCGAAAGGAAGTTGATACGCTAATGACTGCTTTCTTCCTAACCACATCCACATTCGGTATTCCTACTGCTGGAGACGACCTTGCGGAAGCTAAATACTTTAACCTAGATGAGCTAACCGAGGATATGGTTTGCCTAGGTCATCACGATATCCTCAGAATGTTGAATACCCACCTTGAAAAGGGGTAATTACTATGAACAACGTCGCGCTGCTTGATAACATCATTCTCCTGACCGATAGCTATAAGATTTCGCATTACAAACAATACCCTAAGGATGCAGACCAAGCCTATTAATGACGGTAAGTTTGTAGATCAGCAACAAGTGTATATTCTTTCTGAAGAAAATGGTTGGTAACATTATGTATAATAAAATTGGAGATGCGGTAGTTAGCCTAATTGGCTGTTTGGTTCTTAGTATTGGAGTTATCCTTGCTGTTGGCCTTACTATTGCTTGGATCTGGGCACCTATCTGGGTAGCAATTATTGTAACTGTCATTCCAGGGGGTGTTATCCTAGTAATGGGAATTTGCTTCCTGGTTGATAGGGGCACACGATGAACGCTCAAGAGCTACGGGATTTAACCGTATTCGCAGTTGAGTATAATACAGGGTATGCAATGAAGATTATTACTCCAATGCTTAAAGTTGCGGCTTCACAAGGTAAGAGGACACTTACCCTTGAATACCCAAAGGGATGTTCCCATTCATTGTTCAGATCCTACTTGGTGGGGAAGGGTTATTCTGTAAAAGATCAACCCTCCTACCGAAATTAACCTGCCTGTTTAACAATCAACTGGTAGTGAAATAGATAGATAGTTGTATGCGTGCCACTATTACAAATCTATCACCTGGGTCTAGAGACAAGACCGCTATTGTTACGTTCCCATCGGACAAAGCAGCGAATTTCCCTAATGAATCAACCTTCGAGGCTGATGCAGGGTTTAAGTTTCGCGCTGTTCGAACTGGGAGCCGAGGAGTAAACACTGATGTGTTTAGAGTATTCACTAATATGGAAGGTAGTGAAAGACTCAAGGGAAGCCTCATCCCTGAAGCTCATGTAACGGCTAACGTCCCCTACAAGTATCATAAGTGGGTTGCTGACGATATCTTAGCCACTATCCCAGACATTGGCGTTGTTGAGCATGGTGCTCCAGCAAGCTCTATCCTATGGAGTTCCAATGCGGATATGGAGGAGATTAAGATGGTTGAAGAATCATCTGTCCACCAGAGATGGTTCCTACGCAAGGTTCTGCCCGGTGGTGTGGTCTTTGAATGGTGGGCTGACATTAACCATGATGACCCTGTTATCCAATTCTGGGGTAAGATTGTGTGGTCTGATAGGAACGATCCTAACGAGTCTAAGCGATTCGGACACTTACTACTAAGATGTGGTGAGTTCCCTGTTCTAGACTTTGCTAAGAATGTAGGTGCTGCCACACCCCATAGGGTTGGTAACAAGTGGGAACTTCTTTTAGGCTCAAACATTGAAGTGCGAGACGGTGGAGGAATCCCCCTTGCTGGATCACTCTTAGCTTTTGTTGGGCCAGCAGGAACGCCCGTAGACCCCGAGGAAGACGAGGATGGCAAGGATTTCAACTCCCTACTAGCCGCATTGCAAGGCCCAGTGAATGGAGTATGCCATGCCTGGAATGGAGAATGGCTAGCAAACAAGTGGATCCCTCGTAGGTCTGATACCTCCCAAATGTTTAGTGATAGTGCTACTGAATGGCAACGGTTCAAGAATAAGATGGCAACCACTGAAGGCTGGGGAGCACTTACTATGGTTGGTATTCAGAACAACCCTGGAACAACAGGTGACCAAGAAGACTTTGGAGCCACTAAGGGAATCTATGCTGTGAGGACAAAAGATCCAAGGCATATCCAGCTTTATCAACACTCAGTGTATAATGATGTCTACAGAGGTTTCATGCACTACGATATTGTTGACGGTAAGGCTGTTCCCTTAAGACTTGAGAGTCATCCGAACTGGGTTACATGGAGTGGTAGAACACATTGGCACACTGGAGTCAGTCCCGATAGATTAGGGAAGACTGAGTTGAATCCATTTGGAGATCTATGGTTGGGTTACGATGACCAACATAGAAGCCAGAACAACTTAGCTGCATACATACAACTAAGCGATGATCCACTAGCCATGGATATTATAAATCATATTACAACCACTGACATGGCTTCTCATAGATTTAAGTATCGTGGATCGGGTGCAGCTAGAGCACAAGGAAGAATGGCTGGGTGCCTCGCTAACTTCTTAACTCTTGTTGATGAAGGTGAGGTCAAGGAAAATATTAAAGCACACCTACAACTCAAGTGGGAAGTAATGAATGGTCTTAATACCTTCAACTACCCAGGGCCAGTTAAGGTCATCGGAGTCAATAGTCCAGACGGTCGTAAGCCCATCTTTGACGCCCAAGGAAACCTTCTACCGACCTGGAGCGTATGGGAGCATGGTATAGCACTCGTAGGACTATACAATGCTCACAAAGCAAATCCTTCCCCACTAACCAAAAGCACACTTTTAACATTGTTTACAACTATTGTGGATCAAGGATGTTTTGAAGCTACTGATGGTTGGTGGTTTGTGTCAGACCAATGGTATCGTGATGGTGAACCTATCCCTGGTGGACTTCATAAGGATAATGTTTACATTGAGTATGGGAGAGATGGAGTCAATGGTTGGACTAAGGCTGCTGTTATGGCTGCTGCTGAGTTCCTTCCTGCCGGTCCAATGAAGGAAAAAGCTATTGCTTGTTCCAGATACTTCAGTAATGGAGAGGATCCTGACAACGCCTGGGAAGATGAGTGGTGGTGTGTTGTTGAGACCCAAAACATGTAGGTATAAAAAAACCCTATGAGTTAGTTCTCAGAGGGTTTAGTATTGGTGCTAGCGGTAGGATTCTAACCTACGAAGGCAGAGCCGGAGGATTTACAATCCCCATCCTTTGAACCGGACTTGGATACACTAGCATATGTTTACAGGTGAGAGTTATTGAAATTTTTCACTTTCTCGTCTTCCATCTCTTGGATGATCTTTAGGGTATTCTGTCTGGACTTCTCCATCTTAGCAATAAGCTCTGGGGTAAAGTCGGGAGCATGATCCTCGGCACCACATCTACACACTTTTACTCTGTTATACTCTGAGCCTGAGTAAGTGAATGTTTGCTCATCACATCCTTCTTTGTGGTTTCCGTTTCTCATAGAACTATATTGGGTTAGAGCTAAAAAAAGCTTTCAGGGAGAATCTTCGTATCATAGATAACATCATCAATCTTCTCTCGTAGGACAGTATGGCCTCTACTCTTAAGCCTCCTACTAGCTATTTCAATGTCGTTAATCATGAGCATCTTTTCTGTCCCTCCCTTATACTGTCTAGTAAGGTAATCTTTGATACCTTTACCAAGAACAGGGTCACCGTCAATCCGGGAGTATTTCCAAGGTCTTGGTGGAGTTCCTTTTAGTGGTCCTAGGAATGTGATGTGAACTTCGTAATATGGCATAGTAGGTGTGGGATCGGGGGTTTTATTTGTTTGTGCTTGAATCATGCTAAGAATTTCTCCTCTAGTTACAATAGGGTATAATTCCTGCAAGTGCTCTAACCAACTGAGCTACCAAGGATTATTCTGGTTCTTTAGAACTCCAACTCAAATAATCAACTAGAAACAGTATGATTATTGGGAAGTCGTTCTCGTATCTCTCAAAGTTTTCAATTGAGTAAAAGATGTCAATAGCCATTCGCAGGCTCTCTTCTTTTGTAAGCTCCACATGTATATGTAGTTATGGTAGACGATATAGGACTCGAACCTACGACTTCCTCCTTGTAAAAGAGGTGCTCTACCAACTGAGCTAATCGTCCTTGTTTGCTTCTATCCTTTTTAGATCCTCAATACACTGAGCCAAAGGTGGAACACTTTCTATTAGTAGTGTCTGCGATTACAACCCCTCAAAAGTGTTTTCCAACTAAGTCTGAGATGCAATCCTTCTTGTGTTAGTAAGCCTCTTCTACTTTTACTTTGAGTCCAAGGTCTTTAAGCAATTTTGCCAAGACCTTACCTCCGTAATCTTCATCATTATGGTTGTAACGATAAGTCTTTCCATCACAGTCGATAGTCCAACCATCATACTCTACCATTATTAAAGCTTCTTTCTTAGTCATACTCCGTCAATCCTGTCTACCATACACACCAAAGTCTTCATGGCCTTTTGCTCAAAAACTTCCACAATTTCTGGGTGACAGTTCACTAGGTTCATGATTGATGTGATGGCATAAAACTCTTTAAGGGTAATTTCCCCTACGTTATCGTTTAACTTTGTCATAATTACTCTGGCATGTCACAACCACAGAAGAACAATACTTCCATCATTGTGATATCTTCAATCATCATCCAATCTTCGTTTAACATGTGGTAGGCACCATAGGAGTTGAACCTATATCTGACGGATCCGTAATCTGCCGCTCTATCCAATTAAGCTAGATGCCTGAACTACCTAGCCGAAGCTAGGCAGAAGATTTAGTGAAAATTAGCTTGATACCACATCTCAAGAGGTAGAGAGTGTGTAGGTTGGTCATAAGCTTCATAAGTGCATTCTACACACTCAAATTGAAACTCTAAAGCTACATCACCCGTTATAGGGGGTATTGATTGATGGCTAGCTGTATGAGGGTCCATTGCGGTAGGGTCATACACAGTGGCAGCGTAAGTAACTCCACAATCACCCCCAACTGCACTACCCATAACATAGTTAGATACCCACCATGCACCATTCCAAGTAGGAATGGCATTCAGTCCAACAACAACAGTTTGTCCCGAAATTGTAACAATGAGTGATTCCATTGCTTCTAACTGAGTAGAAGTAAACATCATGAAGTTAAGTTCATGCACTGCTTCACATTGTGTCTTTGTTTTACAGCCTTCATCCTCTACTTCACACGCACCATCCTTTGTGGTAATAGTGATTCTGTTGAGGTAAAGATGAGCACCCCCTCCAGCAGTGCTTTCCCATCCAATTATACCAACAGCAGTGAAAGTCCCATCAGAGTTCTTAGTCATATCTTGAAAAGTTCCACTATCATCCTTTTGTTCAGGAGTACCAGCCCCACACCCTGTGCAACGAGCAAGTTCACTGGTGGTATCACCAAGCAAAGTGCAGTTAACAAAAGGTGCATCTTGGACTGATGCTACAGTAAAGGATTGTGGTTGTTGGGCTACGAGTGTTCCAACAAATAGAAGCGCGATTAGTAATTTACTAAGCATAACAAATGGTAGCAGTGACAGGACTCGAACCTGCACGAGGAATTACCCTCACTAGCTTCTAAGGCTAGCGCGTATAGCCAATTTCGCCACACTGCCACACACAAAAAAATACGTTTAATTCAAAGAACAGATAGTGGAGCTTCCTGAGAGAATCAAACTCTCGTCTCTCCCTTACAAGGGGAAGGCTCTATCATTGAGCTAAAGAAGCCAGTGTATAAGTGGTAGGTCCACTGGGAATCGAACCCAGATTGAGCGATTAAAAGTCGCATATTCTAGCCGTTGAATTATAGACCTATTTAGAGCTTAAAGTGGAGGGAAGTGAAGGAATCGAACCTTCGTTCGCAGGTTAACAACCTGCCGTTCTACCATTGAACTAACAACCCAAATGGGGTGACATACTCTTTCGAACTGTCGCCCAGACCCAACTACTTCTCTTCTACGGTCATCTCTTCTGTAACAACAGTTGATGCTTTGGAAGCCCAATTGAACACATAGCAACCTGGGATGCCCACAATAAGGAGGAGCATGAATCCTAAAACATATTTCGTCATTGTATACTACTCTTAATCTTCTGGACCCATCGAATAAAGGATTCCACTACTGGCCCCTCCATGAGAATGGTGTTGGTATCTTCGTATCCGTTGTTTGTAGTAAGTTTTACCCTACCATGTTCAACCTCAACGTAAGCTCCATCACCAATGTAAGTTTTGCTATCTGTCATTAACTAACTAAAAAAATGATACTCCGTGACGGACTCGAACCGACAACCTTCAGAATGAAAATCTTATGAACTAACCAATCCGCTAAGATTGGAATGTTAAATCCTCAATAGTTAGTGGGCTTACACCACTATTTCAAAGGTTGTTACGTGATTATTCACGACTTCAATAATGGTGTATCCTGTTGGATTCGCACCAACGACCTTAAGGGCTTCAACCGAACGCTCTAGCTAGACTGAGCTAAGGATACAAAATATGGTGGACGTTTGGCCCTCCCCAATGAAAGAAGCTGCGATACATTGGAGATTGATACCCATGGGATCCGAACCATCATGCATGTTTAAACCTCTGTTGCATGAGAGAGATGTATTAAAAGGATAGTAGGTGCGGAGTCGAACCGCTCTTACCTGCTAGACAGGCCGTGCATCCGTTACACTTCCCTACACCGAAGATAGGTAATTACTCCATCTTGCCTAATTCATGAATGTTGGTGGACTCACTTAGATTCGAACTCAGATCAGGGCCTTGTTAGCCCTAACATTAGGTATCGTTCCGTATCTTTATCGATCAGTGTTACTAAACTACCTCTAATGCACCTTACATTTCTGTAAGTTAGCTCTAACCATTAAGCTATAAGCCCGAAAAGTAATGGAGTCGAAGAGAATCGAACTCTTCTCAGATACCTTGCAAAGGTTTCTCGCCGCCTTGGGACATGCGACCCCTAATGACCGTCTCTCCGGTCTGTCAAACATAGTTATTGTAGGACTGCTTTAATCCTATCTGGGGCAGGATTATTCGCATTGCCATAGAGGCCCCGAATGAAAAGTTGAGGGATGATAGGATGTGTGCAGTCCCTCACAACACGAGTCAATTGCCTATCTCTGGGTCCTTACCGACAACTACTGTGAGTAAGATCATAGGCCATATTTGCAATCATGTGCTTTGGGACACTCAGCCACGAGAAGATGAGTATGGTGGATGCGTTTTTGGTATACCAGAAGCCCCCTTACAAACTGGTAGTAACTAAGTTTATAGTCGCGTTACTAGGTGACATTGGAGCATCTCCAGTGAATCGAACACTGTTCCTTTGATTGGAAGCCAAATGTAATACCAATATACGAGAAATGCATGGTGGGAGCACTCTGTCCCCCTCGTCAAGCCTATGTTATTTTGAACCGGAGGCTTTCCCGGTTTATGGTCAGAAATCTCAGATTTGAACTGAGGACACAAACTCCCAAAGCTTGCATGTTACCAGACTACACTAATTTCTGAAAGTTTCCACAGCTTTTTGAAAGGAAGCAAGCAGCGTTTAAACCTTACAGAGTTGAAGTTCTGTTAAACTTCAGGAAGCAGTAGGAATCGAACCTACCATACTCGTTTTAGCGACTGCATTTAACCAAATTATGCTAGACTTCCAAAAAAATGTGCTAACCTATTGATGTGGAGTCTATATTGGCAAGTGTTTAACCAACCTCAAGGCTCTACACACTATTACTAGCGCGATGTTGAAAAAGCACCAATAGGTTAGCGTTGTAAAAAATTGAATTGTCAAGGGGTCATCATCCCAGCGAATACCTTCTTTTAAAGGCCCACACGACTAACTGTGATTTCTGATGGTAGCGTGAACAGGATTCGAACCTGTGGCTTCGGCTTATGAGACCGACGTGCTAGGCCAACCTACACCATCTCGCTTTGTTCAGTTATGTAGTGATTATAGCTTAGTAATCCACTTTTTCAACTCGAAATATAGGAAAATGAGTAATATTATGCAGAAAAGGTAAACTACAACCAACAAAACTACTTATCAAACTCCATTTCCCAATAGAGCCACACTGATACCACAACAAGGAATATTGTGAACAGCACTTTCCCAAACAGACTGCTATCCATCACTATACTGGACAACCATGGTTCGAAGGGCTTCAGCTTCCCCAATACTAAGGGAGAGAGTTAGATCAAACATTGGTTCCGTAGTTTCTACTGTGATTAACATATTATACAACCCTAGCCTTAACACGGCTTTGGAATTCTTCCCATGAATCGGGAGCCTTTAGCGTATCATCAAACAAGACACACGCAGTATCACTGACATTACCAAGGGCAACGTATATCTCATCAGAGAACCCTCTAGGCCCATCGCAGCTACCTGTAATGCTACCCACAATACACCTTAGGAAGTCTGCTTCTCTCTGGCTCAACTCAATGGTAATACTATGTTGCGGAGTTTTGACTGTCTTAGTTGTAATTGTCATATTAAGCATCCTTCATCTTTTCATGGAAAGCATCCCAATTATCAGGAGCAGACAAGTTGTTTTCAAACAGCACTGTGCTCTCCGCTCCAGCCTCACTAAGCGCCCGGTAAATAGCCTCAGTGACTTGCCTTGGACCCCTATGATCCCCGGAGACTGATCCAACGACACACTTGAAAAAGTTAATCTCCTCTTGCGTCATTTCAAGCTCGACTCGATACAACGGTGGGCCAGTAATGTTCTTTACGTTAATTTTCATATTAGTCTTCAAAGGTAAGTTCTAGGCCATTGTCGCTGAATAGCTTAATAAGGTTTGTCTCTCTCAGAGAATCTTCTATACTGGTGCTATCATTGATTTTCATTGCAGTTAATGCGAAGTCGTTATCATAATGTTGGCTTCTCTCTTCCTCAAAGTTAGTGAACACTGTATAATCACAATTAAATGTCCCATTAATAGCTTCATGAGGTTCCCCAATATGTCTAATTTGATTGTCTGTTAACCCAAGTAGTTGTTTGCAAGCAAACCCTAGGCAACACATGTTACCATCCTCATTCAGTAAGCTAGGATCACCGTTGATCTTACCTCTGGCCCACTTAGCACGATTAATTTCAACTGTTTTCATAACTTATCTCAAGCAAAAAATGGCACACCCTGTAGGACTTGAACCTACGACCTACGGGTTAGAAACCCGTTGCTCTATCCAACTGAGCTAAGGATGCAAATGTGACCCCAAAAGTTAAGAATTTCCTTTTGGACGCTCCAAGCCTAACACCTAGTTTTACTTCGCTTGGACGAAGGTATGTTTATTCCACTAGGATGCTGGCAATGGTATCTCTACCTTCCTTGCAGATGCCGCTGCTCTCTAGCTTGGTAATGAGGTCTTTGATGCGCTGGTGGTTCATACTCTGGATTCTACCGAATTAATATGGCCTGTCAACCCAGGCTCTACTAAAGAATCGGCTCTTTTGTAGCCTAGGATCTTAACCGATTCAAACTTATCAAAAACGATTTGGGATGCCTTCTCTCTAACCATATCCTCTGCTCGCTTATCCCAATTTGCACGAGCAATGAAAACCTTCTTGCGAAAGGTGATCTCTACTTCTGCTTCAATGTATTTCATCACTTCTTACTTGGAACAAATGTAATGCAAGTTCCATAATCAAATTGGAACAGGTATATGGTCCCCTCATCAATCTTAAGCGTGTTCAAGCCCATCTTTGGCACTCCTGCAATGTGGACCCAAGGATCTTCAACAACCGTAGGTAAGATGTGAGACTCCTTGGAGGGCGCACAGGCTCCCATTAGGAGGATAGACAAAGATAGAAGGTATTTCATTGTTAGTAAGTGATTAAGCCTTGGCCAACATAGTTGTAATAACTAACAACCGCATCAACAGCTAACACAAGAACTAGGGGAACTACGATGTATAGAAGGATGTGGTGAAACTTAACACCCTCTTGAGCATTTTCAGTTTCCATTACAGGGAGAACTCAATCTTTACGTTTTCAGTGGGAACAAGGACCACACACTCGTCAGTCCTACAGGAGTAACCACTATCAACCCTTGGACGCTCATGGAACTTACTAAAGCACACAAAGGAAAGTGTGCCGGTCTTCAGGTATACTTGGTCGGCATTTCCATGGCATTCCTCCGGAATATGAAAGAACATTCCTGTTGGAACACTTTGGGCAGTAAGGAGCTTTGGAGCAGCGGACTTGTTTACTTGTAAAACATGCATAGTATTATAGAACCCCATAGGTCAGCTTACCAATAATAGTTGCCTTACTGTCCCTAAGCATAGTTTGGATCTCGCTATACCTAATATTCAGGATAACAAGTGTATCTGTAGTCCCTGAGGCATCGAGCATAGCTTGTGTGTCACAATCCTGGGTAATGGTGAGGAATTCCCCCCCTTGTGAGGCCAGGGTAACAATTATACCAGCTTCAACTTCGTGAAGGGGAGTGGTAATATCTACTTTTTCAATCTTCGTAAGCATTAGTCTATCTGTTGGCGGTAAATGGTTGCCCCCCTGAGATTTGAACTCAGACTACCAGAATCAAAGTCTGATGTGCTAACCAGATTACACTAGAGGGCAGAATATTGTTAAACTTTCTGGGAAAGGGAAATAGTCCCTAGGTTGATAACCTTATCAGCTCCCCGTGAGTGGCATAGTTTCCCAGTGGAAAGAGACACACAACCAAACTTGTTTCCACTACTCATAAACTCACCATCAAAGAGAATGGAGTTCTTCTCAACTGCTAGCCAGACTTCACCTCCATTATAGTGAGAGAATAGTGTTCCAGGATTTAGGTCAGCACGAGTAAGGTTTGGTGGAGTAATTGAGATCTTCATATTAATTCTCTTTAAGGACACTGATAATCAATTCAATGTCTTTGTGTAGCAGCTTTCGGGTAAGGGTTTGAGTGTTTGTATCTGTTGTGGATGCCCACTTATGCTTCAAAGCTTCTAAGACCTTGATAGCCTTCTCATTACCACTATCTTAGGTAAGCTTATATCCGGGCCAGAAGTCGGCACTAATGTTTACCATGTGAACTTACTATTCCCATGAAAGATAACTTCCATCTCAGGGTTAACGCTATGCACAAGTTTGTGAGTTGCAAGATCAATACTAACGTGAGTAGCAATGCTCACTCCTGGGTTAATCCTCATGCAATTCATATCAATCACCATGAATCTACTATCAGAGCCTTTTAAGATAGAATACACTGCCCCAGGCTTTAGATCCTTACGGGTAATGATAGGGGTGATATTTTTTAGCTCGATGTTCATAATATTGTTCTGTTGTTAGTGGTAACCACGGTGGGGGTCGAACCCACACTGAAGAGGTTTTAAGCCTCTTACCTCTGCCAATTGGGTTACGTGGTCTTGTAGGTCTATATAGTTAGCTCATGCTGTTTGCATATTCTTCAAATGCCATTGCGACTTCTTCAGAGCTAGTTGATAGATAGAAGTTGTAGGAATCTTTACACCTATTTCTTTGGCTTCCGTGCCAAACTCTATTTAATAGGCCGAACATAATATCATTATCCTCAGTCCCATCCCTATCAATCTTCTCTGTATTGTCTGGAGCTTCTTCGATTGCACTAGCACATGATTCACCACCAACACGGGCGGTCATAACATCTGCGGGTCAATTCTCCCAATTAAATGCCCAATGATCGAGTTCTTCTTGGCTAGCTTCACGTATGTGCTTTACTACAGCCAACCAATCTTCCTTAGTTACGTGTCGCATTGTTCCCAATTAGGGATGCAAGTTTTCTAAGATCATTTGCAAGTATGATGGAACTTTCCCTACTGTGGAAATGATCGTAGTAGTCTTTTGTGTAGTCTAACTCATATTCCAGTAAGCGTTGTAGGGTAGTCTGAGTTCCAAATGCTGCATTGATAACGCTATCTTGGGAATCCTTACTATTTAGATGTGCTTCACGAACACAAATTGCAGCGGGTCAAGGATCACGATCAATTCCATCATAACTAACAGTTCCAAAGAAGTTGTTAGTCCAACGCTTCAATACTTCATCAGAAGCCTCTTCAATAGCCTTTGCTGCTTTTCGAAGAATAGCGGGAGTCCAAGCTGCTTTACCTGAATACATTGTTGGTTTTATCACTGTGTCTTGTTGTGGTGGGTAATAACACCATCACCATCATTGTCGAAGAATTGTTCATGTGCCCAACCCAAAGGATCTAGGTCTGCCATGATATGCTCTGCTTCACCGTAAGCGTCAATAAAGGTATCTGCATCCGTAATGGTAGCCCACATAATGTATGCGATATCATAACTTGGCAGTCCTGGCCCAGAACTAACATGCTCAATGTTGAAACCATAGGTGATTCCATCTATTTCATGTTTATGTTGAGCTTCCATGTTAGCTTCGTTGGATAAACATTACAAGCTCGTATAAACCCCAAATGATAAGGGGTATGATAACAAACTGGATAGCAAGAATACAAACAAAGGAGAACTTGAATGAGGTTGGAACCTTTGTAAATTCAATTTTCATGTTGGAGAGATCGTGGTCTTTAAATCTAGGTAGCATAAAAGTCAAACCGTCTTAGTGAGGCAGTTGAAAGCCCACATTGATACTGTGTTGTTACCCTCATATAGAGAGATACATCCCATTAGCACGCCAGCAATCACACCAATTAAAGCAAAGATATCACATGCAGTAAGGTTTTTAAATTTGTCCATGGTTACGTCAGGAAAGTCAAGGAAGGAAGAAAAGTCAAATCAGTTGCTAGACTTCCGAAACAGCTTAGAGATACAGTGTTGCAATGGTCCGACAACGTGAAGGCCAAGCAGATAGCATACTCTATCAAGAAAGTTGTAGATGATGGTCATAAAAGTCAAATCCTTACTGGGATAACCTGCCTGGAAGGGTATACTAGAATATCTCTAATTGCCCGTTCCAACTCATTCTGTAAGTTAGCTGTTGTATGGATACGCCTAACAAAGTCAAGGTCACCATCACGTTCACTTAGACCCTTTTCTTGGGGGTCACGAACCTCATTAAGCTCGTCTAGAATCTTTTTAAGCGTTCTTTCCATTAAAGTCAAAGTGGAGTGTAAGAAAAGTCAAATGCGTTCTAATGATGATTGTAGGACTTGAACTTACTCAGGGTAGTATAAACTACGTGTTTTCCGATCAGGTATTACAATCATCATTAAAAAGAACT